GAAATTACTCGGACTCGCCGAACTTGAAACCCTTACTCTGTTTCCGATCGTAAAAGCAGTTTGAGTCGTTGAAAAGTTCGTCGTAAAAACTGTTGAACCTGTTCCGATTGTAATACTCGTGGTAGACGTTAAACCATAGTACCCTAAACCAGTTGCGCCCGTTCCGCCTGTTGGACCCGTTGGACCCGTGGCGCCCGTTCCTCCGACAGCACCAGTTCCACCCGTTGGTCCAGTGGGACCGGTTGCGCCCGTTCCTCCCGTCGGACCGGTTGCGCCAGTTCCACCCGTGGGACCCGTTGCGCCTGTTCCTCCCGTGGGACCCGTGGAACCGGCAATACCTGGCGTCGCAGCAAGGGTCGTGTGGACGTGACTGATTGTTGAATCGTTGGTGTATACAGTGACTGTTTTGCCATTCGGATTTCCTGAGGCTTTGATTACATAAATATTCACCTGAATGACGTCAGTCGTATAATCTTGTAGAACAGTCAAGGGAACGTAGATTGATGCATCAACAAGGACCGGAACAGATGAAGAAAGAGGTTGTTGACTTCCACTTCCATCCGCGATAAGATACTGTGTTCCAGTGTGCCAATAATACACGTTTGCATAGTATGCAATTTGCCCGGCAATCGCAGTCGTCGACATGTAGATATTCGTGTCCCATAGACCGGGTGGGACGATGTTACTCGTCAGTGTTCCCGGTACGGTGTTTGCCGCCAATAACAAATGTGGAAGAGAATCGTTTCCACATGTATATGTGACTGTTTGACTCGGGGTTGTCGTGTTTGCGGTCGTTGATATGTTCGCATAGAGATACGGGGGTGAAGATGTTGTCGTCACATTGGAAAAATAAAGAACGAGACCACCGGAAATACCTGCAGGTCCCGTCGGACCGGTTGGTCCTGTTGCACCCGTCGGACCCGTGGCGCCCGTTCCTCCCGTTGGACCCGTGGCGCCCGTTCCTCCTGTTGGACCCGTAGCGCCCGTTCCCCCGACTGCGCCCGTTCCTCCCGTTGGACCCGTAGCTCCCGTTCCTCCCGTGGGTCCTGTGGCGCCCGTTCCACCAACTGCGCCCGTTCCTCCCGTTGGACCTGTTGCGCCCGTTCCTCCCGTGGGTCCTGTGGCTCCCGTTCCACCAACTGCGCCCGTTCCTCCCGTTGGACCTGTTGCGCCCGTTCCTCCCGTCGGTCCTGTTGCGCCCGTTCCCCCCGAAGCGCCTGTCGGACCAGTTGGACCTGTAGCACCAGCACCGGTCGGACCTGTGGCTCCTGTTGGACCAGTTGCACCGGTTGGACCTCCCATTGTAAAAACAGGTGAATACGTTCCAGATGAGTTGTTGAACATCTCTTTCCTACTTATATCCAATTAAATTTTCATACGTGTCGTAATACGAATAATGTATCCCATCAACCGTCGTAATCTTTGGAATTCTCGACCATGCTGGAAACAAAGGATCGTTTTGTATGATGCACTCGGTCCACGTCGTCACGTTTTCGTGTGTAGACACGTCGACAAACAGCCATTTGTTGTCGTTTGTGTGTAAATGCGTGAGACCGGTCAGACGAGGGTACAGAAAATCAAAGAGCCTATCGCCGTACGAAGGCGCAGCGTCCCCTTTCTCGATCCATTCGAGTAAAAGCTCGTGGGATTCGGGGACTTGGAGTGCAAATCGAGCGAGTTCGCGTTTTTTCAAGTTCCATTTTGTAAATTCGTAGGATGGTTTCTGACGAATGTACAAAATATTTTCCATTACACATAAATCACGGTTTCTTTTTAACCGCGTTTCTTCATACTCCGAAGAGTACGAGCAGCAATCACCTCGTTCTTCGCGTGAATCCGTTTAATGTGTGCGAGATTCTCTGCAAACTTCTTTGCCAGTGTACGCACAGCTGGTGATGGGGAACTTGCGGCGTGCAACATGATTGCAAACTGCTCTGATATGTTTTTCGCACTTGGCATTTTATATTCCATGAGAAGTTTTTTTTAACTGGAGCTGAAAACAGTTAAAAAAAACGCTCCCGAACAGGATTGAACTGTTGACACCGAGGTGCGCTGTAAAAATAACAGCCTCGTGCTTACGGTGTAAAACTACCGACTGAGCTACAGGAGCAGGAGTCTGACCTACCAGAATCGAACTGGTATCAGCGGGACTACAATCCGCGGTTCTGCCATTAAACTAAGGTCAGAATCTAAACAGTTTAGGGACGTATTCAGGTCCGGGTCGGGTGGGGGGGGGTGGGATACCTACCTGTTTGTATTTAACCAACGGTCATTGTCTTTAGTTAAAAGGATATGGGTCTACAATCAGAATGGAGACGAGAGACGTACAGATTGGAAAGTATACCGTGTCTGTCATCAAGGATGACCAGTATATAGGTCCGTGTATCGAAAGAGGATACGAATGGGACGGCTGGATGCGTGCGGATCTGCCGCACTTGATTCGCCCTCGACAGGAAATCCTGGACATTGGAGGAAACATCGGATTCAACGCCTTGATGTATAGCGACTACGCGAGCGTACACACGTTCGAACCTTTTTACCACGAAATAATTCAAAAAAACATTGACCAAAACACTACGAAACATCCAATCACTCTTCACCCGTACGGACTTTCAAACACGGCTCACGAATCCGACTTTTATATCCCTCAGAAAGAAGGGGACCTGTGTAACTACGGCGGTTCGGGACTGGTTTTTTCCTCAAACTCTGTGAAAACAAAAGAAAAAATAACTCTCAAAACGCTTGATTCAGTGTATACGGGAACACCGTGTCTCATGAAGATTGACGTCGAAGGACACGAATTCGAAGTTCTTCAAGGTGCTGAGCAAACCATACGAAAGCACTTACCTCACATGTACGTTGAAATTTTCAACTTTGCAACCAATCCCGTATCAGATTTTATAAAGTCTCTCGGATACACGACGGTGTATCCTCGTCCCGAACACAACTACCTTTTCATCAGTCCCAAGGGTCGTTAGTTATTCAACCGTCTCTTTTTTGGCGCACGTGGGGGACTCCGCGCTGGAGACATGCGAGGAGGCGTCGAGTGTGATCCGGCTTTATTCACAGTTTTTTTCATGTTTTTGCTTACGGCACGGAGACGTGCACGGTTTGCAGCGTTCAAGTACTTGATCAGGGCATTCATGACGTTTTTGTTCGCGAGTCCCATATACTCTATACGACTTTTTTTTTTCGGAGAGTTATCTAAATATAATAATATAACTTCTATATATGAAAGTTTTAGTGACTGGCGCAAACGGGTTTATAGGTGCAAATATAGTACACTACATTATTGAAAATTATCCTGATTGGGACTTGACGTGTATGGTTCACAAAGCACGTGAAAAGATTCCAACTCATGTACGCGTGATACATCATGACCTTTCAAAACCAGTTTCACTGGATGGAACGTTTGATGTGTGTATACATACAGCCGCGTGTCCCTCTTCGCGTGAGTGTATAAGTAATCCATCACTCGGAATGGAAAATATAACTCAGACGTTTCATGTTCTTGAGATGTGTCGTGTGTTAAAAGTTCCACGGGTCATATTTTTCAGTAGCTGTGAAGTATACGGGCGCGGACACGATAACTTACAAGAGACTGATATGCTTGCTTCTATAAATATGTACGGTGCATCAAAAGTAGCAGGAGAACACATGTGTGAAGCGTATGCGCATTCGTATGACATGAAATGTATATCTTTGCGCGTGATAAACACATGGGGTCCGTATTGCCAAAAAGAACGTTTTGCGTCGATCGTCCAACACGCATTTAAAACTCAAGATTGTCCTCATTTTGTTATAGAGACAATGTCACGAAAACGCTGGATTCACGTCCACGACGTTGCGAAAAAAACAACCGGACTTGTGTGTTCTGAATGGACAGATGCATATAATGCATTTAACATTGTCGGTGACGAAAATATAACACTCGAAGAATTCATTTCAAAGTTTGGAAAGAACTTCACGTGTGAATACAAACCGAAAAAAGAACGTGGATACGGTACTGTATTTAACGCAAACGGAACGAAACTAGCGCATTTTTTCGATCGTTCCAGGCATATCATCGGCGTACAGAATCACCCACCCACCGACGACGATATCAGCGCCTGAACTCCGTGCAAGTTCGGTTGTTGTTAAGTTGAGTCCACCGTCGATTTCGATGCGAATGTGTGGATACCTTTGACGGAGTGCGCGACACTTGTCAATCATCGACGGAAGAAGTGGCTGACCACCGATACCTGTCTTTTCAAACGTTACGATGAGCACCATGTCGATATCGTGTATGATCGTATCGAGAACGTCTATACTCGTTGTCGAGTGAAGCGCAACACCAACTTGCATGCCAGCTTCCTTGACATGGCGAATAAGTTCCTGATGATTGTACACCTCCTCGTAGTGGTACGTAAACATGTTCACTTTTGCCTCTGCGAGTTTATCAACCCAATTCAGGGGATCGACAACCATGAGATGGCAGTCAAAGAATGCATCGGGAAGTTCACGCCGAAGGTTTAGTATTTCATCGCCTGTAAATTTCACACCGGGAACGAGTTTTCCATCCATGATGTCAATGTGAATATAATCTGCACCAGCCGCCAAAACATCTTTACAGTGTTGCACGAGAGGTTTTGGGGGGTTTGCACCCATGATTGAAACAGCAACCTTCATTACAATACATTATTCACTCGGTTTTATCTAACGCGTAATGATCTGTGTGAAACGGAAGTTCCCATGAACAATCACAATGCTCGATGAAAAAGCGAACGGTTTCTTCGTTGAACCAATCTTTTGCGTTCTCCTCGATGTGCGTGCAAAAGTGAAAGAGTTTCACGTGTTTGCCAACATGGTTATATAACTTGTTACCTATTGGTTTCCACACCTTGATGGGTGTAAACTCGCTCACCTTTGGTCCGTCTACACCGAAATACAGTTGTCCATTTCGAATACAATCTGCACCGATTCCATCTTTGGCTCTGTTATTGTATACAACCAACGAAAACTCGTATGGAAAATCGACAATGCGAATATTTCCCAGTTGAAACGTGTATACGTAGTTGAGAGCCACTTGGTCCATGTAATTTTTTTCTTTTGCGACCGAATAGACAGTATCGAGTATTTCTGGGGTATTGATGCACATAATTTCACCGTTAATGTGAGGCCACTCAAACACACCTTGTCTCGGAAGCACAAAGGGTTTCATCTCGAAATCGATATCCCAAAGCATTTTATGATCGAGCGTGACGATGAGCGCCGACTGATTATCTTCGATGAATTCATCGAAACGTGAACAAGTAATAGTGTCTGCACCGATGACAATAACCTTTGTATACCCTTCTTCTGTAAACAGTTTTTTGAGGTACATGAACTTGTCTCGTCCAAAGTTTAAAAAACGTTCTTTGAATGTGGTTCCAGGAATGGTTTTCATGTACTCGTCATCGAGAATCTTGAGTTCAATGTCCGGGTGCCATTTCTTAAAGCTTGCAACCGAGTTGTGACAATAAAAGGGTCGATTCTCAGCATATCTTCCGAAAATAGGAACGACGCAGCAAATTTTCTGCATATTTAAAAACAACACTGTCTTTTTTAACTATGGAATACCACGACCTCACATTACGTGACGGCTCACATGCAATTTCACACAAGGTGACACGTGAAATGATCGAAGACTATTGTGCATTTGCAGAGGATGCAGGTATAAAAGTCATCGAGGTTGGTCACGGGTGTGGACAAGGTGCATCTTCCGTCCTGATCGGTGAATCCTTGCTCACAGACGCTGAAATGCTGGGAATTGCACGTCAGTGTCTTACAAAGACAAAACTGTCTGTTCACATCATTCCCGGATTTGCAACCATAAAAAAGGACATTTGTCCAGCGATTCAGGCTGGCGTTGACATTTTCCGAGTCGCGTCACACTGTACGGAAGCCACGACGACAAAAACACACATCGAGTACCTTCGTGAAAGGAACAAAAAAGTGTACGGTGTGCTCATGTTGTCCGCGACGTGTTCGACGCAACGCCTCGTCGAAGAGGCGAACAAAATGAAATCCTATGGTGCACAAGCAATCATCATCATGGATTCGACGGGGTCGTTCATGCCACATGACATTGCCGAACGCTTTGACGCGCTTCAGACACTTGGACTTCCGCTTGGATTTCATGGACACGACAACTTGCGACTTGCCGTTGCAAATTCGCTCACCGCCATCGAGCACGGCGCAACGATCATAGACGTGACGATGTGTGGATTTGGCGGCGGCGCAGGAAACACGCCATTCGAGGTTATCGCGTGTCTCAAACCAACACCAGGACTTCGAATCGACAAGATTCTTGAAAAGTGTGATTCGTTTCCGTATCCTCACCCGGTTCCGAAACCCGTGAACGTGCTTACGGCGCTTCACAAGCTCGTGTCTGTGTTTGACCGACACATCGTCGCCGCCGTCAAGGAGTACGGCATTTCCATGGAGGAACTCGTCGCTGAAATGGGACGCCGGAAGTTGGTCGCGGGGCAAGAAGATTTTGTCAAGGTTATTGCGCACAGTGTACTTAAAAGAAAGAAATAATGACAAAGTAATGAAGGTCTCTGACTATATAGCACAGTTTCTGTTGGAGCATGACATGACCCAGGTGTTTTGTGTCACGGGTGGATGGGCAATGCACATGAACGACTCATTTGGTCGAAATCTTCAGGTGATGTATCACAACGGTGAAATCAACTGCGGCTATGCCGCGCTCGGGTGGGCAAGCGTCGACAAAAAGGTGCCAAGTGTCGTGTGTACGACATCCGGGTGCGGGTCGACGAACGCCATCACACCGTGTCTGAGCGCTTGGCAAGACAGTATTCCTGTGTTTTTCATCAGCGGGTCTGTGAACCACAAGGAGAATCTTAGAGCCTTTGAGAATTCGGTTCGTGCGTATTCCGGGTCAGACGCTGACATCATCACCATGGTCCAGTGTATCACAAAGTACGCGGTCGAGGTTCGGAACCCTGCAGACATTGGAAACATCATGGAACAGTGCTTTTGGCATCTCATGACTGGACGCAAGGGTCCCGTGTGGTTGTCCGTTCCTCTGGACATTCAGTCCATGGACACAGACGGACGTGTGACGTGGATCCCACCAGCACTGACGTTTCAGCCGTCGTCTGTGACTGTGCCGCTCGCAGAGGCAAAGCGTCCCGTGGTCATCATCGGCGGTGGAATTCGTGAGTGCATCCCAGAGTTTCTCGAGTATGTCGAAAAGACGAAGATTCCGTTCGTCAAGACGTACTTGTCCATCGATGTGCCTGGCGCGACGGGTCGAGTCGGCGTCTACGGCGACCGAAACGGAAACACGATTGTTCAAAAGGCGGACCTCGTGATCGTGCTCGGGTGTCGGCTTGCACACTGTCTCATCGGATACAAGGGCATCGAGTACTTTGCACCGGACGCCCGGATCATTCACGTCGACATTGACCCGTCTGAATTTCATCAGAAACGTGTCGAGTACGTTCACGCAGACTGTAAAGATTTTTTGAAGACGATGCCCGTGGTTTCTGTCGAGCCGTGGTTCGAGCCCTTCCCCGTCGAGCGAAACAACACGGATCCCATGAATCCGTACACCATTCTGGATGACTTTTTCAAGCGCAAGCCGGTGGATACGAATGTCGTGTTTTCCTCCGGGACGCTTCAGTCTCTGACGTGGCACACAGCTGTTCCAAAGGAGGGAGACCGATTCATCGTGTGTACGCACGGTGACATGGGCTACGAGATTCCTGCGTCCATCGGCGTTGCGATCAAGACGAAGCGTCGAACATTCTGTCTGCTCGGTGACGGGTCGTTCCAATTTACGATTGGTGAACTCATGCACCTGAAAAACATGAACTTGCCCGTGACCGTGATGTGTTTTGACAATGGTGGATATGCAGCCATTAACATAACACAGAATCGGTATTTCAAGGATGGTGAATTTGGAACCGTGTTTCAGTTTCCGAGTTTCGAGAAACTCGCTGACGTGTATGGTCTTCCCTACTACACGGAGTTTACGGACGTTCAAGACGGTCCGTGTCTCATCCACTTGAAGTGCAAGACACAGGGTCGGTACCCTGTCGTGGCGGGCAATCTTGACAACTTTGTTCTTTCATAAATTGTCGAAGCACGTACACCGCCGCGCAATTAATCACGTCAAGGTTGCCTGCATACTTTGACAAGTAGTCCCCGGACCCAACAATATTCATTGAAATCATAAACACGTTTTCGGAAATGCACGTCGGGCTTATATTGACATTGTAGTTTGGAATGTACTCTTGAATCTTTTGAATGTATGCATCAAAATCATCAAAGTGTCCGGTAATCGTTCCTTTTACAAAGAGGGTTGTTTGCATCACCGTCGTTTCTAAAGGGTTGATATTCAAAATGACTTTACATGACGGAATGGCAGTCAATGAAAAGATTGCACTTTCGGTCGTTTCAATGTACTTGTCGATGTTTTCACGCGTTGCCATGCCGGCGCTATCTGCTGAAATTTGCGTAACAACTTCGGCATACGTGATGTTCATTCGACGTGACAAATAGTACAACACAGGTATAGACACTTGACCACCACACGTCACCATGTTGACGTTGTTCTCACGCGTGATTCGTCGACAGTTTACGTGTGGTACGCATATTTTTCCAACTTTTGACGGTGTAAGGTCGATAACGACAATGTCTTGGTCGGCAAAGACTTTTGCATGTTCCTTTGCGGAAAAGGCATCTGTACAGTCAAAGACAATGTCACAACATTTCGGGTGGTCAAAAAAATATTGAATTCCTTTGTCGCTGTACGGAACATCCACGGTCAGCTTTTTCGGTCGTCGCCCGATAAACGCCACGACGTTCACATCCGGGATTTTGAGTAACTTGTACAACAAATCCGTGCCTATGTTTCCCGTGCCTATAATTGCAACGTTCATATAAAGTTTCAGGTTTTTAATTCTTTATGATGTACTGTTTTATCCAGAACGGAATACCAGAACGCCGCGACCCTTTGGAAAAACACTTGAAAGCCAGAGAGATTGACAAGCATTTTACTCTCGTGTGGAACACTGACTGGGACAAGAACCATCCGTTTGTTCGATGGCTGCAACAGACTATTGCACCACATGTGTCTGTCGAGCTCTTGTCCAATCACGTGAAAGCGTTCGAGTCGATGCAACGAGCCGTGGACGAGAATCAAGATTTTTTCATGTGTGTCGATGATGACGTTGTATTTCCAGAACATTTTCACGATGTGTTGAAAAAAGTTCCTTTGAAACCGATGAACATCATCTCCATGGGTGTAAATTATCATATTCCATACAGTAGTACATTTATGATCACTGGAAATGTTGGAGGTTTGGAGTGCTTCATCATGTCCAAAGATTTTGCAAAGTTTGTACTCAATAATATCGATTTCGAACAGGCGCTTGACATTGTCATCGGTGCAATCATGGCACGGATAGGTATGAGCCTCGCGGTGATACCAATTTGTCACCAGACATCTCTTTTGGAGTACAAAACAAGTCATTCACACGGAAATTATAAGAAGAACTGGATCGATTACACGCGGTCCTATGTTCCTTCTGGGCGAAAATACACAAGCCTCAAAAAGGAGTTTGAGGTGTTTATGACAAAAAAGGCGGCAGTCGAAGCCATGTACAAGGAGAAGTTTGATACAGCTGTTGATATATGGAACATGGATTACATCGAGAAACAATACTCAATCATCTCGTCCACAGTCACGTCTCCAAGTGGGCCACTCGAGTAAATCGTCAGGTGTGAGTCGTCGCGACCGACGAATGTCCAAAAGTTTTTGCATTTCTTTGCTGACTGGTTTTCCAGATTCGATAAAGTATTGTGCGTTTTTTCGGGGACACTCGAGTGTCTCCGGCGTTGGGTCCGTCATGTAATAAATTCCAATCACCTTTCGGTATGCACCGTGAGGACATTTGATAGGGTCTGGGAAACCGTGATACGCTTTTCCATTTGTACGAAATATAACAGCTGTGTTCCACAGACTGTGTGTCAACGTCACTGGGTGTGAAATGTTTTCGTCGTATAACTTCAGATGACCTCCCCAATCATCATTCCAGTCTTTTGACATGTATACCATGATAGTGGCACGACGTTCCTTCCCAGTCACCGGATGAATCGTATAGTCGAGATGAACACCAGAAACTCCATTTCGCGTGTACGCATGAAGACCCCCCGCATTCAGATACTCGTCCGATTCAAGGTTTGGAATACCTGTGATGCGCGACATGTACTCGATGAATTCATCTGTGTACAGGGAATCAATCACGGCTTTCATGGGATCACCCTCCTGAAATTGATTGAAAATGTACTTGCCCTCAAACGGATTGTCGTACGTGAACCACGTAGCATCTGGATCTGGAAACTGTGCATAGACCTTTTCTGCCATGTCTGGCGTGAAAAAGTTTGGAATCACGATGTGTTCGATGGGACCTGCAGACATGTACTGGTCATGAAGCGCGTCGATCGAACGAGTCCACTCCCCAAACATTGTATTATTACACTTTATTTTTTTATTAAAAGAACCCAGCGATGAACTGGTATGCAGGTTTTCAAAACTCATGACGCTGGTTTTGGAAACTTGTTGATCCTGTTGAGTGATTCGTATGACACATGTCGTTCAATTCATGCCAATGTATATTCGCGTTTTGAGTTGAGTCGGTGTGTGACATTTGAAGGGTACACAATCACCGAGAGCGACGAGGGTACTCACCCGAACGCCAAGATTATCATCAACCCTTCAACCTCAAAATACATTCATTCGCGTATTCCTTTGTTCGTGCGTCCGACGGATTTCATGAAGGACATGATTCGTCGTCACCACCATGTGGTCGACGGCGTCGATGCAGGCGTTCACATCCGTCGTGGGTCGTATTCGAACGATTCACATCAGTTTAAAACACTCAAGCTGTACCATTGTTCGGACCAAGGACTTGCAAACTTTGAAAAGGTGATTGCGTCGACAAAGGGTCGAGTGTACCTTGCTTCTGATTCGAAGGATGTGAAAACACAGATGATTGAAAAGTTTGGGGACAAAATTTTGACACTCGACACGGAGTTTGCAATTACGGCACACCAAGACGTGTCAACGACCCAAACACCTGAAAACTTACATAATGCATACCTCGAGTGGTTTTTGCTGAGCATGTGTCCGATGCTGTACGTGACCGGCGGTGACCATGACATGTCTGGATTTTCGACGTATTCATACACGGCGGCAATTTACGGCAAGAAACCATTCTCAGTCATATTCAATATGCCCTCGTGAAGAGACACCATCGATGTCCACCCCGTGAATAAAAAATCGCGCGACGGTTCATTCACCTTTGTTTGAAACGTCGATTGAAGAGTTCCGGGAATGACCGGAACGTGGAACATGTCTCCAATCATATCAGCGACTTCACGGATCGAAATCCATGTGTAATTTGAAATATCAACCGTCTGACCCTTGAATGTCTCGTAGTGTTTCATGACGTGAATCATGGCACGTGCAAAATCACGTGCGTGTAAAAACTGACGCTGCTCTTCGCCCGTCGTCAACATTCGAATCTCTCCTCGTGTTTTTGCTTGATGAATAAAGTCTGTGATGACGTGTGATTTAGACCCGAGTTCTTCCGGTCCGTAGACGTTCCAGACTTTTACGTTGACGCCACCGAGATACTCGGTATAAAACTCGGCAATTCGTTTCAGCGGACCGTAAGGCACGTGATCCATGTTTGACATCTGAGATGTCGTATGAACGAACGGCACACCGGCTGTACGCAAACTGTCAAATGTATTTTCGAGAAGACGCATGTTGTTCGAAATGTACTGTGCAGACTGCGTCGGGTACTTTGACCCACCAACGTCAAACGCAAAAAAGAAGACAAAGTCAATCTTTTTGAGCACAAAAAACAAGCTTGACATGACACGCAAATCATGTTCAGGAGACAATGCAATGTCCCATTCAGTGACGTCGTGACCAACCTTTCGAAGTTCTTGGACCGTGGCGCGTCCGATGACTCCGCTTGACCCGAGAACAAGCACTTGCATTTTACTAAAGAGTACCAACTCTTGTTTAAATACATATGTTTGCCATTTTTTGTTTGACACGTGGATACCAGAATGTCGCCATGTATTGGAAACTTATCAAACGAAACAGGAGCATCGTCAAGTCCATAGGCACCGAACACGACCTTCTCGTGTTTCACGAGGGGAACATTTCCGACGAACACCAGCGATACATTCAAAACGAAACGCCGGAACTACGTATGACGTGGATCGCCGTTCCGTGGTATTTTCCTCAAAACTTTCAGCTCCCGTCACAGTCGATGGAGACGTGGCGCGACGGGTCGTGTTATCCGGGGTACCATTTGATGTGTCATTTTCATACGTGCGACGTGTGGAACTATATCAAGTCGTACGAAAAGGTTCTGCGTATAGACGAAGACTGTTTTTTGGAAGGCGACTGGTCGGGAATCTTTGATACCATCGACGAACGCACGCCGTTTCGCGCCGCCGAGGGGGGCACGCCGACGTGGGGAATGCATTCGCTCTCAGACGTCTCTCTTCAGGAACACTTTCCCGAAGTGGATATGAAACAGCTGAGCGTTTTCAGCACGCAAGTCTTTGTGTCTTTCACGGACTTTTGGTACTCTCCAAAAGTCGTGGAATACATCAACAAGTTTACACAGTTTGACGGATCGAGGAAATGGAGGTGGGGCGATCAAGAAACGTACGCAATCATGTTCAAAACATGTAATATAAATGCTGGACTTTTCAAAGGTTTCCGGTATTACCACGAAAGTCACCAAAAACTACTAGGTTAAAGACTATATCCAACCTCATTATATACATGGATTGTTTTATCACGTACGAACCAGAAAATCCAAAAGTACATATCGGTCGCCAGGGTGACGGGGGATATGTGATTGCAGACGAAGGTGATGTCTATGATGCTTTTATCTCGTGCGGTCTTGCAGATGAAACGTCATTCGAGGAGAATTTTCCTTATAAAATTCCAGGTTGGGCGTTTGATGGAACTATCAATGAACGCCCAGCAGGTTTGCCAGAACACATGGTTTTTGTGAAGAAAAATATCGGAACCGAAAACACTGAAGAGGTTACCAACTTACACGACCTCGTTCGTGAATACAAAAACATATTTCTCAAAATGGACATCGAAAGCCATGAATGGCGATGGATTCTCGCGACGGACATGGCACATTTTCGCCAGATTGTGATTGAACTTCACGGTATTTGGAATGGACACATTCCAGAAAACGGACCCTCTCCGTGGGAAAAAATGGCATCTGCACATAAACTCGCGCGTACACACCGACTTGTCCATGTCCACGCGAACAATTGCGTTCCGATGACACAACCTGGTGCAGTTCCGTGGGTCGGGGAATTTACGTGGATTCGAAATGATGTTGCAGTAAAAGGTCTCAATACAAAACCTTTCCCACAAGACGGACTCGACTTTCCAAATGACTCGTCAAAACGAGATCATTCCATTACAGAATGGCCGTTCGTGTCTAATCTATCCGTATCTCGGTGATCATTTGCAGTTCCTGATCCATAGACACCTCGTTGATGTTACAAAAAAGTGCCTTGGACTTTAAAAGTCGTGTCAGTTCGTGAACGCCGAGACACTTGAAAAAACGTTTCTTCATGCTGATGTTCATGAATGGCATTTTCCGGTCCCAGAGAGCTTGGCTGACGGGCCATGTCACGGCACGCAGCTCGCGAATCTCGTTTTCTTGTGCATCCAGTCTCGGAAGCACGACTTCGCGCAAAAGACGAGAAACGTCTTGACACGAATGTGTAAACTCCATAAAATAAAACCGCTGATTGATTTTAGATGATGGAGACATACGTCATTGCTTTGTATGTCACCTTTTTGAACATGGTCAACTACAAAAAAGCCATCGGTCGAGGGTTAACCCTTGACGAAAAGGCGAAGATGATTCAGGTCATTCTTTTCATCGCGAAACAAGCCCACGAACAGGCGGAACTCGAACACCGGGTGGGTCTTCTTCTCGAAGGAACAAAAAACTTGATGTACAATAAGAGACATGAGCACGTTTGATATCGGTGCACTTTCAATCGCTGAAATCATTGGCGACTTTGGCTTCAAGGCGTTCGCGCGCACGGGTGCACCGGCGGCGTTTGCTCAGGGGACGCTCGGATACGTCGGTATCGTTTACTTTTTGATTCGAAGTCTGAAAGTTGGAAACGTTCTGTACGTGAACGGCATGTGGGACGGTGTCTCCGCCGTTCTCGAGTCCGTTGCCGCATACATGATCCTCGGAGAACGCTTGAAACGCCCGATTGAGTACATCGGACTCGTTGTCATCATCTTGGGTATTTTCATGCTTCACGCGCCACCGGGTCTTATCCCATACAACTAGAGTTTCACACCGTGTTTTTAGCAATGACAACGTTCCAAGCCGTCGCTTGGTACGGTGAAGATTCGGACACAGAGTACGTTATTCACATTTTCGGACGAACAGATGACGGGCGTTCTGTTCACGTCGAAACACCGTTCGAGCCATACTTTTTCGTAAAAGTACCGCCCGACCGAAGCGCGAAAGCCATTATCGCAGAACTGGATCCGTACAGTTCTGCCATCATTCGACGCAAAGATGTATGGGGGTTTCAAAACCAACAGGAACACACGTTTGTGAAGCTCGGGTTCAAAACGTACGCTGAAATGAAAGAGTGTCGCCCGAGAGGACTCAAGGTGTACGAGAAAAATCTCGATCCCGTGTTGCGATTCATGCACAGATCGAACATCCAGTCTACGGGATGGATTCACGTGCCAGACGGATCGTCTCCGGGGTACGGATCGTCGTGTTCGATCGATGTTTGGGTTCAGGACTGGAAAACATTGAAACCCGTCACACGGGATGACATTGCACCTTTTCGAATCACGTCCCTTGATATCGAGTGTTTTTCCGAGTCGGGTTTGTTTCCGGATCCGTTCAGACCGAATGACGTGTGTTTTCAGGTGGCACTCACGACGCGAGAGTTTGGAAAGGACACGTGGTTTGACAGGGTGTGTTTTTGCGTGCACGCAACAGACGGTCCGGATTGTCGCTCATTCGAGACGGAACGAGACATGCTCGAGGCGTTAGGAGAACACATCGTTGCAATCGATCCCGACATTGTCACCGGGTGGAACATCTTTGGGTTTGATTTGGAATATCTGTATTCGCGTGCAGTCGTCGTTGCGGCGGGACCAAAAGCACACCAATGGGGTCGTCTCCGTGGACGCCCGAACGAGCTCGTCGTGAAGAACCTTTCTTCAAACGCGCTCGGGGACAACAAACTCAAGATGGTTCCCATGACTGGACGCTACGTCTTTGACATGTTTCAGGACATTAAACGCGAACACAAACTTGAGTCGTACTCGTTGAACAACGTGTCCAAGGTGATTCTGAAAGACTCGAAGATTGACATGCCCGTCAAGGAGATGTTTCTTCGGTTTCGAGAAGCCGATCCGCGTAAACTCGGAGAAGTCGCCGAGTACTGTATCAAGGATACGGAACTTCCACACAGAATAGCGACGAAACTCTGTCTCGTTCAAAACCTCATCGAAATGGCAAAGGCGACGTGGGTTCCTCTTGCCTACCTCTCGGAACGAGGACAACAGATCAAAGTGTTTTCTCAAGTGTGTCGAAAAGCGCGCGAACTCGGATACATGGTTCCCACATTGTACGCGGACAAAAACGTGACGGATGAAAAGTACCAAGGCGCGACGGTTCTTGATGCACAGACGGGCGCGTACTACGCACCAATCACGGCGCTCGATTTCGCGTCTCTGTACCCGTCCATCATGCGCGCACACAACTTGTGTTATTCCACGCTGGTTCTAGACCAAAGGTATGCACACGTCCCTGGTGTCGAGTACGAACAGTATGGTCCGTACAGGTTCGCGCAGAACGTTCCGTCCCTGTTGCCCGTTATTCTCAACGAACTCGCCGCGTTTCGTAAAAAGGCGAAAAAGTTGATGGCGCAACACGAGGGAACACCAATGGAGGCGGTTTATAACGGTCAACAGCTCGCGTACAAAATCAGCATGAATTCCATTTACGGGTTCACAGGGGCGATGAAAGGGATGTTGCCATGTGTCGCCATCGCGTCATCTGTCACCATGCGTGGTCGTCAGATGATTGAACAGACGAAAAACTATGTCGAACATCACTTTCCGGGTGCAAAAGTCAGGTACGGTGACTCTGTCATGCCCGGAACCCCTGTACTTATTCGTGGTCCAGACGGAATCCGTGTGCGAACCATTGAATCGCTTGCCAAAGATTGGACGGAATATCCAGGGTTTCTCAAGGAGGGAACGAACAAGGAACAGAGCGAGCTCATGGATCTCGAGGTGTGGACGCACAAACAATGGCAACCAATCAAAAGAGTTATCAGACACAAGTGTCAAAAGAAGATGTACCGCATTTTGACTCATACGGGACTCGTGGATGTTACCGAAGATCATTCTCTGTTGGACAAGGAGTTGAATATCCTCAAACCCAAGGATGTTCAGATTGGACAGGGGTTATACCACTCTTTTCCAGAGAGTCTCTGGTTTGATGAAGTGTGTTCGGATGAAGAGGCGTTCATTCTGGGTATGTTTGTTGGTGACGGGTCGTGTGGTCTCTACGATTGTCCGTCGGGGTCAAAAGCAACGTGGGGTATAAATAACAAGGATTTGGAACTCCTCGAAAAATGTAAAGAGTATTGCAAGAAAATTCACCCTGAATACGAATTCGTCATCATGGACACACTTGAGAGTTCTGGTGTGTACAAGCTCTCTCCGCGTGGCGGATCGGTTATTGAGCTCACCAAGCTTTACCGGGATCAGTGTTATGACGGTCAAGCGAAAAAGGTACCACTCAAGGCGTTCGGTCGGAACGCTCAAGCCTTTCTGGACGGGCTTTGGGCATCGGATGGGTGTCGAAAGGACGAAGAGTCCATTGGGTGTCATCGCATCGATACGAAGAACCAAGTGACTGCCCAGTGGTACTACCTGTTTTTGCGACACATGGGATTTTTCAACATATCACTCAACACTCGAACAGATAAGCCAAACATATTCCGTCTGACATGGACAAAGGGTCCACAGAGAAGGGACCCCGAGGCTATCAAAAAAATTGAAGTTCTTCACGAATCGTGGGACGGATACGTCTATGACCTCGAGACGGAGGCGGGAACGTTTCAAGCCGGTGTCGGTCGAATGATCGTCAAAAACACAGACTCTGTGATGGTTGAGTTTGATGTCCAAGGTCGAAAGGGACAAGAGGCGATTGAATACTCGTGGGAACAAGGGGAACGTGCGTCCGAAGAGTGTTCGAAGCTTTTCAAAGCGCCGAACGATCTCGAACTTGAAAAGGTGTATTGTCCGTACTTTTTGTACTCGAAAAAGAGGTACGCGGCAAAGATGTACGAAAAAAAGGGGGACAAGGTTGTCTTCAAAAAGATTGACGTCAAGGGACTTCAGGTTGTTCGACGAGACACGTGTCCGTACGTCCGAGGCGTACTCCAAAAACTCTTGGACAAGGTTTTGAATTCCGAAGATCCGCGACCAGCGATCGAGTACGCACGTGAATCGGCACGGATGCTCCTCAAAGGCAAAGTGGATTCCAACGAGCTCATCATGTCCAAACAGCTGAGCGCCGAATACAAGACGAAAATGCCACACGTGGAAGTTCGAAACAAGATTCGGGCGCGCGCACCGGGTTCAGAGCCTCAAAACGGAGACAGGGTTGCGTTTCTCGTCGCCAAGGGACAAGGACTCTTGTACAACAAGGCGGAGGACCCCACGTTCATGAAGGAAAATGACATTCCGGTCGATTACTTGTACTATTTCGAACACCAGCTTCAAAAACCCGTGTGTGATCTTCTCGAACCTCTTGTCGGGTCTCGAGCGTTTGAAACAATCTTCAAGTCTATCGAGTACCTGACGATGCCGTCCATCACTCGGTATTTCACACCTAAACCGGTGTAACTCAATGAAGGTATGGACCAAATCAGTCGAATTATCGAAGACGAGATTGAACGTCGAGTCAACGAACGTTTGACAAGCACGCTCGAGAAAATCAGTCGGACGTACGACATTTCGCTTCGTCAGCTGCTTCGAGACATTCACGTCTCTGAACCGTCGTGGGACGGAAACGTGTGTCACGGAATCACAAAGACGAAACAAAAGTGTAAACGAGGTGTGAAGGACGGGTCGGGATATTGCGTCTGTCACAGAGACCAGAGACCCGCACAAAGAATTCCCGTGATGGTTCGACCTCCGAGTTCCGTGACGTTGAACCAACACACACATACCCTCCCACCGATGTTTCTTGCGGGATGTCCGGCGTGTGAACAAGGACGAAGTTCGCGAATAGAAATATAAAAGATTCGGCGCCATGAAACAGCATGGACCCATATGTGTTTCAGCCCATGTACACATATCTCGGAAATAAACGAAAGCTTGTTGATGGCATCGAAAAGATTGTCATGAATATCAAACAGAGACTGGGTAAGGAGAAACTCGTCGTGTTTGACGGGTTTACGGGATCGACTGTTGTGGCTCGCATGCTTGTGAAGCACGCATCCGAGATTCACACGAATGACACTGAACCGTATGCGCGAATCGCGGCGAAATGTTTCATTCATAAACCAACGACGGAACAACAAGAGAGGATCGAACGTCACCTCGAGCGTATGAATGCGCTCGAGCCGAACACAGAAGGTGTTGTGACGCGAAACTATGCACCGAAAGACACACGGAACATTCAACCAGACGACCGGTGTTATTTCACGCGTGAGAACGCCATGCGTATTGACACGTGGCGTGACTATATCAGTCAACACGTTGAACCTGATATTTTTTACTGGTGTTTGTGTCCCGTGCTCGTTGAAATGTCGACACACGCAAACACGCTCGGACACTTTAAAGCGTTTATGAAGGATTTCGAAGCGTGTGGGAAACGGGTCCAAGATCCGTTTTCCATACGGACGCCTGTATGGTGTCCGTATGATTGTCGTGCCGTGACGCACCACGAGTCGACGAATGATCTCGTCAGGAAATTTGACACGCAGTTTGATCTCGTGTATTTCGATCCTCCGTATAACGAGCACGAGTACTCGGCATTCTATTTCCTCTTGAATGTCGTGGCACACAACAAAGAACCCGAGGGACCCGTGAATGCACGAACAGGTCTCCCAAAGACGCGGTTCAAGTCGGCGTATAACAAAAAGGCGTCCGCTGTGGAAGCAATGACACAGCTGGTTCACGATACCATGAAGATCACAAAGTACATGCTCGTGTCATACAACGACGAAGGCGTCATTCCTCTCGGCGAATGGCTCGAGATTCTCGAACCTTATGACGTGGAACGTATCGACACGGAGTATCAACGGTACGCGGCAAACGGATCAAAAACGGGGAAGAAACAGGTGGTTGAGATTTTGTGGCTCGTCAAAAAGAAATCCTCGTGAATCACATGAGCGGTGGACTGTTTCCAAGTCGACCGTTTCGGTTCAATCTTAAATGTGTTCTCTTTTCGTTGTTTTTAGCTCTCGGGTACTGGTTTGCGCCCCACAAAAACAAGTGGATTCTCGCCTTTCTCGTGTGGTTTCCGTACATTGCGCTCGCGTGGTACGACTACTCGTACAACTGTCAAGACAAGATTCAACCGACCGTCGTTCCATTTGGTCGGTACATTTGGCTTCCGTTCAAGCCACAGGGATACAAGGATGAGTATGAAAAACTCGACCCGGAAACGAAACAGGTGATGAAGGATGTCGATCACATTGCAGGGTGGACGATCGTCACTGCCCTCCTCGCGTGGTACTTTATTAAAAAAAACGCACGTTGATGGATCATGTCTTCGAAGAGCGATCTTTTGTTCGAGTCTCTGAAAAAGTTTTTCGAGGTTCCTGAACACTTTGAGCAGCTCAAAGGCATTCTCGAACATCGTTATGGAGTGTCTCTCAGAAACCTGGAATGGTTTGTGACAAATTACTCTCGTCAGACAAATGTGACGTATACGACAAAGACTGGACGTCAGTTTACCGTCCACGTCGCATACAAGTCATCGTTGGATGGTTACTCGAAAAAGTTTTTCGACCCGTTTTGTCGAACAGAACGTATCGAGTTTCGCGGACTTGTCACCACCGTCGCTCAGCTGAATTTCATTCGTTGGTGTATCGTGAATGGCATTGTCGAATACATGAAGGAAAAGGGTGTCACTGCAAAAGAGAAGCGCGACCCCCTGAAATTTGAAGCTGAACATACCCGTAATAGTACAGGTACAGTGTGTACGACTGTTGAATCTGCGTTGCGAGGTCCGGATTGAACACAAGATCCAAGTGCGTCGTCTGTGAGTTGTACTTTCGGAAATCGAGGAGTCCCTCTTGGTTATATTCCCGTGGGTTGTCCCCGAAACAGTACATGTAAATGTTCTTGGTCGGAACAGACAGACCGTGTTCGAGAGGCTGCTTGTAACTGTAGTACAAAGCACCGGGAAAGTTAGAAAGAACGTTGAGATTGTTGAGATACAAGGTTCCGGATTGAATAATATCTAAAAAATTTATAGAAACGTTGTTGAAAAATGTCACAGGTACAGATGCTTGAATGAAATCTGTCGTGTATCCGTACCTGTATCTGTATTTGTAATACGTGGGTGATGCGGATTCGTACAACTGATTTCGAACAAACCACGTAATCATCGAAACTGGAAACGCCGCTGTTAAATTCAGAACCGCTTTGCCGTTTGCGTACGGTTGTCCAGCCTCTGCCCACACGTGGTTGATGTTATAGTTGAGCGTTTTTGATTGATAGTACATGCGTTCGTTTGAACTGAGCGTGATTTCTTCGAGAAGAACACGCGGGTTTATGAGATCAATAACGTTACCATTGACATCCGTCGGAGCTGCCGTGATCCACGCCGGGTTTTGAAACGTGAAACGAATCGTCACAACCTGTTGAAGAATTGCACACATGGGAAAGAACGGTTTTTCCAGCTTTTCGCGACCCTTTTTCGAGTGCGTGTGTCGCCGACAGAAGAAAAAGTCGAGTGGAACCATCAACTGGACGGGATTCGTCGCAGGCACGACGTTTGACTCGTTCTGACCGGCGCTCACGGCTTGGTACATGGCGATCTTCTCATCCGCGTCCAAAAAAAGCTGGTCTCGTATGATGTACCAGTCATCTGTCAGCGTTTCAATGGGTTCTCCGTCAATCAAAAACTCGACTTTTTTGAAAATTGCACGCCCGACGAGAGGACAATAATCGTACCCCGAGGAAAGCGCGGGAAGGGTCACGGACAAGTACATGTTGGCGAGCAAATCGCCCGACTCGCGTGGGAAAATGTTGACGGAGAATGTTTTCGTCGAATCGAGAAACTGTCCACCCCCGTTTGTAAACGGAAGAAGCATGCGTTGTGTCATCGAAAACGGCGTGTGTTGCACGATCCTCGGAATCCACAGAGACTCGCCTCCGTAGACGTATTTCTCCTGTGCACCAATCGCCGCGAGCGCTGTGAGTGCACCCGTCCCAAACCCGCGTCCTCTCATTTCGATGTACGCTTCCCGGGGCGCAGGGACGGCGGTCCATACGTTGGAGTTTAAATCCCGAAGAGGTCCTTCGTGTCCTTTGATTGCAGAGGCGTCAAAGATTTTCGGATCGTACAACGAGTAAAACGAAGGTTGGAGTTGTGCCGTCGGTGGCGTGAACGTCACAAGAACGTTCGACCCGGGCGTCGGAAGCACTTGCGTTTGGTCCGTCTCGACTTGAAGTTCATACTGGTAGTCTTGTTGTACAAACTGGGTTCCGAAAAGCATTTTTGTTGTTCCCGGTGCAAACGTCACCGTGTGAACGCGGACGTTTCCACTGACGTCGACAAACCCAGTAGTTGGGTCCGTGAGACCCGTGACGATCCATGCATTGGACGGCGTCGGTCCGTTGAAGCTATCAATGACGTACAAAGAAAACACGTTTCCCGTGATGAGAGGTCCTCGAAACACGTGTGCGTTTGATGTTTCACTCGAACTCGGTACCGAAAACGTCAACTGAAGCATTGAACTCGGCTGGACTGGGAGAGTAAAAATACCTTGGATCTGTGCCGTCACGACATCAACGTACGGAAACGAAATGGCGGGTGGACCTGGGTTAATGACAACGTCGCCGTAGACATTCGATGCATAATCAACGACAGTAGCAGTTCCAGGAATACCGATGAGACCGGTAATGACCATGCCCTTTCGAACGGGAACGTCTTGTGTCAAGTACACAGACACGAGATTTGATACCGGAGACGGTCCGTAAAATCCGGAGACTGTGAAACTAGACGACGAAGACGTTTGAATGGGTGGAGCAACAACAGGTGATGGAAGCGTTGTATTCACGGTTGGAAGCGGTGAAGTGATGAGAGCAGATGACGTCACACGAATTGCTGTGTTGAACACGTTGATAATGTCTTGTACGACAGCAGCGTTTGCATACTGCTGTGCATATGTTACAAGTCGGTTGATGACGAGTTCGATGTCGTTGACTGCGTTGTTCATTCTCTACTATAATGAAATAAGGAAAAAATACTCGAGTATAATATGGCATTTCCTGGTCGTCCCTCTCTGATCCCCGAGCTCGATTCGATTAACCAACAGATGTTTCTGGCGACTGACCCTTCGCAAGTTCCGCAACTTCAGACTGCTTTGACAGAGGCTCGTCAGCGTCTCGCGACGGTCGATAAGACGAACCTTCAGCAGTATGCAGGTACAATGGAACAGGTTGTTGTTCTGAGCCGCAGGCTCCAGTCGAACGTGACGCCACAGTCTCTGCTGACACAGCGTGTTTCGATCCTCGAAGGGCTCGTTTCTAAAACGTCTCCCCAAACTGAGTAATCATCGTCGTTGCACCCCGAGCGTTCAAAGCCATAAATATATTTTGACCAAAAGCAATTGAAGTCCAATTGGCTGTCTGAAACCCCGTCGTTTGGGTCACCCAATTGATTCCGTCTTGTGAATACGCCACCGGGTACGTCCCACTATTCGACACGGCTATGAAGAAGCCATCTCCGTACGTGACCGAACACCAGGTATCTATAACTAAGTTTCCCGGGAACCACGATACACCGTCTGAAGAGTACATGGACCCCCCGTCAGTGGACACGGCAACGAAAAGACCATTTCCGAACGTCACGGAGACCCACGTAGAATACGAAGGAACTGTTTGATCGTTCCAATTGCTACCGTCAATAGACGACATGGCAGCATCCAGTCCAACAGCAACGAATGTACCGTTTCCATATGTTACAGAAGCACACACGTCAGGGCTATACGCAGCGTCCCAATAGACACCGTCTCGCGAATAAAAAACCCATGTGGAATCACGAAGTACGGAAACAAAAAGACCGTTTCCGTAGGTTATTGATGGTTGAGAATATTGAGTCAAAAAGCCCTGGGGGAAGTTTGTGTTTTGTGTCCAATTCACTGCATCATGTGATGTATATGTTGTCTGAGTTATATCTATAGCTACAAAGGTTCCCAAGTTCTGCGAGTATGTGATGCACAACGCGTTATTTACCGCAAACGAATTCCACGTCATTCCTTGGTCTTTCGTCCCTTGAATGAGCCCGGTTCCAACAGCCACGAATGTTCCGTTTCCGTACGCAAGTCCGTTCCAATGTGAAGAGTTCAACTTGTTTGCATTTGATACCTGGGCGGGGTTGACCCAAAATTGAGGCGTGAATCCAATCGTAAACGGTGTTGGGGACACACCAACAAACCCTTGCACACCGTAGGTTACACCTGTATACGAAGCACTCGGAACTGGAGCGTGTTGCCAAGAAGATGTGACGTCAGTTGTAAAAGCAACTTGTGAAGTTTGAGGATTACTTGAAAGAGCTACAAAGGTTCCGTTCCCATAGGTTATACACCCCGACGAAAAAGGAATCGACGTTCCCGTGGACCAATTTTGTCCATCTGTTGAATATTCGATTCTAGTTGGCGTTGTTGGAATTATATACACGTACGCGCTAGTACTGTCTCCGACTGCTAAAACAGAACCGTCAGAATTCACAACTGGGGAATAACACATCTGACCCACTGGCGTATACGTTAGCGTTCCGTTTGTATACACGTAAGTTTGAAACGGACCATACGAATAAAAATAAGAAGACGAAGTCGACAAGACTGAACCGTCGGAACTCAAGGAGACGGTGAGACCAAATACATCTGAATTATGTGGAGTTGGTGCTTGTAATGTATAACTTGGACTTGTACCACCATTTATGAATACGTATACGTACCCGGGGGTGTGTGTAAATGCACTAGGGGTACCAACAGCCAAGACTGTTCCATCGGAACTCAAAGCGACACTGGATCCAAAACTAGCGTTTGCGTACGACTGGTCTGGATTTTGTAAGGTCTGTGTTAAAGTACCATTCGTGTATACGTACACAGTTCCAAGAACACCATTTGCATTTGGGGCACCAACGGCGAGAACAGACCCGTCGGAACTTAGAGCAACGCTCGTTCCAAGCTGATCACCAGGGTTTCCTTGTAAAGGACTAAACCCTAGAGGAGTTCCATTCGCGTATACATATACCGCACCATTGTAACCGTTTACACCCAGAGCCCCAACTGCGAGAATAGAACCACTTGAACTCAGGGCAACGCTTATTCCAAACACATCATTTGAGTTTTGTCCGTTTAAAGTATACGTCAGACTTCCATTTGTGTACACGTATACACTTCCCGTATAACTGTTCCTCAAAACAGCCCCAACCGCGAGAATAGATCCACTGGAACTCAAAGCAATGCTCGAGCCAAAAGCATCACCAGAGTTTTGACCATGTAAAGTATATGAAATATTCCCGTTTGTGTATACATGCACCGTCCCCTTCGAATTGTTATCAAGTGGATTTCCAAAAGCTACGACATAACCATCAGAACTCAAAGCAATGTTCTGCGATCCATTGAAACCGTAGTTTGTTTTTGAAAAATTTACACGACCTGCACATGCAACGAACGTCCCGTTCCCGTAGGTCACAGCCAACCAAGCGTCATTCAAGTATGACCCGGTCGTTGCGTTAGACCAAATGTTTCCGTCTGATGAGTACATGACATTTGCGGTCGTTCCGTTATTTGCAACGGCAACGAATAAAGATGTATAATTTGATGGTGGTCTATAAAGAGCCACATATCCTGTATTATAATTTGCATTGGGAGCTCCAACGGCAAGATATGAACCATCAGCATATAAGGCGACACTCTGTCCAAAATAAGTATCAGTGGCGAGAGGGTCTATTGAGTATACGGTTTCTGATAAAACGCCGTTTATGTATAAGTACACGGCTCCAGTTATACCATTCGCGATGGGGGCTCCAACGGCGAGAACCGAACCGTCCGCGCTCATGGCGAGACCCTGACCAAAATTATCGTAAGAGCTTCCAGTTTGTAAAGGGTTGAAACTTTGAGGGGTTTCGTTTTTGTATACATACACGGCGCCGACGCCTCCGTACAGGGTAAAAGCCGAAACTGCGAGAACCGACCCGTCAGCACTCAAGGCAACACGCCATCCAAAACTAGTACTAACAGTCTCTGAAACAGTATATGTTGAGACTCCGTTTGTGTATACGTACACTGTATTATAGTTTGCACTTCCAACTGCTAAAATAGACCCATCAGCACTCAAAGCGACACTGGATCCAAACGCGTCATAAGCATTTTGACCTTGTGCGGTGTATGACAACTGCCCGTTTGTGTAGACGTACACTGCTCCCAATCCTGAATTACCATACGGAGCGCCAACTGCTAAAATAGACCCGTCAGCACTCAAAGCGATACTTTGTCCAAAAAAATCATATGAATCTGGACCTTGTACATTGTATTGTGGACTTCCGTTGTTGTATACGTACACTTTTGCAGTGGATTGGTTAAATGCCGCAGCTGCGAGAATCGACCCGTTGGCGCTCAAGGCGACGCTCTGTCCAAAATTAGCATAAGCATCTTGTCCTTGGGCGGTGTATGACAACTGCCCGTTTGTGTATACGTAAACATTTCCGTTGGAATTATTTCCATATGGAGCTCCAACTGCTAAAATAGACCCGTCGGCACTCAAGGCGATGGCATAGCCAAACTCTTCGTAAGAATTTTGACCATTGGATATAAAAGGTGCGTTTGTAATGTTAAAGGTTCCTTGTCCGTACGTCACGGCCGTCCACGTGTCTGGTTGAACCACGGAAGAAGTCGTCCAGTTCAGACCGTCCGGTGAGTACGTAGCCCCAATATCTGTTGCAGTCGCCGTAAAAATTCCATTTCCACCCGCTACAGAGGTCCAAGCGGTCCCGTTGCCAACCGCTTCCGTCCAGTTGATACCGTCCAGAGAAACCATCGAGTGACCGTTACTCGCAACGGCAACAAAAAGCTCATTTCCAAAAGCAACGGAAACCCACGATTGAAGCGAAGCGCCATACGTCTGGGTGTACCAATTGATACCGTCCGTAGAGTATGTCACGGGGTACGTTCCGTTATTTGAAACAGATACATACGTCCCGTTCCCGTACGCACACGCGGACCATGTGGTCTGGTATGGGAACACAGATGGTTGTACAGTCCATGTTTGGTTCCACGTTGGACTTTGTGTGATGGGCGTAGGACTCACAAGACTTATTGTGACGTACCCCGAGGCGTTCGAGTTCGCTCCGAGGTCCGTAAAGTTCTGGACACTCGGATCGGCGTAACAGGTGGCACCGGACGTCCCATCACCGGGACTTCCCGTGTACCCGCCACCTCCTGAAGAGCCTCCGTATGGAAACCCCGCGACGGTTCCCGTCGTCACGGTCTGTGTATTTGAAGACGCAAATGTAAACACGTTCGAAGCCTGGACCTGTATTTGTTGAATTCCATCATAGTACGTCGTTCCAGAGATGTTTACCACGTAACTGTAAGGGTACCCGTGAGGAACGTGGGTATTACACGTTGCCGTCGTCCCATCTCCTGTGATCTGATCAATCACGGTCGAGAGACCAATAGGTGATTGTCCACCGCCGAACCCACCTTGTTCGGCAATGGTCACTTGGCCGTACTCGTAGTTGTTTCCGTATCCACCGTTGACGTACGCATATGGAACCAAGAATTGAAAGTAAGGGTTTGTTTGACTTCCGCCTCCGTAGTAGCCGGCACCTGAACCACCCGTTCCTGGACCAAAGTCCATTTTCTTCTAGTCTATTTTAACATTAAAAAACGTAACCAAACGCCTCAATATCATCCTTGAACACCTGAGAAACTATATCACGTGTTTCGTCTGTATAGTACGTATGGTAATCGTCGTGCTGACTCGTGTTAACCCTCGGAAGAGGGTCTGTACACCCTAGAAGGGTCTGTATCTGAACGAAATCTTGGTCGAGCGTCTCAAATTTCAAAAGGTAAGTCACACCATCAGGTATCCATGCCTTTTGAGGTTGATCGAAAGTGAACCACGAGTTTTCATTAAACTTGTACGTATGAAGGTTTCGAACAAAGTCATCGAACGGAACATTTGTTTTTCTTACTTTATTCCAGTAGGCCCATAAACTGACAACACGGTCCCACGGGTTTCGAACGACTGTAAAAGTTTCTGGTGTTTTCACCAGTGTCATTTTTGTTGACAAATGTATACCACGGATTATAGAACCTTTGAGTTTTTTCATCAACCATTCTGTAACAGAATATCCGGCCGTTTTTGGAATGTGAATAAAAGTAACATCTCCACAGTGAACAGTAGGCATCTACTGTTTATATAGAATATCTTATTATAACAATTCCCGTTGCACCGAAAATGTAAGCACCACCCCAGCCTCCACCCGAACCACCCCCTGAATTTGGAACAGGAATTCCAGTGAGACTTGGTCCAAAATAATTAAAACCATAGCCACCGCCACCCAACCCTCCGTAATTTGTAAGTGGGGTAGTGTATTCATATGAAGATCCTCCGCCGCCTCCGCCGTAATACGTTGGAGTTCCTGAAATGGCACACATTGTACCATCTCCACCCGCGCCACCTGGAGAGGCGTCAGGTAGAGTGGTGTCTTGACCAGGTTCCGAATCACCACCCCCTCCTCCACCCGTTACGGGAAAACTAAACTCAGTAACTCCTCCGCCTAATTTTCCACTGCCAGATACAGCTCCTGGGCCAGCACTGATGTCTATAGCTGCGTTACCTCCAGGTAGAGCACTTATCGACAAAAAATTTGACGAAGTTGCTAGAGTATCTGCTAGTCCGCCGGACCCTACAGTTACAGGAAATGAACCCAAAGAAACTGAAACTCCCGTTTGGTAAACAACTTGGCCACCGCCACCGCCACCGCCAACTTGCACACCTAAATAATATCCACCGCCTCCTCCTCCACCAACAAGAAGAACGTCTACCGGCCCGCCAGATGTCACGTTAAAGGTACCGCTACTCGTGAACGTGTGAACCTTATAGGTTGTCCCGCCCGTTGTGTATGTTGTGACGGTTCCACCGGTTGCGACAACACCTGTAGGAGGAGATGGTGGCACATAACTAAAAGACCCCGGGCTCGATGTTGGTCCAGAACCGTCGCCTCCGCTCGCCACTATGAGCGGGACCCCGTTGGTCACGATAAAGGTCCCGCCGCCACCACCGACCGTCACGTTATCGAGGACGTTTGCTGTCAAAGGGGTTGGTTGTTGTCCCACAAGCATAGTCACAACCTGGCCTTGACTGAGTTTGACCTGACCCGTGACGACTCGACCGGGAGTTGCGCCGTACGCTCCTGCAGCCGTAATCTGGTACACTCCATTTGCAGGGACAGTCCAGCTCTGTTGACCATTTTTGATTGAAAATGACGATGAAGGCCATGGAGCATCGGCATACGTCTGATCCGGCGTCGGTCCTAGATGTCCTGAGTTTCCCAACGACGTGAACGTAAACGTGTTGAAATAGTACGACCCGGGGTAAATGGGTTTGTACATTCTCTCTACTCATACCGAACAATATTATTCAATTGAACGTTTTCGTACCACCTTCTTGTACGGTATCAAACAGATTCTTGGCGGCTCCGTTTTCGATGCGAACAACTGTGTGCGTCACAGCGTATATTCGAATGTTTCGAGAAAAAACGGAAGGACTCAACTGTAAAACATGGAGTTGTCGCGTGATTGCAGACATGTTGACAGACCCTGTGGGTTGATCCGGGTGTTCGGGATCAATGGCAAAGGTGTACATGTAAAACATGCGATCGGGAACACGCGTGTGGTTTTCAAGACCCTGGATCGAACGAAGATACAATGGAATACCCGCTTCGTCTGGTTTTATGACATCGATCGAGTTGAATTGAAGATTGAGCGACACGAGCTGATCGTTTCCTTCGTTTGAATAATCATATGCGGATGATCCGTCAGTTTGAACCACCCAATACAGTTCTTTCACGGGACGTGTAAAGTCAGTCAACACGGAAACTTGTGTTGACCCTGACGATGTCGTGAATTCGAGACGCTGTATCGTATGTGTCAAGTAGTCCATGGCGGTGTTTGAAAAATAGTCTCGTTCCGCTTGCGTGACGTAGACATAATCGACAAAGAGATCGGCTTGAATAGGTGCTGTCCACGTGATTTCCGAAAATTCATTTGAAGGTCGAAACTTGACTCGAAACACGGGAGCCGATTTCAAGGCACACACGGGAAGATCGATCCGAAACGGCATGCGAATGTAATACGTCGAAAGGTTGCTCGTGAGGTTTTTTCCCACGAGTTGTGTCAACACGCTCTGTTTTCCGAGAGGAACTTCGAGATCGTTCATCAGTTCGATGGACTCACCGTAGTGTCTTTCCAAAAGTTCATTCTCGTATCGAAGTTCAACAAACTCAATCATTCGCGTTCCCGCCGAATCGTCTACGAATGTCGCTTGCGGTGGCCATTTTACACGGAGGTACATGTTTCTGAGTGCAATGTCACCTGCTTTGGAGATCCATATGGAGATATCATCGCCAAAGTGAACATCCTTTGGAAATTGAAGACGCGTTACTTGGTGTGCGAATTGCGCAAACACCATCTCTAATTTAACGAAAAGAAAAGTTTAATTGAACATGAGCCCACCCACACCCCCTTGAATCGTGAGAATGTTGACGTTTCGTGCCCATGCTGAATACACGTTTCCGGTAATTTGTTGTTCGTTAATACGTGAAAAGTTGATCGTTCCGTTCGGTACGTCTCTTTCAGGATCGTGCTCAAACGAAACAATGGATACGTTTCGAACAGGCATTGACGTGTGTTTTTCAAAAGGTGCAATTATATTCATTGATGTGTGTGTTCCAACGTCCGGAGTCACAATCTCTTCGCCTGCTGTCAACACAAACGTACTTTGTGTGACGTTTGAATACTGATACACGTTTGTGACACCAGGTGTTCCCGTGAACCACACTTCTTTAATGGGACCATGGAGTTCCATCTTGTTCATCTGTTCTGCAGTCACATTTTGAGTTTGAATAATCGGAAGGATAGCAGATGTAGGTTTCGTCTTTCCTGTTTCGTAATCAACGAGAAGACTTGTTTGTAGCAGAGCCGTTGATGTGTACGGATCATATCGAATGGCATTTGTTGGGTTTGTTGTCTGTGAAGGGTCGCTCGTGAATATGTACAGAAAACGAGGACCATTTGCAAAGATGGAAGGAACAGGTCCTACAAAGGAAAAAGGCGCGTTCCCTGATGTGTAATATTGATACGCACCGGACGCCGAAAGACCATGTGTCGTATCAAGCCGAATGATGGACGTAGTAGATGATGTATTTGCCGAAGCGTAGATAATAGGTCCAACAGCGTGAAGGTTTTGAATGGGACCCAAAGATGTTTCTATAAAATATGGAACAAATTGACCGTTTGAATAGACTAAGATGTCCGAGTTGTTCCACAAAAAGTAAACTGTTGTTCCGATGAGAACTCCTTCAGTTACCTGATCGTATCCATAACTTATAGGAGTCCATTCCGATGAAAAATTGCCGTAGAGTGAAAACACATAGAATGTACCCGGTGTGTTTGTCAACGCAATAAGTTCATTTCCTGTTGAAATTATCTGGTACACGGAAGTCACATTCGGGTCAATAGTTGCCGTAAAATTAAATGACGTGTATCCATCAAGCTGCTGAAATGGAGTTGTGGTGTCATACCGAACGAAAAAGACGTTCGAGGCGACGTTTGTCTGGGCGTAATACAGGTACCGAGCATCACACACCATAGTTCCCGTCGGTGGACCTGCGTCCGAGACGTTCATAGGAAGGTAATTGTTCGAAATGAAAGACGACGCGTTTCCTTGTATAAGTTCATCGACTGGACCTGAAATCATGTACCCACTTAACAACTGGATGTACAATGTGTTTCCGACAATAATAACGTTGACGAAGATAGATGTCTGACCAGCAAAAGCTGTGTATACGTTGTAGGAATCGGAAGCATCGATCGGTTTCGTTGTGTCGTACACAATCAACACTCCTTGTGTTGTTAACATCAGAATGTACTGCTGATACGAAAGTGTTGAACTTACATTGAAATCGGTACCACCGAGAATGTTTTGAGACACGTTATACGTCAAGTACGAATCTGGATCGAAGAAGTTTCCAGATCCGTTATTAAGATCATTCGAAAGGTTTTGATACTCTTCGAAATCAATTTCGACGCTGACGTGTTGATATTTCAAAGCACACAATGGAAGTTTATCAAACCCGAGAGGCAAACTTATATAGTATTCACGGGGGACGGTCGCTTGCGTCGCATCGAGTGTCCCATTCATGAGTTTCAGGATCGCTTTGTTTTCATAAGGAACCATGAGGTCGTTATGAAGCTCAATGTATTCTCCTGAAAACTCCTTGACTGTTTGTTTTCCGACGAGAATGCGTGCGCTTTTGATGAGTTTGTGTGCGACCGAGTCATCATACGCCGAAAGAGACGGTGGAAGAAATCCCTGAATCCACCCACCTTGAATCAGAGTCCACTGGGACGTGAGAACTCCATTCACAAAGGGAAATGAAGGACCCTGGAGGTAATCAAACCCCCAAAACGCCGCATCTTGTGCGTTTGCAAACGTTATCGATGGGTAGACGGCAGACTCAAACACAAATCTGTTTTGTGTGGGATCGTACGCAGACGTGATCGCCTGTTCAACGAGCTCTAACGTACCCGTGACAGATTGTCCAACGAGTGTGAATGTATTTGCACTCGATGTCGCAACTGTATACACCCCGAGAAGACTACTTCCTGTACTCTTGAAAACATCAATGTTCTGTTCCGGAACAAGTGAAACGACTGGATCCGTGAGTTGTCCGTCAATAGCCGTGTACGGCAAGTTGACGGGTATTTCCGCCCACAGATTCAAGTTTTGGGTCGAGTAGTACCCGACAACAGGCGCGGGTCGAATGCCCACGGACGACGCTGTTCCGTTATATGAAATACCCGCGATACCGGCTGAACACACGAACGAATTTGCAGATGGAACGCTCGAAATAGTATACGTCCCATCCAAGTTGAAAAAGGAGTACGCGGTTCCAGACAAGATGACGTCAGATCCAGGTGAAAAAAAGTGACTTCCCGTTGTTGTTGCGAGTAAATTCAGTCCGTCGGCGACGACAAGATTTAACGTCGTTTGTACAGATAAAGCCCCTGAAAACGATGTTGACGTTGAAGGATACACGTATGTTCCCGGTGTCGTCTGATAAATCGGAGGGAGAATCGCACGAACAGTCACTCGAGTCAAAAAATCACCTTTGACGGGAAGAGTACACCGCCCAGTTGTTCCAAACGTGACGTTTTGGTAATCAAACGGAACTTCGAGCGTTTCACGGAGGTTGTCTTCACGTGAAGGGTACTGAGCCTCAAAGTATGTTTGATTCGGGTGTGCTGTAAGCCATTCATCTTCTTGGCTTTTCGCATACAGCTGAACACTCGCCGATGACATATCTATAGTAGAGCGAGATCTTGTTTCCACAAGTTTGCAACGGATTGTTTTTCAAGTGACGTGTACTCCGTCTGAAGCTTCTGAATCATCTTCAAGGAGGCTTGAATCTCATCGGATGTGTACTGGTACGTTTTCACAGACACCAAAAGGTCGTGTGGAAATTCGAGACGAGACATGTCGGCTTCAACATCCGATCGTGAACGCTGAAACACTTTGAGTCGACCCTGTGCAACCTCCGTGATGAACTTCATACGTGTCGTATGTTCCACAATCTGCTGCTTCAGCTCTTTCAGCAGGTGCACTTTGCGTGTTTTGTACATCGCCATGCGCATTTCGAGATAGTCCACGAGAATCTCTTCTGGGCTCGCGTATTTCTTCACCGAACCGTTCGGTCCGACGAGATACATGTTGCTCGTGTGTATCATCTTCGTGAGTCCGAGCTGTTTCGGGTCATCGATATCGGTCCAGACGTAAAAGTTTGCTTTTGTCTCCGTCGAATGGTTTTCGTATCTCACATCCAACGAGTCGAGGTACTCTTTGTAGTCCTGAATCCATTTCCCCGGTGGAAGTTCAGTGATGTGAATCCTGGATCCTTCCCGAGTCCACGTTCCCGTGAGCGTCCACGTGTGTTCTCCTGTGTGTTCCACTGTTCCCGTGAATCCTCGGAAAAACGGTTTCATGGGATCCATCGGTTCACCGGACAGAGCGTGCTTGATGTTTCCGATCAACACCTCTGGATCGTACGGTGGAACGTACGACGAAAAACCCGTTCCAATCCCTTCGGCACCGTTCACGAGAATCATGGGAATCACCGGAAGGTAAAACTTCGGTTCAACCTTTTGACCATCTTCGAGTGTGTACTGCAACAAGTCATCATCACGGGAATCGAAGATGTGTTTCGTCTTTTCATTCAGTCGTGTGAAGATGTACCTCGGACTCGCAGCGTCTTTCCCACCCATCAAACGTGTGCCAAACTGACCACTCGGTTCAAGGAGGTGAAGATTGTTCGACCCGACAAAGTTTTGTGCGAGTCCGATGATCGTGCCTTGAAGACTCGTCTCTCCGTGGTGGTACGCCGTGTGTTCGGCGATGTAGCCGCTCAACTGAGCCACTTTTGCATCCTTGGTGAGGTTTCGTTTGAGACACGCGTAAATGACTTTACGTTGACTCGGTTTCAGTCCGTCCGCCACGTGTGGAATGCTTCGTTTGATATCCTCCGCTGAAAAGTTTGCCATGTCACGGTGAATGAAATCCGTGACAGTCAGAGACTTGACGTGTCCGTAGTCTATTCCAGACGGAGGGTGCGCCATGTGATCCACGAGCCACGTTTTGCGTGCATCCGACATTGCCTTGGCGAAAGCAAGCACCATGGATTCGTTCGTCCGAACATCCGGGACAAACTTGACGGTGAGTCGATCGATCATTTTGAAGTACTCTTTCGCCTCGACGCTCGTCGAGGTTCCGAGACCCTTGTAGTACTTGACGGAATGACTTCGGTTCCCGCTTTTCTTGTATGCATCCTCCGTGAAAAACCACTCAGTTCCCGCCTTGATGACCGGTGTGACCATGGCGACGACAAACCCGAGGTCAATAAGCTGAGGCCAAAAATGATGAATCATGTTCAACACGAGACCCTTGATGTGGCTTCCGTCGAGGTCCGCGTCCGTCATGATCATCAAACGCCCGTATCTAAGTTCTTTGAGAGATGTATAGACACGACCATGTTGCAAACCCAAAATCTTTTTCAGATCCGAAAACTCTTGATTCTCGGTCAACTGCTTTGTGTTTGCATCGCGAACATTCCTCGGTTTCCCCCGGAGAGGAAATACACCGTATGCGTTCCTCCCGACAATGGAGAGTCCGGCGACCGCTAATGTTTTTGCCGAATCTCCCTCGGTGATGATCAGAGTACACTCGTGTGACTTGTGCGTTCCCGCCCAATGTGCATCGTCGAGTTTTGGAATTCCGGTAATCTTGTTCTTTTTCGCACCATCCGTCTTTTTGAGCTCCTTTTCGTTTTTTGCGAGTTGGAACGCCGCCATGTCATCCGCGAGTCCACACGCCATGACGGCTTTGATCGATGCTGGTTTGAACGTGTACTCAGTCATGTCTTTCGAAGTGCACTCTGTTTTCGTTTGACTCGAGAATGTGGGTCGGTCACGCGTCGCACGCATAAACACAAACAAGGAGGACTTGATCTGTGCCGGTCGAACGTCTTTGATCGGGAGTGCCGCCGCGAGCTGACTCACGAAACGTTCAACGTGCGTTCCTCCGTGTGAAGTTGAAATCCCATTGACGTATGAAACGTGTTCAAACTTGCCCGTATCCGAATGAGCAATGACGATATCGTGTCCGAGCGCGACGGTCGGTCCCGAGACGTGCATTTTTGCATACGATTCAAACGATTCGACGTGAATACGTTGTGTGTTCAAGTAGACGTGGGCTTTCCCGCACCACGCTGCAGTGTCCCATACACGTCGAGTCATGATTGTTCGAAACGCATCCATGTGCGCACCTCCAAACTTTGAAACATCGGGTTCAAACGTGATTTCGACACCGGAAGCACCTTTAAACTCTTTAATTTCCGGTGGACTCGTACGTGACATGTTGTGCGTCCACGTCTGTGTGTACTTTTTCCCACCGGACACGACAATCACTGTAAACTTTTTAGAAAACACGTTTGTGAGTTTTGCACCGTAGCCGTTTCGTCCACCCGTCATGCGTTCCTTGGTGTCATCGTAGTTCGATGACGTCAGCAAGTGTCCAAAGATGAGTTCGGGAAGCCACACCTTTTCCTTTTCGTGCATCGTGATTGGAATGCCGTCTCCGTTGTTTCGAACCGTGATTGAACCATCATCTTTCCAAGACACGTCAATGCGATTCACCTTTTTCGGGTGAAGCGTATGTTGGTCAACGGCATTGACGAGAATTTCATCGAAAATCTTCACGAGTCCCGGTGCAATCGTCACCTGAGTTCGCTCAAACCTGTCTCCTCGGAGACTCCACGTATCAATCACGTCTGGAACGACAGACCCGATGTACGAATCGGGTCGTTTCAAGATGTGCTCAACATGCGTGAGTTTTTCATAGCTCATAAAATACAAACGGGTATTATTTTTATGCCTGCGCCTCACTCCAAAACAGGTTGATAGAGTACTCGGACACGCTCGGAAATCCGGTTGGGACGTACATGTACACGAGCAAAGTATCTGGTCCGTCTGGGAAAATACCGTTCCCACCTATGACGGCGTTACACACTTCTTTCAGAGTAGACAAATCGATCGAGTTTTGAGATCCTGCGTTACAAATCGTCGAGAAGATGCGTTCACCTGACCCTGTAATATATTGTCCGGATACGGAACTGACTTGTGCGAAACTTGGTGCAGATCCGTTGGCGTTGGAATTGATAGGAGTCCAATTTTGCGCAGTCACGCCCTGTGGGTTCAAAATTCCGGAAAACACCACGTTTCCGAGACCGACGCCTGTTGACGTTCCGGCGCTCGCTGTTGCAAACACATCCATGCGTTGCAGAAGAAGTTGGGCACGGTTGAGCAAGTCGCGCGATCCGATATCACCGATGACTGCATTTGATACGGATGGTGCAAGTCGAAGCATGAACAAAGGATACGTACTTCCTGCCGAGTACGTTCCAGACCCCTGTGTCTGGTAGTTGAAATAGTAGCCACGATCGAAATCAAAGCCGCCGTCAATCAAAAACGAAGACCCCCAATGTGTCAAAGATGGTGTACACGTCACACCAAACAGATTCACAGACGTTCCGGTGTTGTGTTGCTGTGCAATGTTCGACTGTTGAAGCGTGTACGCTGTATCGTTTACGTTGTAGACGACAATTGCAGCACGTTGAAGACCCGTCAGCTGGTATGTTGTTTTTCCGGTATACGTCACCAGTTCGTTATCGATGATGACATTTCCCGTCTGGGGCCAATACGTGAGTGGGTCTACAGTTGTGAGCACGGTATCCGTGAATCCCATGGGCGTCGCAAGGGTTGTTTGACACGCAAACGCCTCGTTGACGATTTCGTAGCGTGCCGGCAAGTTTCCGGAACGCATGTGTGCTTCGTCATTGACGTTGTTGTTTCGAATGCGATTGGCGATGAGCCAGTTGCCATCGCCGCCACGCATCATAAAGTCGACGAAACCGGCACCGTACCACGTGTATTGAAGACCCGTCATTTGCATCTTTGTTGGATCAAAGACAAACCCGGACGGACCTTTTCCGTCAAACGTGTCCCTGTTAAACTGACTCTGGTGAATACGCGTCTCACGAACTTTACACAGCTTTACCGGTGTTGTGAACGCCGACACACCTCGAAACGGTGGGTTTACAACCATGGTTCCCTGTGTCTGAATCTGAACGACGGTGTGTGTCATACCACGAAGAACCACCTTGTCGTTCACCTTGAGCTGTTGTATGAATCGTGTGTTTGGGTACGCGAACGTTGTGTTTCCGAGTCCCAAGATTGCACTCTTTCGGACAGATGATTGCAAAGGAACGAAGTTCAAGACGAATGTGTTTGAAAACACGTTTGACGCAGTCACGTATACTTGTGCACCAAACACGTTTGTGATGACGTTTGATGATCCGGACAAGGTTTGCATGTTGGGATACAAGGGTCCGGAGACGTTCGGGTACGTGTTGGATTGACACACGATCGTCAGAGACGATGTTCCAGCGGGAATGGGATCAGACACGAACGGCATAAGCTGTGCGCCCGACGTGATTTGTGACTGTATCGTTGGGTTCGTAATGGTACCAGCAGACACAGTCTGCGGAACAGGACTTGTTGCGGAAAACGTTCCCGTTGTGAGACTCGTCGACACGAGATTCGAGATTGTAAGAAACCCGAGATCACACGCATCGGCTGCCGTTGTCGTCGGGTTTGTATCGAAATTCACGGTGACAGAAGTCCCCGCGGCGAGTGTTTGTGCTTGGGAAAAGATGACGGTTGCCGTTGTTCCCGTCGGGGCTGGGCTTGCAGCGACGTATGCGTACCCACCGTATCCGCCGAACGCAGACACAGCGACGCTCTGACCGGCAACCAGGGTTGAACCGAGACCCGTAAGCGCAACTGTCGTTGACGCTGTTGTCGCGCTCCACGTCGCCGTCACGGGTGTTCGTGTGTTTGTTGCTGGAAGTGTCGTCACGACGGACGAAAAGCTCGCTCCCGGAATTGTAAACGCGGAAACAGAGCCGTTGACGGTTGCCACTGCATTCACACTCGATGAAAACGTGAATGTTGTCGTGCTTGGAACCGAAGTCACCGTCGCCGTGACGTTGAAACCACCAGGGGTTGCGCCTGATATTGTGATGCTTGCACCAACCACGAGATTGTGTGCAGATGACGTGGTAACCGTCGCCGTACTTCCGTTTCCGCTGATTGCCGAGATTGCAATGGACGACGGAACAGCTGACGTGAATGTAAACGTGAACGCAGTCTGGGTCGCCATGGCGGATACGTACCCGGGATACCCATTCAAAAACGTGAGACCCGTACCGGTTGTTGACGAACCGGGAACGAGTGGACCGACGAAAGAAACGTTTGTGATTGCAGCTGTGGTTGCACCCTGAGAAAACGAAGGGTACACACCAGAAACGACGGATGCCGCTCCCGGGCTCAGACCCGAAAACGCGCTCACGGGAATGAGCTGTCCGGCATTCACGCCCGCGCCTGTTGTAAACGTCACTGGAATGGTGTTTGATGCACTGACTGCCGTGTACGTTCCGTTGAGACCTGTTGCCGCTGACGTCGTCGCCGCGAGAAGAACGTTCGAGTTGAGGTAGACTGACGTGTCTGACGTATCACCGTACAAAATCTGACTTCCGGGTTGCGCAAATACGTACCCGGCGAGCTGAAACGCACCGGACCGACGAACGTTCCAGAGGTTTTGACCGTCATATTCCCAGAACATGCCGTTTTGGTCGTCAAAGATACCGGCACGAACGCACGAGTTCTGCCAGTTCACCATACAGTATCGAGGTTGGTCTTGAAACACAGCGGGAGACACGAGTGAACTCGTCGAGACACCGTTCAGTGGAAGAACTTCAAGTGTTTTCGAGTCGATGATTTGTGCAACTGTGTAGTTTCCGTTATACCCGGGGGACTGAATTCCACGAAGGTTGATTGTCGCCCCGGGTTGTGGACCTCCGTGAGGAACATCGCAGATGATACGAACAAACCCAGGGTTTGCGGGGGGTGCCGCCGTGACGAACGTGACGTCATTAATAGGCGTGAAGAGCGTTCCGGTTGAGAATAGAATACCTTTTCCAGACTGGTACCGGAACACTTTTTTGGTTTGACGCGTCACTGATGCGCCCCATGAAGGCTGATTCGGACTCAACAAAACACCCCCGTCAAGCGGTCGGTGCTGTATATACGAATACGGAGACGTATACATGACGTTGTTGTTGCTGGTTGTTCCGGACGGTGCTGTAAATGTCGCGTTCGAAATGGTGCCTCCATTCACGGTAGATCCTCCCGTGAAGCCAGTGACCTGAATAGTAAACGGACTGTTCCCCCACGACCCGTACGTGTTGACTGTTCCGGTTCCAGTGGCTCCAACTGCCGAACCCAAGACAGACGCAGGAACGGTTTGTCCCGGGTAGAGTCCACCAGTGACGACATTGATGTTTGAAAGAGTTGCCGTACCAGCTGTATAATTAAAGTATGCAGACACACCTGTCGCTGTGACGTTTGCAGATAAAAGTATAGGTGACGCGTTCGAGAATGTTGTTCCCGTAACGGTTTGAGGAATGCTAAACACGATGTTTCCAGACCCAGAAGAATAGGACGCGATCACTGCAGACCCTGTTCCCGGAACTGCGCCGGTGATTGCACCCATAGGGACTTGACACCCGACTGCAACTGTTCCGATGTTTGACGAAACTGTAAACGCCATGACGTTTGAATTTGTCACGGGGGTGATTGTTCCCGAGAAAATCTGAGGCGTTGTGTATGCTGTGCTTATGATTGGGTTCAGATTCGAAAAGACAAACACGTTCGGCGAAGGAACAGATGTGATAAGATATGTACCGTTCAAATTGCTGTTTGTTCCAGTGTATGTCTGGAGAGAGGTTTGGATGGCTGCACCCACGGGAAGACCGTGTGGTGTTCCCGGGGGGTAATACACATAGACGTTTGAAAGTCCGTCTGGAGCTATCACTGAAAATCCGAGACGGGCGTTTGTGTTTGTGTACACCCCACCTCTTTTGAGTTGGGTATACGAGGTTGATATGATTTGAGGATATGTTACTGTTGAATTTCCAATGGCACCCTTTGCGATATACGTGAACGAATTGTTCACGGTATTTACGGACTGAACCAAAAAGTAACCTTCCGCGCGATCTGCGTTTCGTTGTGGGTTCGACAACCCGAAGATGGAAATCACAGAGCCAACGATAAGTTGTTGAGGGAGCGTCGCAGATGCATATACGGTGAGCGTCGCTGGTATACCAGTCGTGAAAGAACCAACTTGAACGTTTGATACCGAGATATCGGTTCCTGCAATTTCGTAAAATGAAGGGATTTTACGAACTTCTTGAGATGTTTGCCATTTTGTCGCCTGGAGTCCATACTCGAAATCAGCGTCAATGAGCGCCTGACCGAGCGAAACACGCTGACGTTCGATCGCATCCGTTCCGAAATCGTACGGTCGAGTTTGTACGGGTGTTGGGTTTTTGGAACTTCCGTCAATCGTTCGACTCATTTATATTCTAGACTGAGATTTAAGTGTCCGACTCCATTTCAAGTGTAAAAGACCAATCGAGACCGTTATTGTTTAGGATGTTTCCGTACCGATCGTACACGATGATGTTGAGACGATCGATGCGTAGATCGGGATCGTATGTATACATTTTCTGAAGGAACCGAGTGTTTTCGAAAAAGTATTCTATACCTCCGTTGCTTACCGTGATTGGAATTTTAAAAGTGATTGGGACCATGGGTTGGAGCGAACTTCCGCGAAGGTTTTCAATGTACACGTTGATGTACGTGTCAAAGTTAATCATGTACGAATTGACAGCTACGATGTTTGCTCCGTACGTTCCCGATTGACCATTCACAAAACCCATGAAATAGGCGAGAGAACGCTGACTCACTGGAATCACGATGATATTCGATCCGACATTTACGGCTGGAACAAATGTGATTAGATTCGTTCCCGTGTTGACCTGAAATTGTCCGACGATGGACGTGACGAGTCCGTTCAGTGCAGCCGTGAGCGTCTGAACCGTGTAGTTTCCAGGGGGGACCGTGTACGTTGTTATGACACTCGCGACATTAAGTGTCAGCGTGTTGTACGGGGCGCGAATGTTGTAAAACCCTATGGGAATTTCAGCAGTTTTGAGCGAAAAACTTTTGATTCGACGCATCGATTGTCCGAGAACAATGGTACACTGAAACGGGTTGTTGTTTGTTTTGTAGACTGTTTCCACGTAATTTGTTACGGTGTTTGACAATACGGTTGCGGCAAAAGCGGTTTGAGACGTTGTGTCCACATGGATTTGATACATACGACTCATTTTACTAATTCAAACACAAGAAAAAAAAAGCAATCTAAAGTAAACAGGCGTCAACCATGACAGAGAGATGGAAGTCTACCGCCTTCAACCAACAGCATCCCTGCCTTCACGTGGGTCAGCCGATGCCGCCGGGTTCGACCTGTATAGCAACGATCACTACGTGGTGTTCCCTGGTCAGCGCGTCGTTGTTTCGACTGGAATCGGTCTCCAGCGACTCCCGACTGGAACCTATGGTCGCATTGCACCTCGCTCTGGACTGGCCGTAAAGCACGGTCTGGATGTTCTCGCGGGTGTTGTCGATCCAGACTATCGCGGAGAGATCAAGGTGGTTCTTCTGAACACAGACGTACGAACACCGTTTGTCATTAAACCTGGATATCGCATCGCGCAACTGATTCTGGAGACGTATGATGCAACTTCACAGATTGTCGAGGTGGACGGACCACCCGTGAACGCCTAAAAACAGCACGGCTTGAAAAAAAAGAGAATGAAATACCTCTTCATCGGTCCGACGCTCCTCGCGGGTATAGGACAGGTGACGTGGCAATACGCTCGACTTGTACAAACACTCGGTCACCAATCGACTTTTGTTTCGTTTGGTGAACCTGTGCCCCCCGGTTCGTTTGATGTCGGATTCGCCTTTGTTCTTCCCATTCAAGAACACCTCCGCCTCGTGGATACGCTGATGAGTCGGTGTAAAAGGAAAATGTACATGACAACGTGTGAAACTGAAACGGTTCATCCACAGTACGGAATGCTCGTGGAAAAGTATGGAACCATGTGGGTCCCGAGTCGTTTTTGTCTTGAAGTGTTTCAACGTCAGTTTCCGAACGGACGGTGGAACCTCCTGAGACACTGGACACCTACGCCGAAACTGTTGAGTACATCTACGACGTATACGTTTTACACGATTGGAAACATCATGGACCCTCGAAAAAACATAAAAATGTTGCTTGAAGCCTTCATGCGCTGTCAGTTTCCAAACGCGCAATTGCTTTTGAAAGCAACGTGTAAAGTTCCAGTCGATTGGAAACTCCCGCGTGTCACAATCGTAAACGGACTCATGTCCGAAGAAGAGCTCGACCTCCGTGTTCACGCACGCGGAGACTGTTACGTAAACTGTTCACATTCCGAGGGGGTTGGAATGGGAGCAGTCGAAGCTGCTTTGAGAAACAAACCAGTTATTCTGACGGATTTCGGAGGTCTCAAAGAGTATGTACCAGACTCGCCGTTTGTTGTTTCGTGTTCGCGAACGACGATTGAGAATGACGACTTTCTGTTTCAAAAGGGGATGGTATGGGGACAACCTTCACTCGAAGGACTCATGACACATATGAAAACCTGTTACGAACAAAACATACGAACGTGGGATCACCCGGGAACACGTGCGTGCATGGATGAAGTGCTTACTTTTTTCCGTGAGCCATCGCCGAAGACGGAGACGGAGACGGAGACGGAGAGTACGGTTCCGTCATGAGTTCACCGCTTCCACCCTCGGAAGCTTCATCGTAATGTTCGATGTAATACATGGTACCATAAAGTACAACGGCGAGAAGGATGGAACTAAAGCCCAAGAAGGCTTGTTGCGCCTTGAGATACGAGACAAAGTCATCAAAGGCTTTAAAGCCCGTTGGGTTTGCAAAGAGACGAGGGAGAGCGTAGACGATGGCAAGGTTGACGATCAAGGCGATCAGAATTGGCTTTAGATTCACGCTCATACCATAGACTTATGTTTTTTACAAAAGGTCTCTCCTGGCATCGTCCTGAACGGACATTGTTTTCCTTCGAGTGTACGTGCTGAACAACACTTTGGGGTCTCCTTCTTCGGGAGTTCTTGAATCACCATAACCTTGCGGCGCGATGCTTGTAGCTTGAGAACATGATTCTTGTACTTTTGAATAGAGACTTCAAACTTGTGCTCCATTTTTGTTCTTTTTTCTTGATGCCTCACGTCACTTCTTAGGGAAGAACAACACACGATTTTTTTTCACACAGGGACAAAAAAATCGTGTGTTGTGCGTACAAAGATTGTAGTGTAAAGGTATTTTCCAATGGACCAAATCATCAACCAGTTCATCGCTCTCGCGAGCATACTCGATGCGCGTAATGCGTACATGTCACATGAGGTGACGCGTGCACTGAGAAACCATGGATTTTATGTGCATCGGTCGTATACGCGTCCACCACGCCCGCCCCCACCGCCGCCACGCCCGATGTGTCCGTCATTGACGCGTGCTGGAACACCGTGTAAGAATCGGTGTGCGCTAGGACACACGACGTGTCTCATTCACCGAAACGTCACTGAGCGCGTGCGACCTGTGATTCAGAAGTGCACGGAAATGACACGCAGAGGCGCGCAATGTAAATGCCCGAAATTCCAGGGACTCGATATATGCTGGCGTCACGCCAAGAAGGCTGGTTTGCTTCCGCCACCACCTGAACTTCCGACGGAGTGTTCGATTTGCTATTCGGAACTGTCTGATGGTCCGTGTGTCAAGACGGCGTGCGGACACTATTTCCACGGAGCGTGTTTCGAAACGTGGAAAACGACGCGATCACCTGTGACGTGTCCTATGTGTCGAAAAGTACGTCCTCGCGTCTTTCGTATTCACGGCTCGTGAGGCGGATACTGAACATCAAAGTTTACAAGGAGAACATTCTGTGTTGTCATTCCGTATCCCTGAATCGCGTAATCTTTTCGCGGGTCAAGAATACCGAATTTGTTTCGAGTGTTGAATGAAACCGGTCCGGAGAAATGAGGAATGGTCACGTCCAAGCCATCGACGGATTCTCGGAAACTTACCGTCATGACGTAACGAAGATCGTCCCCTCGGCGTTCGAACAATGGGTGAGTTTTTACGTGAAATGTAATAACGAGATTACCGGTTTTTTCTTTCGATGAACGCGCCTGAAGTCCAAGTCCTTGTAGCACGTGATTTGTCCCCGACGCAACCCCTTTCGGAATGTTGAGTTGTAAGTTGACCATGTCAACCGTTCGTTTTTGTTGCTGACACGCTGGACACCCGTTCCGGTAAATACCACACCCTTCACAGTGTTCGCACACGCGTGCAAACATCTGACCCATCATTCCCATCATCTCTTGAACGGCAACACCCTGTCCTCGACACTTGGGACACTGGGTCGCGCACGCGGGACACGGTTTCATCACGGGGACTCGAATCGTCTTTGTTATTCCGGTGAACACTTGATCGAGCGTGAGTTCGATGGTATGATGACGATTCATGTCCTTTTGATTGAACCCGGGACCACCCCCACCAAACATCTGGGAAAACATCTGGGAAATATCAACACCTTGAAACTGTGGCGGCGGTGGTTCTGTCGTTCCAAACTGGTCGAATCGGTCCTTTTTCTCCGGGTCGCTCAGTATTTCATACGCCTGTGTAATCTTTTTAAATTCTTCGGGATTTCCACCCTTGTCCGGATGGTGAATCATGGCGAGTTTTCTGTAGGCTTTTTTCACTTCATCGATGGATGCCCCATGTGTGAGTCCGAGCACGTCATACATGTATTCTTAAACCTTTCAAACTTTTATTTAGTTGCTTGTGTTCATGGCGTTTATTTTGTACGAAACGGGGGGAACGACCTTTCGTGCGCGAATTTTTTGAATACGACGGCGAATCATCGCGCGTTTCACCTTTTGTTCGCGTTGGTTTTCAGCGAGACGAATCTCGTTTGCAGCGCGGATGACGTTCTGTGCCGGCGTGATGACATGAGCTCCTCGGTGTCGTGCAAAGTTTTCTTCAAGCACGCGCCGGAGACTCGACTTTCGTTGGAAAACCGTTCCTCGACACGCTGCGACGAAATAAATTCCCGGTCCCTTTGCTCGTATGATTGCGTGAATGCCTCGTGCTTTGTACTTGTATGCAGCACCGCTCCCTTGACCAACGGTGTGAACGCCACAGAGAGCATCGTATTCTATTTTCATATTGTGGTTTATACTATCGTCGAACAGTTCGAGATACACGTCTGGCATCGAATCACCGGGTCCATACATCCGTTTACTCCATGTTCGGAAACGTGGCGCGTTCGGGATATTACTTTCCGGAAGCTTTCCGAGAATAAAGTCTCGCATCTTTGCTCGTTCACGCCACAGAGGCATAAACTTGGGTTTGTTTTCTATGATTTCGTTGAGAGAACCTAGATATCCCGCTCTTGACAAAAACACAACGTACACGCCACGTGGAACCGTCATTTTCGTCCTCAGTTGTTGTCCGTGCCCTATGACCCAAAGAAACTTTGTGTCTGTTTTCATTGCGTACTTTTTCAGGTCAGCGAGGGAATGCATCATCGAAACTCGTTGTACTGGTTTTGTCACTTTCCCCGCTTTGACTTTTCGTATGACCTCCTTCTTTACAACCATACTTAAAAAAAATATTTTATTTAACCAGAAGCGTAAAGCTTCTGGATGACACACTACATCGTTGACTTTGACACAGTTCGACGTGCATACCAGAAGTGGACTCTCACATTTCCAACTATTACCCCGTACTATGCCGTCAAGTGCAATCCCGATCCTTTACTTATACGCACGCTCTCGGATCTCGGCGCTGGGTTCGATTGCGCGAGTCCTTCCGAGATTGACCTCGCCCTTCAGTGCTCAGACAGAATCATTTATGCCAATCCGTGCAAACGCCCAGGCGACATCAAATACGCTTCGTCTCGAGGAATCACAAAAACAACCTTTGACTCGATGTGCGAAATTGATAAAATGGGTGAGTACGCGTCAACCATGGAACTGGTGCTTCGGATCCGAGCCGACGACCCAAACGCACTATGTACACTTGGAAACAAGTACGGTGCCGGAGAAACAGACTGGGACGATCTGATCTCTCACGCAAAAAACAAGGGCTGTTCCATCGTAGGCGTGAGTTTTCACGTCGGGTCCGGCGCGCGTTCAGCCCGTGCGTATTCCGACGCGATATACACAACTTCGCGTGCCATTGAAGTTCTCCAGTCATACGGCTACAAACCGTATCTCATTGACATTGGAGGTGGGTTTTCTTCATCCATGAACTTGGATGAAGTTGCAGAGTATGTTCATGACGCGCTCCGAGAAACCAGGCTTGATACATATACAGTCATTGCTGAACCGGGAAGGTACTTTGCACAGGACATTGCAACTCTGTATACAGAGGTTATCGGGATTAAACCAGGGGCAATCACAATCGACGAATCTCTGTACGGTGCATTCAACTGCATTCTCATGGATCACGCCGAACCAGAGCCAGAACTGGAAAAAAACCAAAAGATGGAATACGTCACCTTGTTTGGATCCACGTGTGATGGTGCTGATATCATCATAAAAGATATTCAGTTGCCTGTTACTTTACGTGTCGGTGACATGCTCACGTGGAAATCGATGGGCGCCTACACAATGGCAGCGACGACAAATTTTAACGGGATACCGTTTTCGAAACGAAAAATATATTATTTGAACATCTGAGACACGTAAGGAAACATATCCATACGGTTCTTTGGAAACTTCTGCTGTAACGCACGATCGAGTTCTTGTTTCGCATCGTAAATAATTTTGACATTCTTCTCGAGACGTTCGTCTTCGAGTTCCGGGTACACACGTATGTGTTTCACATCGATTGAAGGGTGGTGCAGTTTTGGAATGTATGGTTCCAAAATGTGTCGTATTTCAGTCGGTGTTAAACAGCACAGATACTTGTGTGCGCGTGTTTGTTTTTTGAGATATTCCATTTTAAGATGAGCGTACAAAAAAAACTAGAATGAGTAAGATTCTCGTGCTTGACGTTGATGGTGTTTTGATTCGAGACCACCACGTGCTTCATGAAGTGAAACGTCGGTGTGAAGCCTATGTCGCAAAGAAGCTTCCGGGATGTGATGCCGCCGAGACAAACGCACGTCTGTATTTGTCACACGGACACACGGCGAAAGGTCTCAGAGATGTTTACGGAGCTGACACGACAGACTTTAATTCTTTCGTGTACCAGTCCCGAGTATTTGAATGTCTGTACGAGGTCATTTACGGGACTGACTTTCAAAGCGACGCGAAACAGATTCACGAGTTGATTTCCGAAGGCTGGAAAGTCACGTTGTTTTCGAATGCACCCTATGAGTGGACACAGGCAGTCGCATTCGCCATAAGCGACGAAGTGCGTGTTTCGTGTTTTCAAGGCGTGAAACCAGAACCCATCGCGTACTCGTCGTTTCCAAAGGCTGTGGCGAAAATATACGTGGATGACTCTCTGAAAAATCTGGGAGCCGTGCGTTGGGAGCCAAACTGGCACCCCGTGCATTTCAGCTGCAGCGATGAGTTTGATCACCCCATGTGGTGCCCTCAAGCCGGATCCGTCGATGACATTTTGTGTCTCGCTCGAAACATTTCTTTGCCCCCTTGTATAGAATGAAAAGACACCCACGTCACATTACGCTTGGGATTCGCTGGCCGCAGAGGTACTTTTCGGGACTCGGTCGTTCGATGAAACTTCAACGCGAAAAAGAACTTTTGAAACGTCGATCGACTGGAAAGTTTACGCTTGGCAAGTCGAATTCGTTTGCAAAACCACGAACCTCGAAATGGACCATGTTGTTTCACGCAACCTATCCGGGACTTCCGTTTAAGAAGAACCTCATTTCGAAAAAAACTGGAATTCCAAAGTCGGCGTTAAATACGGTGTATGACCGCGGTCGTCGTGCGTGGCAAACCGGTGGAAGCCGTCCGGGCATGACGGCAAATCAATGGGGGGTTTCTCGTGTCTACAAATACGTCCTCGTGACGAAAAAAAAGGCACCAGTCTCTTGGTACGCAACAAAGTTTGATCCAAATTCAAATCTACGTAAAAAGTAAACAGATGGCACCAGACTCTCCGACCACGGCTCGACGTATCTTTATGGCGCGTCAGAGTGCGAATGAAAAAGCAGCTCGTGCTTTACGAAACATAAAGCACGAACTGAAAAAGTCCATCAAACAGTTACGCGAACGCACGAAGGAGAAGAAAAAGGACCTGAAAATGTTCAGGCGTACTTTATTTGGACAAACCCTACATAGACAACAGACGGCTCGTACACAAGTCGTGCGTCAGCGCCGAACGGCAGCCATGTTCATAACAAACATGAATACACTAAAATCCATCATCGGCGACTTCACGAACCTCGCAAACATGGACATAAAATACTCCATGTATGTTTCACCGCACGGTGGTCACAGGATGATAGATCCTCGTGTACACAACGTCTATTTTCGTCTTCGCCCACAGGTTGTGCAGCTTATGCAACAACAAGCTCGACAGAGTGAATTGGAGGTTGCGCGTTTGCAGGCTCAGATTGGAATGCTCCAACATCAGGTACGCACAATCTCGGCGATGCGTCCACGCATTTAAAATAACACGTGCATGTGAATGTATGTATACACTAATTACGAACGATGGGCGTGCGTTTCCCGTTGAACGTTCATTCATTGACGAGTGTTCCACGCTCAAAATGTGTACGGACATGTCCGACACGACGGATTCTCCGATGGAGACGATTCCAGTTCCAAACGTCGATGCAGTCGTCATGGAAACGATCCAACGGTTTTTCCGTGATGGCGTGCTTCCAGAAGCAAAGGATGCTTTGCCCGTGCTCCTGGCGGCAGATTTCCTAGGGTACGAAACGCTCTTGAATGAAGGTGCAAAGTCCGTCGCCGAGTACCTCAAGGGGAAATCCAAAAAGGAGGTGGAGGATTTTTTAGAGGTGAGGTGACTGCTTGAGAAGCATGCAGATGTCGATACACGTCGACACCTGTACATTCCTCCAAAAAAACTGTACGTGAACTTTCAGCTTCCTGAGCGTAAGCTCGGGTATGCGAATATTTGGACAGGAAAACGTTGGGAATACAACCCTACATTTCGAACGTTTCGGTTTTTTGATACTTCTGGTGAAGTATCAGCGACATTTATCTATGATACTCAAAGAGCATTTATATGGAACGGTTTTTACTGGGACTTTCCGTAGTAGGAAGTCTTCTGAATGCGGTTCAGCACCATGAGGACAATGACAGACAGGAGAGTCGTGAACACGGCGCTCAGGAGGTAATAGCTTCCACCGTTGCGTGAAACGTTCACCAGCTGAGAGATGACCCAGCGAATGAGATCGATCCAAGAAATAGCAGTCGCAAAGAAAAACCCGGTTGCGATGGAAGGAGTAAAGATGGCAGCAGTCTGAGACACGACACCGGACATTTTATTCTATACCGAGAAAAAAGTAATAGCCTGGACCGTCATCGATATAAGGGACCGGTCCTTCATCTTCTTCACCGACATAATCCTCCTTCTGGAGTATGTCGGCGTATTTTACACGTGGTTGGAGTTCATCGTCGTCGTCTCCTGAATCGAAATCATACATACTTTTCCTTTGCTTTGTTCACCGCGTTTTTTAACGCATTTTCCGCTGGAGATTCTGGTACCCAGTCATCCCACGACTCTGCGCACGCATTCATTTGCATGGCAAAGTCGTTTTCCGTGCCTTCGTATCGCGTCCACGGTTCTTCCTCTTCCTCCTCTTCCTCCTCCTCTTCTTCTTCGTCATCGTCCTCTTCGTAGACTTCAGGGAACAGCGTACCAATCTGTTTCCCGAGAACGTTCCGAGCGGCAAACATCATGCCGTAGTGCATGTCCTGGGGCTGAACGATGGTTCGCTTACACGCCTTGACGTATTGAGCTGCCAGAACGACGCTCGACTCCATCACGGGGAGAAAAATGTCCATTGCGATATCCTCCATTCCTTGTAATTTCAAACTGTTTTTTTAAGTCCAGCAAGACGCCGCGTTAGATGCACCAGATGAAAAAATAGTGCATTCTTAGTAGATGAATCTTCAGCTCCGACGATTCGATCCAAGTAAGATTGGAGATGACAAAGTGTGTGTGTTCATAGGGAAACGTGGAACGGGAAAGTCGACGCTCGTTACAGACATTATGTATCACAAGCGACACATTCCTTGTGGTATTGTCATGTCAGGCACGGAGGATGGAAATCACTACTATCGTCAATTCGTTCCAGACCTTTTCATTTACGGAGAATACAACAAAGGGGCTATCGAAAAGATTTTGGAAAGACAGCGGAAAATCGTGTCAGCGGGACACATGTCAGGGTCTTTTCTGTTGCTTGACGACTGCATGTACGATAAAGCCTTCATGAAGGACACATGTATTCGACAGTGTTTCATGAACGGTCGACACTGGAAAATCCTTTTTTTACTCACGATGCAATACTGTATGGATTTGTCTCCGGACCTCCGTGCAAACGTCGATTACGTCTTTGTGCTTCGTGAAAATGTGATTCAGAACCGCGAACGTTTGTACAAGTCGTTTTTCGGAATCTTTCCAACATTCGATATGTTTTGTCAGGTGATGAATTCGTGTACAGAAAACTACGAATGTCTCGTTCTTGATAACACGAGCAAATCGAACCGGATCGAAGACTGTGTTTTTTATTACAAAGCACCTATTCGACGTGGGTTTCGAATCGGTTCTGATGCTATGTGGCAATATCATCAAAAACATTACAACCCAAAACATACACAGAGACCGTCAACACAAGCAGGGACGGCAGTAGGTGCGTCTCGACGTTCAAACATTACTGTTAAAAAGGTGTAAGTTGTTCAGAATGTTTTTCCTCGTGATTGGATCCACCTGTCCGTGACGATAGTATTTCCCATAACTCTTGAAATATTTGAAAGGGTGACCCTCGGTTTTCCCCCACCACACGAGGTTCGGAAGAGTCCATTTGTTGAGAGCTGACGTGTTTCCTTCTTTGTATTTCTTCACGTTATTGTTCATCTGATGCTTCTTGTCGTAACGTTTCCACGCACCTCTGTGCGTTCTCAGCGAACGTTCGAGTCTCTTCAAGTACTCTTGCCATGTATGCTTCGGCGTTTTACGCGCCTTCCACCGAAGACCTTGTGGTTCGATGTTCCAACGTCCGAGAACTCTTGCGATATCTGTCGTTCGACGCATCCCCGTTTTTTTGTTTATGGTGTACGGCTCACCGTTTGGTGTATTCTTGAACAAGACGTGTTCCTTATCGAGGTAAATGTAATATTTCCAATTCGGATTCTTGTATGCAGCTGGTATACGACGATCTATATCTTCATTTGAGTTTGTCACACGTGGAGTCTTTGCACTTGACATGGACCGATTGATCACCGGTGGTCGTTGTATGGGTATTTTTGGTGGTCCAACCTTTGTCACCGCGAGACCGACGGGAAGCGTCTTGCGTGTGTATTGATTCATCGCAGTTCGGACGGCGCTTTGATTACGTGGGCTCATCATAGATGATATTCTACGCACCAGGTTGTTTGTGAGGTTCGAATCTGGCATACATTAGACAAAGATTTTAAGTGTCTTCCTTTCGTCCGAGAAAGTAATCGTACAAATCTTTCTGTAACCTGTTTCCCGTGCGAGTGAGCGACACGAGTCCGCGTGAAGTCAAGAAAATGTCCTGTAGCGGATTGAACATGTAGTGTGTCAGTATTTGCCACCGTTCACGATACTTTCTGTTTTCGAGCGATCCGTGCCAATGATGAAGTATAGTACCGGGAACATATGACAAACGAAGACCTTTACACCTGTTTTGGAATTCGGACAAGAGTTTCTTGTAGTTTGCGTGAATGTTTGCCGGTGCACTGTCAAGTATTTTTCCGATGAACGCATACGACATGTGTCGATCCGCAGACCCGAGAATAGCCCATTCGATGAGTCCATCCATTTTAATCCATGCGGCTCGCGTACACGCCCACGCGTATCCAGGATGCCAAAAACCATACCTGTCCGTTTTCGAAAACGGAGTTCCGGAATCCTTGGACATGTATGCAAAACTCTTGTCAATCTTGAACGCTTGTTCACGCGGTCCAAGGTTTACACACGTCTGAAATATCTGTACGACATCGTGGGTTGAAAGTTCATCAAACGTGTCTTGAACCCACGTCGTGTTCAGAAAAGTGATATCAGCGTCGATCCACGCGACATGTGTCCACGACGACGGAAGTGTGTGGACACCGAGATTGATCAGGTTTTCTTTGATCCACACGGGACTCGTAAATGGAAACTTGAGGTGTTTGTACACACCACGGAACTTCGGAAGAGGTGTCGCCCCAACGAGTTCAACCACGACTATCCGAACGTGTTTAAATGTTTGAAGATGTTTCACGAATTCGATGAAAAGCGTTCGACGCCGTTCAAAATCGCAATAGTTGAAATATGGAAGAATTGTATAGAGCGTTCGACGTTCACAAAACATTTCTCCTCCCTGATCTAGTACATGATTCTTTTTTCAGTCTTTTTTCTCATCGTGTTTTTTACGTTGACCTGGGTCACGAAAAAGAAGGAAAAGTTTGTCATTGTCACAAGTCACTGGAAAGAAGATCTGACGTGGCTTACGTCTTCAAAGTGTCCTGTTATTCTTATTGACCATCAGGGATCTGCACCATCCGTCATACGTCCAACGACGACTATAGTGAACAGAGGTCGAGAAGCATCCTCATATCTTCGATACATACTTGACAATTACGATTCTCTTCCAGAACACGTTGCATTCATCCACGGTCACGAAGATGCATGGCATCACAAAAAGGGACCTGTGTTACCTCAAATTGAACATGCGACACTTGTTCCAGGTATGTACGTAAGCCTCAATTATGAGATGGGACAGCCACTCAGTATGAACTCGATTCGACATGATTGGCACGTTGTTGAACCATGGCTTGGACCGTTACCAAAAGACCCACCGTGTGCCCCGGGGTGTGCACAGTTTATCGTTTCACGTGACAGAATACGATCGCGTCCCAAACAACTGTATCAGGCAATGTACGCGTATATTCTTCACCCTGGACATGACCACTACGGAATTGGATGTTTCTACGAATACATTTGGCATTACATTTTTACACATCAATGGTCATTGTGTCTTTGCGCCTCAACGACATAAAAGAATTTGAAGGATGAAACTAGAGAATGATCATCGAGAATCTGGATTTTAACCAAGGAACGAGTGATATCCTCCAATACATTCCTCAGGTGCCTGATCAGCAGACACAGCAGCAAGAGAATAACAACGAAATGCCTCAGCCTGTGTTTGGACTTCCACAAGAGCTTCAGCCGTCATACCAGTCGCGTACTTTAGAAAACCCACCCGAGTTATTTAAAGCCGAAATAAAAACACCGGTTATACAAAACGATCCATCCATGGAGTTTTCAACACCGATATCTGACGTTATTTCCTCTGCTGATTTTGCCTCCGCCGCTCCTCTGTCTGGACCCTATAAGGATCCTCAGACACAACGCGTGACTGGACTGAGCCTGGACAATGCATCGGTTGGTCCCAAGCCATCCTCCGGTTCAGCGAAAAATCCATTTGGTCTGAATGATGAGCAGTTGTATGCAGCAATCGCAGGCGTATCCGCCGTGATTGCATTCTCCAAGCCCGTTCAGAACAAATTGAGTACACTCGTTCCTCAGTTTTTATCGTCTTCAGGTGACGTGACAACGGTTGGTCTTGCGATCACCGCTTTCGTCGCCGCCGTCTTTTTTTACATTTTGAATAAAATGATGAAACAAAAGTCTTAATTGCTGTACAGTAGACCAGACATACCATCCTTGACACGAAGCACGTTGTAATTCACGGCGTAGAAATACCGATTTGCACCACCAGCCAGTGTACTCACAGACACACCTGCTGGGGCAACGATACGGTACGTGTCGATACGAGAAAAGTTGAGTGTTCCCGTCGGCTGAAGTTTCGCCGTGTCGAGTGCATACGAAATGATGGCAACGTTCGCCGTCGAGTTGCTGTGGTTGTAGCCGTACGGAGTGAAATAGTACTGTGGGACATCCATCCACTGCAGCATGGAACGAGAGTCACCGACATCCACACCGTTAATCTGCGTCTTGAACTGGTAGTTGATAGGAGCAATCACAGTCGGAGTTCCATACACCTGTGTATAGTTGTTTGCCTGGAATGCAAGGAACTTGACGGGGTGAGCCAGGGCGAGCTCCTGCATGTTGTTCGTACCAATCGCGATACGATTCACCTGGGTGATCAGCATATCCATCGGGGTGTTTGCAAAGTACTCACGTTCCGCCTGGTCCAGGTAGACGAAGTTACACCACGCCTCGTATTGCAGCGTCGAGTTGTTGACTGACACTGTTGTTGTCCCGTTAAATGCGGTGGTGGTCGTCGAGGAGATGTTCGGGGACCAGGTGATGCGAAGTTCAACGTCGTGGTACTGAAGAGCCACGAGTGGTATCGAGATGTTCCAGTCTTTGCAAAAGAAAAACTTGAGTGGAAGGAAGCCAGCGCTGGCGTTTGTTGGACCGCTTGAGTTGTTGTTGAGGAAACGCTGGGAAAAGTTCTGTGCTCCCGTCACGGGTTCCACCTGAGTCATCCAGTTGATATCCTGTGTGTCCACAATCTGACCACCAATCAGGAGTTCAATCTTGTCGATGATGTTCGTCCACGTGATGGGGGTGATGACAGCACCGGTTGAATCCTTGGCAACAAAGTACATGACGTTGAGCAGGTCACCCTTCTTCTCGAAGCGAATCGTCGAGATGTTTCCTGGTGCAGGGGCACCCTGAATAATCTGACGCTCAAAGGAGTGGGCATAGTGCGTATACCGCTTGTAGCTTGAACGAAAAAAAGAAACCTCTGGTTTACCAGTCAACCACGCGTCCTGAGCGCCGGTTGCTACAAGTTGAACAATACCACCAGACATTTAACATATCTGGAGAAAAAATTCAGTCTTTTATTGTAATGCCGCAATACTCTGGTGTCCCCTCGATCGGTGTATAAATTCCGAGAAACTTACAAAGCTCTTTGAGGTCCTTGAACGATTGCCAAAACGCTGGTGAGTGATCATACTCCTTGACGGTGACGTGTGCGAGTTCGTGAATAAGAACATTCATGACTGAATTGATGGATTCGGGTCCACCGTCCAAACACAAGTAAATTTCGTATCCTTTGTTGACGTTGTATCCGATCGTCCCCCTGTTCATGCGTTTCCCGCTGATGCCGGTGAGAATACACCGGCGCTTAAGTTTTTCAAACCGTGGGTCTATGGTTTCTGTATCACGCAAATGACTCAACAAAATATCATATCGTCGACGAACCTCTGTGAACAATGGATCTTGCTGACGTATGACATTATAGACTGCAATACTCAATGTAAGGAAGAGCACAGCTCGTTCCATTCTTCTGTTACATGCGTAGAAAAACAAACTGAGCGTAGACGTCTGTGATGTATCCTGAAGGTACGGGCATGAGAGGACTCCATTCCAAACACGTGAATTCTGGTTCGAGGGCACGACGAAAGGTTTCTCCATCCAACAAAGGTTCTTCCTTGGGTCCATCTGCGTAAAACGGTCCATCTATGAGGTGAACGAGCACGGTGTCACCGAGCACCTGAAAGGTGTTTCCGAGTTTGTCTGGGCTGGATGCTCTTCGAAACAAAGATTTTTCCGGAACGATTCCGATGAGGTGTCCCCCCTTTTTTACGGAACATTTTATTGCTTGAATGGAATGTTCCCACGCGTTCACAATGTACTGGAGCGAAAAGTTGTAGCATACAACGTCGTATGGACCAGCAAAAGCAGCTTGACGAATGTCACCCTCACCGAGAAACCACACGGGAAGTCCAATCTCAACGGCACGACGTTGTGCTTCCATGAGAGACTCGTTGTCTGGGTCGATTGCAACCACGCGTGCATTCACGAGCTTCCACTTGTGGAAATCGCCACCGCGCCCACACCCGCAATCGAGAACAACTGATTGTGGTTTGACCCATTGCGTGATGAGATTCCTCTTGTGTGAGTTGTGTCTCCTACGCATGTCGATCATCTTTGACTTAAAAAATACGCCCGTTTCTCTTTTAAATGGGTTCCCTTACGCAAGACTTCTTGACCGTTCCAGGACAGCTTTTTGCTCTAATCTCCATCGTCGGTCCTGACATGCCTCAGAAGAACGAGCACCTCGGTCTGAAGATTCGCGGGTGCTTTGCGAGCAAAGACGACGCAGAGGCACACGCAAAGCGTCTTCAGAGGGAGGATGCGCTCGTTGACATTTACGTCGTTGACATGTACAAGTGGCTCCTGATTCCACCAGATCGTCTCCAGATTGATAACGTTCATTACCAGGAGGAGAAACTCGAGGAGATTTTCACAAAGTACCGCGAGAACCAGCAGCAAGCCGCCTCTCACTTTGAGAAGCGTAAGCGTGATATGATGGCAAAGCCTCTCGAAGGATCAGACACGCCATACATCGATGCGAGCGATGAAAACTCCAAGTATTACAGCCGCCCGGACGTTCCACCCATTCCACACCCAGCTGAACTCATCGAGGATCTGAAGAAGGAGTTTCCAGACAAGGAAATGCCCGAGCTCGTGAAGATTGCCGACGACCGCATCAACGAGGAGATTGAGCGTCGTCGTGTTCAGCAGGAGGCTGAACGTTCGAACGCGGCACCGGTCATTATGAGCACTTAAATTTCTAGAGGTATACTAGAGAGCAAAAAAAATGAAAGGTATTCACTGGTCCATATGGATCGCACTTTTCGCGTTATGTCTCGTAATCGTGATGCTCGCGCGAACCACGGAAGGGTATGCACCACCACGTGACCAAAACACAAATCCTCCGTTTACGGAGGATACATCGAATGAGTACATGACATCAAACAACACACCGTATATCGAATCCACTGGAAACACAGTGACTCAGAATCAGACGCAAATTTACAATGATATGGGTGGTCTTGATTTCCAAATCCAGGCTGGAAATCCCATTTTAAACTTTATCCAAGGTGATCCTTCATCAAACGTGATCATCGGGGACTTTGTTCCCAATGAGTCTGATGGAGGGTCAGCACAAATGTATCCTATAATAGACGAAGACATGACAAGTCTCCCACCCGTACCTTCAATACAAACAGCAAGTGTACTTTCAACATCTTCGCTCGTGAATCAAGCCGATGAAACACTCATGGGACCAAATGCTATTTCAGAAAAAGATGTGACAGTCACCGGACAGGTGATAACACCACCACTGACCAACGGACCAACCGTGATATCGGAATCCGGACAATATAGTCCCGAACTGACATCTCCGTCCATTCCGTTTCTCGGAACAATAGTCTAATGCTTCAGTATGACTGGCGTGAGTGACTTGCCGAGAAGCAAACCTACAAAAAAAGCAACAAATGCAAGAATAATAGTCTCTTTTGAAATCTTTTCAAGAACATCGTGTTGAGGAAAATGAGCAGGAGGAGGATGAGGTTCATAGTACGAGGGTGCGTTTTGCACCATCAGGGGCGGCTCGTCGTCGGGCAGGTGTTGCTCTTGGATTTCTCTCGGGTCGTTTGGCGACGGAAACGTCGGTCTCTGAAGACTCTGACTGTATATCTGATCCATCGACGTCTTCACTTGTTTCTGATTCAACGACGAATCCTTTTAGATTCCCGTTATTATCAGCGTCACTTTCACTTGAAATATCTTCCGAGTCGTAGGATACTTCAGATGAAACAGTTCCAGACTCTTGCGAGTCGTAATCATCCGTTTGATAATCATCGTCGCACACTTCCTGTGGAACGTATCGCTGCGGAGGCTTGACAACACGACCTGAACGTGTTTTACTGACCGTGACTTCTTGGATCGGGGAAGTGGTTGTCAACGGAGGCTCCTGTAAGGTTGACATCCGTCTTTGTTTCTGTAGGAACTAAATCGTTTAAGTATTTCGGAAAAAAATACACACCTTGCTTCTTTGCTTCTTGGAAGAGAGACGACTCTCCTTCAATTCCGAGTTGTTGTGCGATATCATCGAGCTTTTCTTGGTACACGTGATCATCTGAACGTCGAATACCGAGAGACAAATTTTGAATGCTGTCAATCGAAGAATACAGAGCCTTTGCTCGAACGGCTATTGGCTGTGTTTCGTCGTCGTATGTTTTGAGTTGATGTTGGAACATAAGCCACGCGTCCGGGTCGAGTCCCGAGTATGGATGTACCATTCGAAGAAACCGATTCTTCTTTCCACCAAAAGTCGGGAACAAGATCACGAAGAGACACATAAGCAGAATTGTCCACAGCAACATTGCTGCGTAATTCCTCTACTATACTTGGAGAAAGATTATATTCACGTCCGACAAACTTGAGTTCTTTGCACACTTCATCGTGACACAACTGACAAATCTTTCCTTGAGAAACACCAAACCATACATGGTTTGATTTGTGTTCCCCCTGAATACGTTCACAGAACCTCGAATCTGTCTGAACGACGATACGATCGTGTCCTTTACGGAGAACACGGCGAACGTTAGCACGTGTATGACCTTTCATGTACCGCTGAATAAACTTTTCAAGCGGTGCACACGTAATTTCCAAGTCGACTGACGTGGACGATTCTGCGTTGGTTCGAATTGCGAATAAACTCAGTGTTTCCGACGTTGGAAGACCTGCAAACACAGACCCGTGAAGTTCTCTCCATGGCGTGTACGGATCCGTGTCTTCCCCCTTTTCGCGTTTGTGTGACCACAGCATACGAAGACCCGAACCGCTATATACGCTTGCATCGATACGCTGACTCCATTCGGGGTCTTCGGGGAGTTCAAGGAGGATTCGAGTTCGAAGCGCCAGGGCTTCTTTTTTGGTCACAAAGACATCCGGCCAGTGAATATGTACACCCGTCTTCACGAGACCTTGAACCGTGCGTATCGGGGCGCGTGCAATGTAACACCGACCCTTTTGTACAACAGAGTGCATGAGTTCAACCAACTCGAGAATACTCGAGTCGTCCAACGGGGTTTCGGACTTGTAATCAAGATCGACGAAAAACTTGAACACCTCCGTCTTTTGTTCCACCACGTAAATTTTCTTTCCCGTACGCACGGCGTGAATACACTCTGTGTAAAATTCTTCAAGTTGTTCAAACGGAACTTGAAGAATTCCACCATCCATGAGAACGTGTGTCCCTGGACCTTTCGGAACCAGCCATCTCTCCATACTCTTGTTTACGTTTCATTTTCTTAGTTCTCTTCGTCTGAAGAATCGTGTGTCACGCGACTCCAGATGTTTCGTATTTTCACTGCTTTTGGTTGCTCCTGAACCGCCGCCTCGGGCACAGCCTCGGGCACAGCCTCGGGCACAGCCTCGGGCACCGTCTCGGGCACGGGTTTTGCCGCCGCTTCCTCTGCTTTCTTCAAAGCGTAAATGATGTCAACGAGCGTCATCTCCTCTGCAATGACGTCGGGGTCTCCGTGTCCCTGTGTATGAACGAGAAGTTCGGCAAAAGCTTTTTTCGATCGTGTCATGTTCTACTACATGGAGACAAATTACGATTTAAAATAAAACGTAGTACGCTGAGAGCTCGATAAAGCTTTGTGGAAATCGGGGTTTGAAATGACATGCGTTCGTATCATGTCCCATAGGTTGCCCCGTGATGTAATACCTTCTACGGTGTCAAAGTCAACACGGTCGTTTTCGTCGTAATTTTTTCGGAAATACGTCTGGTGGTTTTCCATTTTGGATTTTTCTTCGTTGAATTTCTGAATAATATACTTGTGTTCATAGACTGTCATTGGTAAGTCGATAATGTACACGTGATAAATGCTCGTGACGTCATCTTCACGATCGGCGTCCGAGTCACCGGGTCCTTTGTATTTCGTAGCAAACGAAAAGTACGAGTATGCCCCTCTACGAAGTGACACTGTTCCACGGGTTTCTTCTTCGAGTTCGCGGATAGCACAACGAAGAGGGTTTAGGACTTCGCGGCGGCGACACCCGCCCGTGACAAATGTCCATTCTTGATATCGTCGATCGTGAACAATCAACATGTATTGTTTGTTATCGATTGTAGATACCGGAATTGCAATGCTTTTATGACGTTCACGCTCCTTTTTCGGTGGAGTCTCCTCCGGGTTGTTCGGGGATTCCATTCCCTCCTACTGAGTCGCGAGTAAAATAATTTACAAGTTTTGACTCGCGACCCTGCGACGGATTATACATGATCAGAAATACGAGTCCCACAAGCAAAATCCACTTCCAGAGTTGCATTTTTTTAATCTGTCAAGAGGTTAATTTACCGGTTGAACCAGCGGTGTTTTATTCACTTCGGGGGGTGCGCTGAACGTGTGATTGAAAGGGTTATTCTTGAGGACATTCGCAGCGAGACCCAGACGGCTCGTACGTGGGTCCGGCTGTCCTTTAAAGACGTTGAACTGGTCGTACTGGTTTCGAATGTATCGAGAACCACGAGACGCATCCGCTGGGCGAACGGGAAGAGCGCCAGCTTCCAAACGAAGCTGTGTTGGGGCACCGACAGCGTTCGAAGGATCTGCACGAACGTTCATTCGAGCAGCGTTTCCGGCACGATCCGGGTTGATGCGGTTCTTTGACCAACGAATGGGATCCGTGTATGCAGAACCGTAGCTTTCGTAGATCATGTACTGTCCTGGTCCCATTTCGAGACCGTCCTTGCGCATTCCCGTCTCTTGGCGGTTGGTCGTACGCCGAGTCTTTTGGAAATCTGGGCGACCCTCCGGTGCGACAATCGCACCACCTTGTCCCTGTCCCCGGGTTTGCATGGGGTCGTAGTGGGACGTTTTCGAGAGTTTTGCTGGGTGGGAAATAGCACCCATCGTCGTTCCTCCGTTTTTGATGACGGGATTTGCAGGACCTCCCCAGTTTCCTTGGAGCTGTGTCAGGCGTTCCTCGTTCAGGTTGTTTGGCAAAATACGGAAAAACTGCTGGAAACCACCGGCAGCTGGAACATCCGGAGCAAGACCCAGACCCTTTCCGACGTAAATTATGTCATTTGGGTTGACGTTGTTCATCTTGTTCGTCACGGGTTCACGGCTTCCATCCGTCGTGTACACGGGCTGACCATACGGAAAGTGACTATTCGATGGTGTGATGTCAGCAAGATTGGGAACGGCATCCTTTGGAGGAAGCCGAAACCCTCCCGAAAACCCTCGACCTGTGTTGGGCATGGTATTCAACTGGTCGATGGGGGGGTCTTGCTGAGCGAACTTGTACTTTATCAAATCAAACTTCGTCACCTGGTCTGGTCCTGATGCGGGGGGAGGTGGAGTTGGATAAACAGCTTGTTCTTCCTTGGCGTCGCTGAGTTTTTTGCCGGCAAAAACTAATCCGACAACGGCGGCAAGAGCGAACGGATCCATCTCTTCTTTCTTGTATTCATAGAGTTTTTTTTACTGCTGCTTGTCTGTGGGATAACGTTTCGCGTACGACATGGACTGGTACATGGAGTACGTGCTTGTCGGATCCCAATCCAAGAAGCGATTTTGAGGATTTTTAAGGTACAAATTTGGAAAATCATATGCGTGATCGGCATAGTATTTATTGTTGCGAGACGTCGTCTGAGAACGGAGTGCATCGTCTGTCATGATGATATCAGTGTAATTCGTGTTTTTCGGTCCGTAATACACACCTTCTTCGAGCATGATCAGCCCGGGCTGAAGAACACTGCTTGGCATGTTTTACTATTTTAGGAGAAATTTATTCACAGTTTAAGAGTTGCCACCACCCGGTCCACCGTGTCCGCCACCGTTTCCACCACGAAGTTGTACAACCTCTGGTCCACGAGCGTATGGACCATCTGGGTTGCATGATGCAGGATTGTCGCGGCACATGGGACTGAATGGTTCCCCAAATGCAGAATAGGCAAACGCCGCCTGATCGTTTGGCCACGTTGAAGCTGCCGTCGTGTAAAAGTTTCGTTCAGCGTCGCGTTTTCGTTCAAACGGGTGAATAGAGTTCCACTGCTGCTGAACTTCTTTCTTCATGCTTGGGTACCACGGTGCCTGAACATTGTAACTCGGGTCATCCCCCAACAGGTAGTTTGCCATTGGGTTGTCTCGTGTCGGCATACGAACTCCGCTGATGATCTTTGGTCCGGTGGACTCGACACGTGCACCGTCCGGAATCATTTGTGCTGTGTACAAGCCGTACAACACGGCAAGACAGAGAACACCGAGTGCAATGACACGAGCGTCCCGACGAATCGTATACACCAGAACCATTGCGTAGAGTATAAACCGAGTCGTCGCGAGGACACGTTCTTCGGCGGTCTGACGTGGCGTTGGCCAAAAATCGAGAAGTTCATCCTTATTGAATACGTCCCTGATGTCGATCATTCTACTCTATGTTTAGATTTTTCCTGGTCCCTTGAGAAGAGATGTCATGAGTCCGCTCATCGTGCTCATCAACGCATCCTGATCGATTGAACCATCTGGAGCTGTTGCGTTATCCTGAATTTGGGACGCACACTGAGTTGCCACCGACTCAATCATCGAAAGCGTCTCTGGGGGAAGCGCGTTCAGCGTGGTGCCCAGAATGTACAGCGTCTGGATATACTGCCAGATTGCATTCTTCGTCGACTCGCTCAAATCGGAGTTCCACAGACGCTTGATATCCAGGTCATCGAGAAAGCGAACCTCTGCGGCGTGCGTCTTGAAAAACTCCTCATCCTTCTGCATCAGGTGACTCGCATAGGGTGTCACACTCTCCATAAACTCATTCAGAGGCTTCTTGGGACTCGCCTTACGCAGGAGAATAAACGTTGCTTGGTATTTGGCAAGCTTCTTCTCATTTGGAAACGTAAGAACAAGCTCGTCAAGAAACTGCTGCATCATGTCATTGAACGCGTTTGTCGTCGTCGCCATTTATGTACATAGAACCGGAAGCCTTTAACTGTATGGTGATTTTAGTATCGTTTCGTGGTGTGCGTTTCCTTGCTGAACAATCACGTACACGAGAAGACCGACCAGAAATGCAGGTTTAAAATACGCTGAATTCTGGAGAGCCTTCTCGTTGTTCAAGGATGCACGGATATGAATATATCCCATGGTGACACAAGCAGCGATGAGCGCTGCTGTCATTGGCTCTCGAAAGTGATGATCCATACTGAGATAGGTATTGATTTTTTTTTACTTTTCTGGAGCATCATCAAAAAGCGTTTCGTGGTGAACAGCTTGGGGTGGAGGTTTCGCAACCTGAACGTTTTTTATAGAATCCTCCTCTTCGCCGCTGGGTGGAAGAGGAGAAACAGCTTCCGTCTGTGGCATTGGGGTTTCAGCCTCGGGAGAAGGATTCTCAGGAGCGGCAGCGGCGGCGGGTACAGGTGTTTCGGGGATGGGAAGTTCATCTGACGTGTCTGGGTCACCTGGATCCTCTCCGCTCGTCATATCCAGCTCTCCGGTGAAGTTTGGAATGTATGTGTCAAGAATCTGCTGAACCGGAATAAAGTCATCTACGATTTTTTTGATCAAGGGTTCAATACGTGCCCCGAGTTTCATTCGGCGTTCCGTGTCTGACAATTTCTCAGTAAAAACGAACGGGTTTTCATACAGATCGGCGGCGGCGGCTATGTAACACGAATGCACAAAGACATCGTTCGATGGGAGTTTGATGTTGATCTTTTTGGACTCGCTTGAAATGCGCACTGCAGACATGATTTTGACGGAAATGACAAAAACAGCCGCAAGCAGGTTGGGAAACATGGCACATGACTTGATGATGACATCCGTGTGCTGTTTCACCATTGTGTTGTTCCAATGTTGAATCTCCTGGAGAAGAACCTGAAAACGAATAAGCGTCTGGCGCCCCTTGGATTCTTCAACGGACTTTTTGAACAGTTCAATAAACGACTCGACCATTACTGGGGTCATGGCGTTGCACAGTTTAATCATAAACTTGCGCTCAGCTTCGACGAGAATGGCTGTCGATTCCATTATATTCTTTGTACCTTTATTTCTTTGTACGAAGATGACGCGCTGTTTTCTGGAGATTTGCAAGCGCTGGAAGTTCGATAAACCTGGACTCTTCGTCGCGTGAGTGATCGATGAGCACGGGTTCCTTTGTTTTCACGTCACTTCCCCACGAAACACCGAGCGTTCCACCAATACGTGCAACTTTGTATCCGAGACGATCCAACTGTCGTTGTATGTACGCTGTCGCAACGGCGTGATCATACGCAGGAAACCCAATCATGAATGGTGGAACTTCGAGGAACGTCGACTTTTCACCGAGCGATGATGCGTGCTGAATTTTTCGACACAAATGTTCGAGAATTGCTTTATAAGTCAATTTTCGACCTTCTAGTCTCTTTTTTTCACGGAGTGCAAGCTCTTGTGCTGAAATCATAACTATACATGGGTGTGTTTTTTTATGACACTGTTCCTGTAACAGCAGACTGTGCAGCCATCTTCATGTTGTTTGCGCGAATCTGTTCAAGCCACGTGTCGAGCTTGCCCTCGTATCCTGGAACCTGTGTTTTCAAATCAGCAAACTGCTTATCCAGAACGGCTTGTGTGTCCTCGTATGTTGTATAAGACCCCTTTGATGTCGAATCAAACGGCTGGAAAGAGTCAGAAACGCCAATTCCAGGCTGTGGCTGCTCAGACATGCTCAGAATGTTTCCGTTTCCGTCGGCTTGAATATCATACTGAACACCAAAGTATCCACGGGTGTTGATGAACATCATGCGTGCATTGTACACTTGCGACCCCTGTGAACCCTCCATGGGGTTAATGTATATGGTCTGGACTGGATATACGTCAGGGTTCTTTGCTTGAATGGAGTTGACAATCGTTTGGATCGTTGCTGGGCTTACGGGCTGAGAATACGACACGTCCGTGTATGTCTCCGTCTTGGTGAACGCATCACGATTCCAGAGCAAAAAACCGAGAATGGCAATCAGTAGAAAAATGGTGATATCTTTCATTGTGCTACTATGGTGAAAGAAAAAATGCGTCGAACTTCCTGGGACAAAACCTTTTTTAAGAGTAGATGGCAACCCTCGTGTACAGCGACCGGTGCCCATACTGTGCACAGGTCATTCAGGAAATACGTGAAAATTCCGCACTGCTTCACATGATTCGGTTTCACAACGTTTCCCAGCTCGGTGTCCCGTCCAAACAGGTGACGCGTGTACCGACGCTCATGACGAACGACGGTAAGATTCTCGTTGGAAACGACGTTCGTTCGTGGATTGAAAGCATGAAACCAGAAGAAAAGGTGGATGAGTTTGATTCGTCTTATATCATCGGAACAGCGATGCTTGATGACTCAGACGACACGACGTCTGGGAATTTCTTTGACGTGGACCAGTTTAACAGGAGTCTTGCACCTCCAATGACACGTGAACTTGAGGAAAAAATCAACAGAAAGGTAATGGACTCGTACCAGAAAGGTCTAAAGTAAAAAAGGATATGTTCAACTATGGTACAGTTGAAAACGATACAAGCAGCGGCATTCCGCACCGTCTTTGAAGTTCTCAAGGATATCATCAATGACGTCAATCTGATTTTCCGTCCTGATGGCATCCTCATTGTCACGCTGGATACAGCGCGCGTGACGCTTGTACATATGATCATGCCTGCCGAAAATTTCGAAGAATACTCGTGCCCCTGCGAGTACGTCGCAGGATTGAACGTGTCGAATACGTACAAGCTGCTCAAGTCTGTGACAAACACAGACACGCTCGCCATGTGCATCAACGATCAGTTTCTACTGAATATTCGAATCGAAAACACATCCAAAAAGTCAATCACATCCTTTGACTTTCGGTTACTTGATATCAATGATGATATGTTGTCACCCCCTGCCATTCCGATGACTATCCTGACGACGATTCCAAGCGTTGACTTTCAGCGTGTGACGCGCGACATGTTCAACTTGGCGACTGACATTACGATTCAGAGGACAACCGAAACGTTGATCCTTGAATGTGAAGGCACGTTTGCGAGTCAAAAGACGGTCATTGAATGTAACGAGCCTGGACCAAAAACACCCGTCGGAAACACGTTTTCACTCAAGTACATCAACATGTTTACACGTGCGACGAGCTTGTGTTCGAGTGTGCAAATCATGCAGCACGCCGATGACGACAACATGCCGATTGTGTTTCGATACACAATTGCAAATCTAGGCGAGTTAAAGTTTTACTTGGCACCAAAGGTAAATGATTCTGGCTAATTTGTTTTTGAAAAACAGAGAGCCGATATGTGTGCCACAAGAACACGTCGAACTCCCGACACGTTGGTCAGAGTTTGAAACGACGCTTGGGAAATACAAGATGGAGTACAAACAGAAACTGAACCAAGCGAGGAACCTTGAAAAGGAAGTTGAAGACCTCGTGAAAGATATCGAAGTACTCACAGATTCTGTTCTTATCCTTCACGATTCAAACGCAAAAAAAGAAATTTCCGAAGTACGTGACAGGTACAAAATCGAACACGGCTTTCAAGACAAGCAAAATGAACTTTCTCGTCTCTTGGGAGAATGCAAAAAGATGGAGACTATACTCGAAGAAACAAATGCGAAAAATTACACCGAGTTTACGTGTTCTGTGTGCATGGACAGAAAGGTGGATCATTTTCTCGATCCGTGCGGGCACATGATTTGTATATTCTGTTTTGTAAGGACACGTTCGAATACATGTCCAACGTGTCGTACCACCGTCCAACCGAGAAAAATCTACCTGACGATGTGAGTCTTCATCTGTCCGAGAACATCCACCGTGTATAACATTCCTCTGACGTGTCTTTTCCTGACCCATCTGAGACGAATTTGCACAGAAAACCGTCCGTTCCACGTCCACGTCACATGTGGACGTGGAACGTATTCATCAAAAATGACTCGACTTTGTGTTGGACCTTGGTGTCTTCTGACGAAATCCGTGCATTCGTGTTTCCGTCCTGTGTCTGTGTCGACGAAGAAGGCACATTTTAAAGGAACGATAAACTTTGGGACGATGGTATCTATGGGCCACGTTCCTATGTGTCTGTACAGTTTCCCCCCGAAAAAGTAATCAATGTACCCATATTGTCCTGGTTCAAGTGTATCAACTGGATTGAGATTCCCACTGGTGTCCACTGAAAACATTTCATGAACTTGAAAGTTTTTTGGTGTACACGCAAGAATCAGATCCATTAACTAAAAGATATTTACATATTTTAAAGAATGGAAGGACGCTACCAAGAAAAACTTAAAGAGTTTAAAAAGCGAATATCGAAAGGTGAGGTGCGTGCTGAGCAGGAAATGATTGAATACATCACTGAAGCCGCCCCTTTTATTCAGGAGTATCAGTACGCTGGTGGACAAAAACGAAATGTGTACGAACGATACATGCATGAAGTAGAACACACGTCAGTTGTCCCAAACCCGAAGAAAAACGTTCACATCTTCTTGTGTCCTGCGTGTAAACAAAAGAACACGTTAATCATCGACGACATTACAAGCGATCTCATATGCACATCCTGTGGTGTTGCCGAGTTTGATCTCGGTGACGAAGTTGGATTCAAAGAGGAACAAGAAATGGAACGTCATATCATTTATTCGTACCGTCGTGAGAATCATTTCAACGAGTGGCTGAATCAGTTTCAAGCGAAAGAGTCCACAAGCGTTCCACAAGAACTCATCGAAGAGCTGAGAAACGAAATGAAGAAGCAACGTATTCACGAAAAGAATGAACTGACTCACAGAAAGGTTCGGGAAATGCTCAAAAAGATTCACATGAATAAATTTTACGAACACGCACCGTATATCACAACGATTCTCAACGGGGTACAACCTCCAACCATGTCACAAGCCTTAGAAGACCGTCTCCGACTCATGTTTGGTCAGATTCAAAAACCCTTTGAGAAACATTGTCCAGAAAACCGAAAAAACTTTTTGAGTTATTCGTACATTTTGTACAAGTTTTGTGAGCTTCTCGGAGAGGATGACTACCTTCCGTGTTTTCCTTTACTGAAATCAAAAGAAAAGCTGTATCGTCACGACCTCATTTGGAAGAAGATCACGTCAGACCTTGGGTGGGAATATCTTCCAACATGCTAATGTGTTCAATCTCGACATCGTTTCCAGTGTTTGGAAAATTCACCAAAAGTCCCTCGTGAAGTTCAAGGAGACGCATGTACATGCGCGTTTGGACTCTGTGTTCATCCTTGAGTCCTCTGACGGATTTCAACTCGACGAGAAGTCGTGTATCTACTATGAGATCTGCACGAATGTTTCCAATTGCATGGTTATCAAACATGATTGGAACGATTCGTTCCGTTTGGTAAGGAATTCCAGCCGCACGCAAACCGACTTCCATGGCGGTGTGATACACACGTTCAGAAAACCCAGGTCCGAGGTGTCTCCACACACGGCTCGCAATGTGTTTCACAGCGTCGTTCATGTACTTGCAGAGGTGTATGTGTTTAAATTGAAAATAGGCATGATGGACTTCATCGAGACGTCACCACCAGCTGTTCGGTACAGACGATTCTCTTGCACAGGGTATCCACGGTACGCCACGGGGAAAATCATACAGTCAAATGCGTTTGTGGATTGAAACGTCTCGTGAATGGATGCAATGATTTGAACCGGAAGAACGTCACCGGTTTTAAGCACGAAAACCCATTCGAGCGTCGCCTTTTCAGGCGCATCGACAATCTCATCCTTCGGCGTGCACAACGTCTTGAGCTGATCGTGAAACTCACCGGGTGCAACGAAACTGATTGGGGTGTGTGTCACATCCTGCGAACCACCGGATATGTGCACGCGATCGATCCAGTACTGCATTTCCTGTCTATTCTTTTATTCTCGGTTTTAACTAGATGAACGAAACTGTACTCTACGTTGACTCGCGACAACGAGACGTGTCACTGTTTCCTTCAGGCAATTCGTACACGCTGTTTCTGCAAACACCGATTCGAAACGTGAAACGAGTCAATCTCATGACGGCAAAAATACCAAACACAATGTACAACTTGAACCAGAGCGCAAACGTTCTTCAAGTCGTGACAACCACGGGGGGTGTATCAAATGTGTTTTTCAACAGTGGGTTTTATTCGACGAGTTCGCTCTCTGACGTGATGAACACACAGTTGTCCAACGTGTCTGCATCATACATTGATTCCGAAGGGGTCTTTCTGATTCACGGGAACGTTGCACATTTTACAACGCTCACACAGGAATTTGCACAGCTGGTTGGGTTCCCCTTTGGTTCAGCAACCGTACACCCAATGGCGTCGAATCAAGAATACAACGCCTTGTTTCCAATGTCCAACGCATATGCAGTGTCTCAGAGCATCGTCAGCCTCGAACCGAACGATTACATTTGGCTCGATATCGAAGAGTTTCGAACGCCATTCACGATTGACGCACGCCAACTTGTTTTGAATCATCAGGGGGTCTACACGACATCGGGGAACACATCAGCGCGTTCGTTTGCACTCATCGCCATGGATGTGCCTTCCGGTGGTATCAAATCGTACAAGGAGGCATCCGATTATCCAATCAGCGTGGAGTTTCCATCTCGTATCGATTCACTCGATCGTCTCACGATTTCATGGCTCGATCGAAACGGAAACGTCTTGAACTTTCACGGACTTGATATGAATTCGTTTACGTTACGGGTGCACACGGAAATTGTTCCGATTGAACCTGAACGGATTGAAAGTCTTCCGCCGCCTGTTCCGTTTGAAGACTCGAACAAAAAGTATATTTTATGGGGATCACTCGTTGCTCTTATATTTGGTTTGATGCTTATTTTAATAGTCGGAAAGAGCCATGCCGCGAACGCGTGACTCGTCTGGCGCACCACCGCGGCGAGGAGTCGAACGAGAGAGGAGCAGAATCACGAGAAGCAGCGCAAGAATGAGGACAAGTTTTCCTTTCATTGGTACTATATGCCTAGAATTTCTTTCGCATCCACGCGGCATTTTTCAGGACGGTACGCTTGGCGTGTGGTGATGTACGTTTCAGGTACCGCGCCAGGACCTGAAGTCGGCGAAACACGGTCAGGGGCGAATCGCGTCCTGAAGCAATCATAAGCGACTTGTGGCGCGCGTAGGTCGGGGACGCAACTTTATACCCCTGGAGTTTTCCTGGTTTGAGTTTTGGCAACACGTATGGACCTTTGCCTGAAAGTCCGCGGTTCTGAATCATGTGTGACTTGACGTGGACGACTTTACCTGTTATCCGACGAGTATACGCTCGGTGCGCTGGACTCGATTGGACGTGAATAGTCTGTGGTGCACGACGGAAGGAGTATGCGCTACGACGGATCATCATTTTTTTTGATATTAACGCAGGAAAAAAATAAAGAAAAGGACTGTGTGTACTCTATGAAATACGTGGTTGCTGATTTCGAATCAACGCCGCAAAAGATTATTCATTCATTGAGCTTTATTCCGGTTGTTTCTACGGAGACGAAACAATGGGTTTCACACGGTCGTGGGACCAACCCCGAGTACCGAAAACACAGAAACGTAACACGTGGTATCCTTCGAACCATTTTCATCGAAGAATCGCTCAGTCATGAACTGGTCCAAAACAGCGAGCGAACGATTCAAAAGTTGGGAAAGACGATAATTCACGGGCGCGACGTGACGATCCTTCCGTTTCGCGAAGCGCTCGCCACATTTATCCGTGCTGTACTTGAAGAAGGTGACGGCAACTGGCTCGCACACGCCATGGACAACGAGCTTGAAATCGTACAAGCAACGGACGAACACTTGAAAACTCACATCTTTCCGAAACCTCTCCGTTCGTTCCCCGACGTTGCAAACATACCCGGGTGGTCCAGAATCTCAAAGGTGTGTACGCAACAGCTGTTGACGTGCAGGTGTCCCGAGTTTTTCCACTCGTATTCTTCGTGGATGACAATGAACGGGTGGTCTGCCGTAAAGTTTTCATCTCGACTCGAGGACTTTACACGATTCGTTCGGAACGACCGCGAATATACGCAACGTCACATCGCACCACTCGATGTTTTGGATCTGTGTGAAGTTCTTGCGGTTGCGCACCCACCGATTGACGGGAAATCCTTCATGGTTTCAAAACCTGTTTCAGAGTGGTATGGTACCCAAAAGAAAACAACTTCAGCTTTGCCTCCGTTGCCATGTTGAAATCGAAAATCTCAACCTGCGTCATATCAATCAGAATAGAAGGGTACGTGTACCTGTGACGAAGACACATGGTGGTTGAAAATATCGCCGTCACGTACGTTTTCAGGTTTTTCGTATTGTACAAGGAACTGTTTTCCCATACAGAACGTAAAAGAGTGACGTCATTCTTTCCGAGGAAAACTCCAGCGGGTGTTTCTTCGAGCGTCCCACCGTCAATGTATCTGCGTCCGTTCCACGGCACGCTCGCAAACAAAAACGGTACGGCGATCGTCATGCACAGTGCATCCGTGACTGACATGGATGGCGTCAAACTGCTTGAAAAATACTCCGTCTTGTTCAAATCGACACACAATGCGCTAATGTACAAATCAGGCATGTGTGGACGAAACTCACGAAGTTCAGCAAAGGTGACGTCATTCTTTCCGAAGAAAACATTGATGATGTTTGTGATGACGTCACGAATCTTTTTGTGACTGATAAGTCCAAAGTCTTTCAGAAAGAGTCGTATGTTTGGTTTCATGATGTTTTTGAGTGGAATCTCCGTGGAATAGTCTAATATGGTCTTTATATTTCCGTCCGAAATGACGTAAAAAAAAGCAAGAAGACCGCCTGCACTCGCTCCAGAAATCTCTTCGAGATTGTTGAGTTTGTCAACATCTCGAAGGGCGCCAAGAGCCCCAAGATATGCAAAGTACGCCATGGCACCGGGACCGATGACCAGACGTTTCATATGTTACCTTTTTTAACTTTTTTTCCTTTTATCTCAGAGTCAGCATATACAAGGTTGAACGAATGAGTGCGATGATTTCATCTTGAATGTTTCGCAGGTACGAATCACGTGGAAGACGCATCGCACGGATACGAGTCAACAGGGTTCGAAAATACGCCTTTGGGTTTTTCGCAATGGTTCGTCGCCCGGCGATAATTTTTCGAAACCGTCCGTACTTTCCCATGTACGCTTCGGCATACGAATCGAGAAGAGGGACGATACCTTCGTAGTACGCTTGAAGCGCTTTGTGTTCAGCAAACGAACGTGTCGTTAAATGAAACGCGTGTGCCTGTGTCCTCGAATTCATGAGGAGTCCGACGAACCGTTGTCCGCTGCTCATTACTTAGTACACAGATGCGAAATTTTTACGAAGGAAGGAAAAGACGAGAGCAAACACCAGGGTGTGCACGGCAACAGCCGCCAGAGAGCTCTGTCCGGACATGAAAACACCCTTGGAGCCTGGGGGCAGTGTCAGCAGAACACCTGGGGTGAGAAGGATAAAGAGAACGGCGGGGACGATGAGGTCTGCTGGGCGCAGAGTCACCTTGAGCACGAAGCGGGCGATCAGGTAGTACAGAACAGACAGAACAAGAGCGTGAACAATCACTGGAGATGGACCGACGCGCACGAGCAGGCCTGGGCTCAGCAGGGCAAAGAGAACAGCTGGTGTGAGGACTTTGGGACCGGTGATATCCATTTCGTACTATTCACCGAGAAAATCGGCGAACAAACTCGGCAAAGTCGTGAAAACTTGCTCGGTCCATCAACAGATTGTTCATATAGTTGTCTTCGAGATACTGACGAAGAGACATCCACATGTTCAACACGTGTTCCGAGTGCCAGTCGTGCCATTCCTCTGGCTCGAGGAAAAACTCATCACCAGAATCATCGTCTGAACCAATCATGTCCGACTCAAAGACTGCATCATCCGCATACTCGTTGTTCCGACCCATTTTTTTTACGATTTGGTTTTCTTGACGGTTATGCTTGTTCGCTCACGAATGGGCGCTGCGTCGAGGATCGCTTGGTAGGCGCCTTCGACCTGAGCTACGTTGTCTCCGAAGAAACTCCGAAGACCGTCTATTATAACTTGTTTTGTGATGCTTCCTCTAGTTTCCTTGGTTTGTAGCGACACCTTTTCTTGGTTTACCTTTACTGTATCAATCTCGTTTGTTTTCTTTAGCTCGGTGAGATGAATCTGAACGTTCGACCGAAGTTCCTTTTCACGTTTATTCAAAACAGACATGTCTTTTCGTGCAGCAGCAAGCTGATGCTTCAGGGAAAGCCACTCCGTCATAATCGCCTTGAAATCATCCATAAGTAATGGATAAACCGTTCATTTTTTTAGTTTACTTTTTTGACTCGTATGAGTTTTCAATCTCAAACTTGGGACGCATGGTATCTGGGGGAATAGTGGACAGGTTGAAAATGCTCACCGCATCACGAGGGTTGGGGGGCTCGGAACGGAAGTCGCGGTTCGCGTTACGCAGATTTCCACCAATCGTCTCGGGGAAACCAATCTGGGCACGGGGGTCAAGGAAGTTCTGACCCGACAGAATGGCGTCTGGGCTGAACTGACCGAAATCCTCAGTCGTCACAACCTCCTTGGGGATGAGACCGACGTTGGTGTTATCGTAGATGGGCATATCAACCGTCTGCAGACCACCGGTGCCCGTGAATGGCGCGGGGCTGTCTACATCCTCGAACAAACCACCTGGGAGATCGGGGTTGGCTGTCTGGTATCCACCCTGACCACGACCACCCTGCGAGATCTTCGCACCGGAACCAAGGTCACCGATAATTGCGGTATTGCCTGGGACCGGGTCGTTGCCTGTGGGTGTATAGCCGCTCATCTTCCTTGGGTACAGGACCATCATGGCAATCAGAAACAGAAGAACAAGAATCGCAAGACCTTTCCCGTCCATGGTATATACTAGTATTCGACTTTTTTTTTCACAGGTCCAGGGATTCCTCCTCCTCCGGAACTTCGTCTGTGAACAAGTACTCCCGGGGGAACCTTTGCTTGGGAGGTGCCTTTGTCCGAACCTGAATCACCTTCCACGTGGGCTCGAACGTTCGCTTGGAAAACACCAAGCCAATGAGCTCAACCAGAACATCAACGCTGGTGTCTGCGCTGAGTGTTTCGAGATCAACCTGAGTTTTCTGGGTATCGAAACATTGAGTAACAACCTGACCCTTGATCGTTGCAAATGACGCAGCGAGCTCATACTCTGGATTCAGGCTCTTCTGGTAGGCTGAATCAACCGTCTCGTCTGAAATCTCCTTTCCGAACCACTCGACTTTGGATGACTTGGCCTGACTGAGAATCGCATCATCAATAGAGGCAAACACATTTGAATCGGGAACACCAAAGGTGACCTGAGCTCCATCGATGGTCATGCGTACACCATTCACTTGCTGAAGAACACGAGTTCCGAGATCAGACGTCACCTTGAGAAAGTAGCGTCCATCTGCAATTTTGTACGGCTTTTCGAACAGCATTTTAAATGAAAAACAAACCTTTGCTCTAAGTAAATGAGTTGCCCCCCTGGACAAGTCCTTCAGTCGAACGGTCTGTGTGGAACAAACACAGCAACTATTATTCAGACATCGAACCTGTATTGCGGTCCACAGTATCTCTCTCAAAACTGCACGTACATGGCGCAACTCACGACGGCGTTAACACCAGCGACTGGATCCGAGTCGATTCCAAACACGATATGTGCATATCTTCAAAACGGTACTCAGTACGCGTGTGATCCTGGGTGTTGCACGGGAACACCGTCGTCGACAGCGACTTCGTCTGCACCTGCAACGGCTTCTTCGTCTCTGTCATGGTGGGTCATCGTACTCATTATCGTCAGTGTTTGTTTGTTTCTCCTTCTCCTCGTGTACTTTGCAACTCGAAAAAATTCACCGGTGAATACAAGGAATGGATCAGCAGCAGCAGCAACTGTCAATGTCGCCAACAAACCTGTTCAGTAATGTTCAGGAATACGCAACGAAAAAGGTCTATGGACCGATACATGTGTGGCACATCCTTGCGTTCCTTATGATAGGACCGATGATCACATGGCCCATGCTCATTCTTCTGGTTGGTATATACCTGGCGAACGTAAATGCATTTAAAGCTACCACGAGCACAATAAATAACAATGGCTGACGAGATGAAGACCCTGTTTGACGAGATCAAGCTTCTGCGTAAGGACATTCGCAAGCTGAAGAACCTCATCGAGGATCCTCAGGGCGAGAAGGCAAAGGCTCGTTCAACCTCGAACGGTTTCAACAAGCCCCTGGACATTTCCGAGGAGCTTCGTAAGTTTCTGAACATGGGACCAGGTGAGCAGATTTCTCGGTCTCAGGTCACCAAGAAGGTGAACGAGTACGTCACCGAGAAGGGTCTGAAGAACGGTCAGCACATCAACATGGATGCGTCCCTCAAGTCTCTGCTTGACCCTCCCGATGATGTTCAGGTGACTTTTCTGAATATTCAGAAGTACATCAACAAGCACTACGTCAAGACCGAGAAGCCGGTGACCGACGCTGCGGCTGCTGCCCCTGCTGACGCGACTGCCTCCGCCCCAAAGCCACCAGTGGCTTCCAAGCGACCGACCGTGAAGAAGCCTTAAACTATTCTTGTTGTATAGTAAATGAAACTGTCGCTCCTCTTGTTCATGCTGGTCATTCTCTTTTTGATTTGGTGGTGGACCTCTTCTCGCGCAGCGCCTGAACGTGTATGGACATCGGGTTCAGGACCAGGGTTTATCCCTGCTTTTCAGGGACAACCGTCGGTTGGTGTAAGTGGGGTATAAAAGAAAGAAGCACGTAAATAATACCATGGAAGAAATAACGGTTGAACTCGTCGATCCTCCTTCGTTTCCACGAAGTGAGATTGAACGTTTGATTGGAACAAAAATGAAGAATGAAAATGTGTACATACGCGCTTTCACGCATAAATCAGCACTCAAAAAGTACAAAGGTCTTGATGGATCGTACGAAACGCTGGAATTTATGGGTGATTCCGTTCTCGGATTTATTATTACAAAATTTTTGTTTGATCGTTTTGAAGATCGTCAGGAGGGGTTTTTAACCAAGGCGCGGACGAAGCTCGTTCGTGGAAAGACGTTGTGTGAAATCGCAGAACGTCTTCAACTCCACACATGGATCCTTATGGATGACAAGGGGATTCGAAACGGTTGGAACACAAACGCCAACATTCTCGAAGACGTGTTTGAAGCCCTCGTTGGTGCGATATACATGGATCTCGGAATTATTCACGCCAAGACGTTTGTGTTTTCCGCGTTTCAAAGTATTTTCGAAACGATTGAAAAGTCCCTGGCGGATGACAACTACAAGGACCAGCTGATGCGATGGTGTCAAGCGAATAAGATTCCACTGCCAGAATACGCCGTCAAGGGACAATATAACGGAACCTTTCATATCGAAGTGCTCGTTGAAGGCATTTCTTACGGTGCAGGGTTTGGAAAAACGAAAAAGGATGCCGAACAAAACGCAGCGTTCATTGCGCTTTCAACCACACCTCGTTTTAAAAGCGAGACGCGTGGAATCAAGTATGGTACATCCCCGAGTTGAATATCTCATTTCACGACCGTATGCAGAACAACGGAGTAAAGAATGGCTCGAGTTGCGTGGAAATTTGTTGACGGCGAGCGATGTCGCAACAGCAATCGGTCTCAATCCGTATGAAACGCCGGAACATCTCATTGCAAAAAAGTGCGGCGCTTCGCGTCCGTGGAGCGGAAACGAAGCGACGAGTCACGGGACACGTCTTGAACCCATGGTTCGAGACTTGTATGACTCGCGATACGGACAGAAATCACACGAAATCGGTGTTGTTCAACACCCGGTGCACACCTTCTTGGGTGGATCACCCGACGGTATTACGGAATCTGGACGTCTTCTCGAAATCAAGTGTCCTTTGACGCGTAAAATCAAACCAGAAGTTCCAGTGTATTACATGCCCCAGATTCAGATTCTTCTCGAAATTATGGATCTCGAGGTGTGTGATTTCGTACAATACAAGGAATCACCGGAAGAGTTTAGCCTTACCGAAGTTCCACGTGATAGAGAATGGTTCAAGAAGTACCTTCCGGTGATGCAAGCGTTTTGGAACCGCGTTCTCGAATGCAGACGGAACGGGTTTTGTCAAGTGGACCTCACACACGAAGAACCCACGTGTGAAGTTATCCTAGAGTAGCTAAGAAAGCCTGGGTCTCAACAGATAAGCTGTTCCATGCATCTACAGCCTTGGACCAGATGACGTCATGTTCCTCTTGTGGTTGTGTGTACAGTTTGACCCATTCAACCATGTGTTTGTATTGGAACCATGGCATGGTATCAGTCTTTTTGAACACGTGAATACACATATCGTCTTTCGTCATCGCGAGTTCGCGACCGATCATCTCGAACCGGTACATATAAAAAATCTAACATTTTAAAATACAATGAAACACCTCATCGGTCGTGTGTCTGGTGTGACACTACGAACCGTCGAGGAACTCGAACCGTTGATGCGTAAAGTCGCTCAGGAGTGTCAACTCACGGTTGTTAACAGTGCGTTTCACCAGTTTGAACCATACGGTGTCACGGGCGTTCTCGTGTTGTCCGAGTCGCACTTTTCGGTTCACACGTACCCGGAACACCAGACCATGTATCTCGACATTTTTTGTTGTTCTGAAACCTTTGACCCCGAACGAACCGGTCACGTCATACTCCGTGTGTTTGAAGCAGATGAAGCGAGCTGGCAGGTTATCGATCGAAGCGTCTAAAAAAAGAGACACAAAGTATACTATGGTTGATCGAGTTTTTCTTTTGGATAGATCCGGATCCATGCAGTCGTGTTACCAGGAAACTCTCGACGGCATGAATGCATTCATAGAATCTCAACGTGAACTCGGAGGAACGATGACGCTGTGTCTCTTTGATACGGTGTGTACGACCCTCTACGAAAAGAAACCCATGGCGGAGGTTCCGGAACTAACACCGAACGAGTATGTTCTCGGAGGCGGGACCGCCTTGTACGACGCGATTGGTCACGTGCTTCGGATGTCTCTCGGTGATACGGCGATGGTTATCATTCTGACGGACGGCGACGAGAACGCATCGACGACGTATACGGCGGCACACGTCAAGGACCTCATCGAGCTGAAACCGTGGACGTTCGTGTATCTCGGTGCGAATCAAGACGCCGTTTTGAACGCACAGAGACTCGGTATCCGTCACTCGAAGGATTACGACGGAGCGCAAACACCCGAACTGTTTCGAACCATCAGTCACACAATGACTCAGTATTCACAGAACACGAATGACGTGGTTCTCTAAAAAAAAGTGTTTTGTCCGAGCTAAAAAAAGTGAGAAGGACTGAAAAAACAAAAAAAAATGATTGAAGATCTCATCAGTACCCTTCGAGCGATCGAAAACGATCCATCGATCGAAGTGTATGAAGATTGTATTCCCGAACACTTTGATATCGTTCAAAGAGCGTCCGAGTTGGCAAACATGTGTCTCATTACAAACAACGGTCACAGGGACTGGAACGGAGAACTTCGTGTTGAAGCGGCGGGGTTTCGCGTCGTATGTGCCGAGCGGGATCGGTTCGGATGGCTTGTCGCGGGTATTGAAACGTCAAAAGGGCTTATTTTGTACGGGTGAATCCATAGCTTTGTAATACAGAGTACTTTTCTTCCCATTCTCGCACTTCTCCTTTCCCGTGAACGTCCCCCCGAAGTTCAGGTCCGCTCAGTGTTAACGCATCCATGACAAAATCTTTGAAGGCTTCACACGCAATTGGAACGATTGGTTGAATCAAATTCCAAATCTGACGCGCCGGGTCCTGGATTTCCGGTTGAGCGTGTGAGTCCATTCGAAGGTGAATGAAATGCAAAAGGTTGTGAAGATCAATCTTCCACACGAACTCAGTCATTGTTCCGAGAGGGAGGTGAACTCGAGCTTCTTCGCGAGCAACGCCCTTTTTGATGAGTTCGTCGTACGTATGAAACGCGAGATCACATGACGCTTTTTGTTTCATCCGAAGCGTCGGTTCGCCGTCGAGCACGTCATCAGATCCCTGGTGGTTCGTAACGGATTGTGCGTGATACTCATCCGGAATGTAAAACTCGGACGGAAGAACCGAGTACCGTCCAGACATTTCGTTGACGGACGCCATGCGATGACGAAGCCATTGACGCGCGACGAAGATTGGAACGCGTACGTGGAATTTAAACTCAACCATTTCGAATGGACTCGTGTGACGATGACGCATGAGGTACCGAATCAGAGAACGCGTTTCCGACGGTTTGGAAACACCCGTGACGGAAATACGCGCAGCGTCGACGATCGCCTGATCGTTTCCCATGTGATCAAGCAGAGTCACAGTTGACATGTCTGGGAAAAACAGTGTCCCAATCTTTAGGCAAGGGAACATCGTCCGGTCTCGGAACCAGTTTCGTTGATCCGTCCGCGTGTATGCCTTCACGAACACAGGTTTCAAAGTGTTGGAACGTGTGTCCCCTATGTTTATCGTCTGCTGCGTGTGCATAGTTTTGAATCTTGTGCTGTACGTGACGTGCATCCCCAAACGAACTACAGTGCCAACCAGCGTATGGAATGTACGGAAAACGCCAACGACAATCTCGGAAAAAGTTTGGTCCGAGTTTTCGAAACTCTTTGGCGTGCGTCATCACCGTTCCAAACCAGGGTTCACCCGTAAACATGTAGTCAAATGAATACTCAAACATGTACATGTGGAACGCGCATGTTTTTGTCGTGTCAGTCACCTTGTCCAGGTTCGGAATCTCGTCCACGTCACTGATGAGAATGATCGCGTCGTCCGGAACGCCGTCAAGACCGAGAAGGACACATTCACGTTGGTGTTTCTCTCGATCCCAGAGACCCGTTTTTTCACACGGCGGACAAATGACGTGTCGAATCTTGTGTGCCCACGGTACGAACCTGTCCTTGTTCTCTTCGTAATACAGAGGTTTCGGGTGACCGACATGCGTCTCTCGAGACTCAGCAAGGACAAACAGATCCACTTTTTCATCGAGCGTTCGAAGACGAAGTTCGAGAATATCAAGTTCGTTGAAAAATTGGAAGGTATCGACAATCATTTTTCTCGTGTAGTATTAATACCATGTCATCAGTTCTTAGACCTTTTAAAGTCAAGCCGTACATTGTCTGGACAGCCATCATTGTTCTCCTCGTGTGTGTGCTCATCGCAACGACCCAGAAAAGTTTTTACCAAGCACGAGACTCTATGAAAGAAGTCGTATATGACGCACCATCCACAAACGCAACTGGTCCACCCATGGGAACGCTCGGTATTTCTCCAGCAGATACCATTCCGACGCAGATCCCAGCAGATGCTCCGATTCCACCAATCACGTTTCGTCCAGATCTGTTCCCTCCGCCATCGGATACGATGAAAGACTACGATCACGTGAATCTGGCACTCGAACCCCTGGAACGAAGTCACACAGCAGTGAGCATGATACCTTTGAACGAGTCAGAGTCGTCCATGTATCCAGCAACCCTCGACGAGCTGTTTCTCGCATCCCAAGACCAGGGATTCATGGAGTCATCGGTCGATACAATTTATGACGTCATGGCTCTGACACCCCCACGGCTCATGACCGACCAAGTGTAACCGTGTACCCGGGAAGCTTGGAACGCACGACACCGAGAGCCCCCGAGAATGACGGTTTCGACCACAGTAGCCAACGCGCCCAAAAACCAGGTGTAAAACGACCCGACGCGGTCCAGTGTTCATGCATGCCTCTATGTCTTTGAACATATAGAAGCATACGTGCGTGATTCTTGTGTTTCGTATAGTCTGAGTATCCTGTTGCTCCAAAGTCGACGCTTTTTCGGTCATCAACGAAAAGCGCACGCCATTTCTTCTTTGGGTTGGGACTCTTGAATACGTACACACGTTTCTTCATGTCACATGAAAATGTTTTTTTCTGTACGGTATTGTATATGACAACTTCACGTGTATCGAAACAGGGTACCCCTGCTCGGCGTCGACGCGTTGCATCGACCACTCCGTATGCGAATCGGGGAAACACAGGAAACAGTCGCCGAAACATTCTTCAGCGTAAGTGGAACAAAATCACCGAGGCGTTCGCGCTGTACAGCTTTCTCGTACAATCGGGGGCAAACCCGAACCTTATTCGACGTGCGTCTGAACGCTACCACATGGCACTCCTGAACTATTCAACGTACAGCCACAGAAATTAAAAATACGTGTACTTGGTAACGACGATGACGCCAGAGCAAATACGCGCGTACAACGCATTTGCCAACTCGTACAAGAAAATTTTCCATCATTTCGTACACCAAGGTACAGTGCTCAAAAACTCCAAGAATAATCACATACAGAAATCAAAAAACTTGTTGCGCGCTTTTAACAAACCAGTCGCTGCGTATAAAACGACTTCGTTCAACGTGTACGATCCGTACACAGGCACGCAACACGTAAATGCAAAAAACGCAAAAAACGCGGAAAAACTTTTTCAACAATTACGAAAGAACCTGAGGTTAAAAGCGACTCGAATTGGTTTGCCTCTTGTTCAGGTGAATGCAGGAGGAAACCTCGTACATCTTCCTCCGGGTGTCATACGACACATCCTCAAGCTACTTTAAGGACACACGGATCGCAATGTACACGAGCAAGATGAGGATGAGCACGTTATAAAACAGCCATACACCGATATATGGGATAAATGCGTTGTTTTCCAAGGCTAAACTTAAGATTTGTTTTGTAAGTGATTCATCATCGTCGTCCATGGATAAATTTATTCAAGAAAAACGAACACGTGATTCATCGCACTTTCCTTGTGGGACGCTCACGTGTTTGTATGGTCGACCGGGGTGTGGGAAAACCTCCTTTCTCCAGTCAGAGTTTGGACATTACATTTCAATCGAACCTGACATATTGAAAACGAAACAAGGTACGCTGGATTTCTTCGAACGCCTTACACACACGAAAAGTCCGATTGTGTTTGATAACTGGGAATCGCTCGAAGACCTCATCGGTATCCGTGAAATCACGGGTCCAATCTCACCGTTCAGTCCGAGCATCATCGTGTCACACACACCCGTGAAACACACGAAGGATATTCGACTTTTACAGTGTCCGACACACGAACACGACTTTCGCAGAACCAGTCTTGATGCGCAGGGGAATTCGCGTCCAGACACATTTGAAACCGCGCGCGAATACGTTCACAGACTCATGCGTGGAAACTGGAACAACGTTCGCATAGGCGATCTCGTTCACGAACCCGGACACGTATGGAGCATCATACAAGAAAACTACCCAGACCGTGTGAAATCGCTCGACGTCTTGTGCACAATCTCAGACCTCATGTCAGACTCTGACCTTTTGAATTCGTACATGTACCGTGAAAACGATTGGTATGTTTCGTCTCGTGTACTTACGGTGACGTCATGTATCTACCCATGTCGTTTGATGATCCCGTCCAAGGTGTCCCCACGCCCAGGAAGCTTTTGGACAAAACACCAAAACACGTGCATGCGTCGGAAAAAGCTCGATGCGTTGTTTCAACGGTCCAATAAATTGCTCACACGGGAAACTCTCGAGCTCGTGATTAAACTTCAGTTTCAAAAAGAACAGTATACAGCCTGTCAAGAATACTCGTTGGATCCATCGGATATAGACATTCTCGGTCACATCATCGGTCCGTTCAAACAAAAAACGGTCACCGCGTTAAAAAAAGTATGTGAACAGAATAAGAAATGAAAGACGATTCGTGGACGGAAAAGGAGGAAATTTTCCTAGCGAAAATTGAACAACAGTGTAACGAAATACACAAACACAACACGGTTGACTATACGTACTATAACAAACTCGCGTCCCGGTTTAACATTCCTATCCTTGTCATTTCAGCCTTGAATTCCTTGTGTGCTATAGCGCTCAACGATTTCTTGGCACAACGTTACGTGAGTATTCTGAACGCGATTCTTTCTGCGGGAACCGGCGTGCTCGGTTCGGTTCAGCTGTACATGAAACTGAACGAAAAGATGACGAACGCGCTCCGAGCGTCAATTCTTATGAAACGACTTGCTTTGAAGATTTCAAAGGAATTGAGTATAGAACGTGAGAAGAGAACGTCCGAGGGTCAGGCGTTTCTCCAAGAGTGTTTCGCGGATTTCAACACTGCGCTCGAACAGGGGAACGTGATTGAGAAGAAAATATCAAACCATCTTTCCGTTTCTTCGCCTTCTTCCAATTCACCAAAAAAAGCTTCTTTTGTGATGAACATGCTCAGTCCGAAACACGGGTCCCGCGACGGGTCGCGTGAAGGCTCGATGTGGAGAGTACCGTCGAGTCCACCCGATTCCATCGAAGAAGAAGAATCTGCTTAGAACGTATACTCCATTGTAGTATCATGTTCAGATCTCGGATCGCAGAGTATGCAGATATAGACACCCGTCGACACATGGGTTTTCCACCGAGAAAGTTATGTCTCCGATGGAAATCGTTCCACCCTCGACGTTTTCACTCTGAAATTTTCAAGTACGATCCAATCAAAAAATACCTATCGTACTATGAGTTTTCTGAATACGGACAAGTGTACTACGAGACAGTCACGAACATCATCCCCGTGAACGATGATGACGAGTGGTGCTGGTATCACCTCGAAGGTTCCGTTACATATGGTTTGTTTTTTTCACACAGACACATCAGAGAATACCGACGGACGAAACACGAACTCGTCACGTATTTTGCTGGGTGTCCTGCCTTCATTTCTGAACAGGTGATGGCACCTGCTGATGCGCAGTCTCCGTTGCCTTCTTGTCCATGTATCGCTTGTACAGGAAAAACACGACGAGCAGAAACACGAGTGCCGCGGCTATGTGAAATGGTTTAAACAGAGACCCCTTTGCTGCTTCTTCGAGGGCGGTTTCGATACGAACTTGGCGAGTTGCGTCAATAACTGGTGGGACCTCCATATATAAAAAAATGATGTTTTTTACTTGCCAAGAAAACGCAAACACAAGGTTAAACCAAAAAAATGACAGACATCGATACTCTCTTTTCTATCGCAGATACGTGTCGTCCCAAACGTCTTCTTCCTGAAGAAGCTCCGGTTCTCAACCTGGAATGGATCGATTTTCGGTGTCCGAATTGCCCAGACACGTCATTCGTGATGGTTGGAAACAACCGATACTTGTCTGGGACTCGGATCATGAACGATGACGGACTTCCCACGTGTGTTTCGTGTGGCATGAGCGAGCGTGAACACGTTTCAAACGAACCAGAGTGGAATGCGGGTGGAGAAGACGGAGACGATCCGTCTCGTGTGGGTGCACCCGTCAACACAACACTGTTCAGTGCCGCGTGGGGGTCAGGAACTATGATGTCTGTGAGTCGTGCTTCGTATGCAAACAAACGACTCGCACGTATCAACTTTCACATGTCCATGAATCACAAGGATCGGGCACTTCACCACGCGTATGAGAACATGGATAGGATCGGGCGAGGTGTATTGAGCCTTCCGGAGAATGTGATGCTTCAAGCGAAGATCATGTACAGAAAGTTTAATGAAACTGTGTTGACTCGTGGTTCTATACGTGTGGGCATCAAGGCGAACTGTATTCTTCGTGCGTGTCAGGATGCACACAACGCACGCACGGTACAAGAGGTTGCTGATGCCTTTGGTATTCCACCCAAGGATATTTCACGGACGGCGGATATGTTTCGGGAAACGATTCCAAGCGACAATAGCACGACAACGTGGTCTTCGGATATCGTCACCCGAATTTTCGGACAGTTGAATGATATTCCATCCGATGTTCGTGGGCGACTTCGGCAAAAGGCGATTCGCATGTGTTCTCACGTGGAGAAACACCCCAGTCTCATGGGAAAGACGCCAAAGGGGATTGCAGCAGCGATACTGTACCAGTGTGTTGCAGAGTATGGGGTTTCAAAGGACACGATTGCAAAGCTCAGCGAAGTGTCTTTGCCAACGCTCACGAAGCTCGAACAATTGATCAGAAAAATATCTGAAGTGTAATTATATGAAGAAGCAACACCAGTACGTTGTACTCATCGTTGTCTTTGTCTTGCTTCTCGTCGCTTTGTACGTGTACAGGTCAAAGGAGACGTATGTTCTCCCCGACTTTACAAACATGGGATCAACGTCAAACATTTGTCCACCCATGTTCGTGTTGACGTGTGTCAGCAGCAATGTCACTGGAATTACTCAGACGATTCCTTTCCCGTCGTCTCTTCCTCAACCATGCGCGAATACGTATGTTCCTTTGTGTCTTCCTCACCCGAGGTATTTGCGTGCTGCGAATCAAGTGTACCACACATCGAACACATCCTCACCAACACTGATGTGTCCAGCTGGACAGTATCTCATAGGGAACAACTGTGCGAGTTGTGCCCCGGGTACGTTTTCGCTCGGGGGGACCATAAGCTCGTGTACTCAGTGTACATCAAATACATTTAGCAATGTAGTAGGAGCGACATCATGTACTCCCTGCCCAGCAGGGAAGAGTAGTATGCCAGGAAGTTCCATGTGCTTGTAGTAAATTTCTCTCTGCATACAGTAAATGAAAAACTCGATTCTGATATTCGTCGGACTCATGATCGCCATGTACTTTTTGCTGACGTACTCGTATGCTGGCTACGTTCCAGACTTCCCAGAAGAAACTCGGTTTCGTCACATATATAAAGGTCCGGGGTTCGTGCTTGAAACGGACAGCGTTGCCGATCGTGCCGTGGAATCCAGTCTAAAATAAAGAGACAATTCACAACTACACATGCAGACACTTTCTCGTCCACCTGTAAAGATTCATCAGACGCGTGAAAAGAAAAAAAAGTACTTTACACTCCACAAAATTCCGAATCACATCATGGCGTGGAATGCAAAAACAGAGAAGCGTGCTGTTGTTGCATTCAATCGTGAACAGGATGTTTTAAAGACGGGAAAGATTATCGAACGTCATTATGAAAATCGTCGTGAATGGCCTCATTTCGACGAAGAAGAGTTGATTTTTGAACCTGGATCGGTCTCAAACGATTCGCTCGACGAACTCGGTATGCTGAATGTTGTTTCGTGGGACAACTTGGACGAGCTTCGCGTGTTTTGTGTAGAACATTATTTCGATCTTCTTGTGATTGAAACCGTGTCTGCGCATTTTCAGGTTCGAGGGACTGTTTTCCACCTGGACGTTCCCATGGAACTGTATGTGCCTCATCTCGAAAAGTTATTCAGTTATTGGACTGAGTCCTGAAGCCGGAACAACCGCCTGGGAGTTTAGGACGGCGCGTGTGTATTTCATGGCGAGCACGAAATGAATCTCGACCCACGCGAGGGCGTCTCGCTCGTTGAGCGTAACATTCATCGGGTTTGTGTTAATCTCTTTGACCAGTGAAAACTGTTGACTCAGGTCTTTCATGCTATCAGCGAGATCTGTCATTTTCTTGAGCCAAACGACATGACTCTGATTCATCGGGTCGAATGCGTTTTTGAAAACAGTGATTGGAGAAGTCATTTTGTTGTTATGACGTTTTTTCTTTTTAGTCGCTCAAGTAGTCGTCTTCTACTTCGTCGTCATCGTCGTCCAAATAGTCCTCCTCGTCATCCTCTTCTTCCGTGAATTCATCTTCTTCTTCGTCGTCGTCCTCTTCGTCGTCATCGTCTTCTTCGCTTGGGACGTAGTCTTCATCGGACTCGTCCGCCTCGCGTATCCACCCAGTCTCGTCAACACGTTTGAATCCGACATCATCTTCAATGTCTGTTTCCAGGTAGTGAGTGATGCTATTATCATCCACATCGTATGTATCATCTTCGTACCTGTAAATCGTTCGACCGTGTTGCTTGTCTTCCGTCGGACTCAAATACTGAATCGTAAAAACACCGTCATTTTCGGATACAATCCGTGCATACAGCGAAACGTTCTTTCCGGTTCCGATATCAGTCCAAACACGTACGAGTGACATTACTGCTGACTTGAAACATTTCTTTAAATATTTTTCTACGCATTTTTTAGAATGGTGGCGATAGAAAGCGTCAAGACAGGAGGACGACACGTGTTTGAGATTGGAATCTTTGGTTCAAAGATCGTACTCATTTTTCTCTTGTTGATTCTGTCTTTTATAAATGCAGACGTATCATTCATTCAAAGCAAACCACGAAACTTTATCGGGGAAGCTATTGTCCTTGGAGCGTCTGCCGCCATCCCGTTCATATTCATCGCTAAAAACAGAGGTCAAGACCTCGGAGACGCCTTTTCGGTTGCAGTCACCGCGTTTCTCATTTTTTTCCTGTTTCACGTCGTCATGGAATTTTCAGGGGAAAACCGAGTATCTGCTGGGGTACAGCTGAGTTCAGGCGAACAAAAACAAGACAATCTGGTTCAAAAAATCTTGAAACTTTCCGTTTTTAAAATCGTCGTTGGACTGATTGCGGCGTTCATGCTCATCCTTGCTTTTGTCGTCCACGATTTCGGACCGGGACTCAAACTGATTCTCCTCGAAGCGCTCTTTGTGGCTGTGTGTGGTGCACTCCCCACCGTGATGATTGCAGTCGACCGAGATCAAAAGGATAACGTGAAAATCGTCAAGGACTTTTTTACATTCTTCGCCATGTTCTTTTTAGGACACGTCATTCTTCAAATGGGTGGGTTTTACACTCACCTGTTCATGAAGAAACCAGATGAGGTTCTTCCTGTCCCCCCCACAAGTACATGATGAAATCACCGTTCGACTGAACAAGCTCTCCTGATGATGCAATGTACACCTTGTCCGTGATTAGAATTTCCTGCTCAACCAAGTTTTCGAGAATAGGTCGGATCCACGTGTGATCGAGCCGAGGTGCGCTCGTCTGATACACGATGTGAATCTTCGTCGGTTTCGTATAGTGTCGACACATAGGACACCGACGGATCGTTTCAAACCAGTGTGAAATACACTGGTCATGAAACACGTGTCCACAATCGAGACGTACTGAACCGGCGTCGTTTCGACACAGACAAATACTACATTCGGGGGTGTGTACATTACACGTGGACAAATGACCCATGGGGGGGAGACGACACCGTCTATGTTGCACTGAATGTGTGCATCTCATTACACTATAAGCACGTGTTTGCTTTAGCAGAATTTCCACTTGTGACCACAGAGACACTGTGCAAACGTCGTCATCGGCTCATCGGCGCTTCGCGTCTGCATCTGGTAGTAGCTCGTCTTCTTCGTCTTGCACTTGGGGCACATCAAGATACCTTCTATGTTATCATTCTCAACTTTTGCCAAGTCGAGCTTGATTCGCTTCTTCATGAGCTCAGTTTCCATCTGTCCAAACGGACCGGTCGGCCACATCTGCGCAGACGAAAAGCGTTCCAAGTCTTGCGCTTTGATCTTTGTCAAAATCTCCGGGTTCTTCTTCAAGTTGAAGAGAACACTGAGTAGTCTGTGTTTGTACGTCTCCTTGAAATATCTGTTGTCCCACGAAGGGTCTTTTGTACGCTCAACTGACCAGTTGAATATCGCCGTCTCGGCATTCTTCGCCTTGGCGGGTTTTCCGGGAAACACCTCATCGGTGATTCGCTTCAGCGCGTACTCTCGGAGGATGTGGTGCTCCATGTGTGTATTTTTCCCTCTTACCGGAATCATAGTTTTTTAACCTAAACATCACACGATTTTTAGCTTAAAACGGTTATTCGTATATGATGTATATGGAAGTCGAACGAAAGCACGTGGAAGTCGAAGATGACGTCGTGGACGACGACGACGACGACGTAAAAACTGTGGACCTGTTCCCGTGGCGGTGGAACTTGGAAATGCCATACGTTAAGATCCAAGCATCTTTGCCTGGGTGGTTTCTCGTACTTGTGTTTGTTCTCTTTGCCCGGGGTCCGGAGTCGTGCTAAGCGTTGTCGTTCTTCGCGTGATTCCGAGCGAAGTCTCGAGTATGCTTTTTGCACGTGAAAGCGGTTTCGGGCGTTTCAGTACGAGACCTGCCGTGTGTTCCTCTCCTGGTTTCTTTGCAGGTACAGCATTTGATGAAACGATGACGGGTATTCTGTGTGTCTCGTTCGGCATGAACAGTTGTTCGGACGACGTACCGCTTCGAAACTGTTCAATCGTCAGCGGTCCACCGAAACGCTGAAGAAGATACCTGTTTGGCGCTGGTTTTGTCGGTACGTACTTTTTGGACGCGTGTTGTCTCATCAGAGCTAAAAGTTGTTGACGTTCCCCTGCGAGTGGACCGCTGTATTTTGCGAGGTAAGACTTTGCACATTCCCACGAACAAAAGTGACCCACCGTATCAAAACGACGACGGAGTTCGTCGTACTTATACGGTGCATGTATAGTCGTACCTTCGAACGGATATGTACACCACCAACAAGAGACGCCTTCGTTCATTCTTCAATTAAAAGTTTCAAGGTCTTTAATAAACATGAGCGTGTTGAGCATCGACGTAGGTATAAAGAACCTTGCCATGTGTCTCATCGACGGACCGTCTCGTAAAATTCAAAAATGGGACGTGTCTGGTGTTCCACCACAACACGCCGATGGGTTGTTCCGTGCACTCAAAACACATATAGGCACGAAACCGTGGGTGTTTGATGCTTCGACTGTCCTTATTGAAAAGCAGCCCGATCGAAACAGAACCATGAAGAGTGTCGAGCATTTCTTGCACACGTATTTCTTGTGTCACGACAAGGACGTCGTGATTTGGGACGCACGTCACAAAGTACCTGATGTCGTTGGTCCGGGGCGCGCACAGTATCTTCAACGTAAAAAAGCGTCAATCGAACGGTGTCGCTCGTTTCTTCAGGCGACCCAACCCGAATGGATCGCCGTGTTTGATACACACAAAAAGAAGGATGACCTCGCGGATACGTGCATGCAAGCCCTCTCTTTTCTCGAACGTGAACCGACTGGACCAGTGGACCCCGTGTGTCCTCGTCCACGAAAACCAACAGAAAACCAAAAACTCACCAAATACTCCAAAGCAAACTTGGCATGGCTCATCAAAGAGAAGAAACACACGTCAGACAAACGTTTCGACAAGGATCTCAAACGGTATTATCACACGCTCGGTGAACTTTTAACAGAGTTTAATTTGTCTCTATAAAATAGAATGTCATGTGGTCCAGGTAGTTATCAGACTTTGGTATCCACTCCTGTATTTACAGGGCATGGGTATACATACAAACAGTCATTGCAATGTTCATTGTGTCCCATTGGCACGTACTCATCAGGTACAAATGCAAGTTCATGTACTCCGTGTCCTGTGAATACATATACAGCAGTTACAGGTACAACTGCGTGTACTCCGTGTCCTACCGGTCTTGTTTCGATCTCTGGTTCATCCATGTGTTGTCCTTCTGGTTCCTTTTCTCTTGCGGGCGCAACTTCGTGTACCGTATTTCCATCGTGTCCAGCAGGTTCATATGCAGATACATCCACGCAAACAAACCCTGGGTGTATTTCGTGTCCCGCTGGTACATACTCGACAACAGTGAACGCAACATCATCTTCTACGTGTGTTTCGTGTTTCTATGGAACATATTCTAAGACCGGAGCGACTTCATGTTATCCATGTGTTGCCGGAGCTGAACCATGTGTTTTAACACCGTGCCCAGCTGGACAAACAGGTATAGCCCAAAATGGTGTTTATGGTGGATGTTCAGTATGTACCAATGGAACAACTTCGAATGTCGGTTCAGTAAACGCTTGTTTATGCCCACCGGGAACATATTCTTCAACAGGGAATTATGGTATCATAACAGGTCGAGGGTTTCAATATTCAGGGACATGTCTCCCGTGTTCTGCGGGTACATACTCGGCAAAGACAGGTGCAGCAAATAGTTCTACGTGTATATCTTGTCCATCTGGACAATATTCATATTCTGGTTCGGCATCATGTTCAACTCCACCGGCATATTCAACAATTAATTCGACACAAACAGGATTCACATGTAACTTCGGGTTTACTCTAAATTCATCTGGAACATGTACCCCATGCCCTGCAGGGACATATGTATCATCGTCTGGAACATGCACCGCATGCCCTGTGAATACGTACAGCTCAACTACAAATGCAACATCATGTACTGCATGTCCTGGAGGTACAACATCGTCAACTGGAGCATCTGTGTGTAACACTCTTTCGTGTCCAGCTGGACAATATGGGTCTGGAAATGGGTGTATAAATTGTCCGAGCGGGCAATACTCAACCGCGGGCGCATTGTCGTGTACTTTGTGCCCTGCAGGGTCATACTCTTCCTTTCCAGGTTCGTCGTCGTGTACTTTGTGTCCTGCAGGGTCATCCTCATCCGCGGGTGCATTTGTTTGTACTACGTGCTCTGCCGGGACATACTCAACCGCGGGCGCGTCGTCATGTACGACGTGTTCTGCGGGTACATACGCTGGCGAATTTGCATCATCATGTACTACGTGCTCGGCAGGTACATATTCAGCCGCAGGTGCGTCGTCGTGTACTACGTGCTCTGCCGGGACATACTCAACCGCGGCTGCAACATCGTGTACTACGTGTCCCACGGGGACATACTCGACTGGAAATGCATCGACGTGTTCGAGTCCACCAGCAAATGCAACCGTTAATGCAACACAAACAGGACTCACGTGTAACGCAGGGTATACACTAAACTCTTCGTCTGGAACATGCACCGCGTGCTCTGCAGGGACATACTCAACCGCAGGTGCGTCGTCGTGTACTACGTGCTCTGCCGGGACATACTCAATCGCAGGTGCAACATCGTGTACTACATGCCCTACAGGCACATACTCGATTGGAAATGCATCGTCGTGTTCGAGTCCACCAGCGAATGCAACCGTTAATGCGACACAAACAGGATTCACGTGTAATGCGTCACAAGGATATCTTCGTGTTGGTTCGACGTGCGTTGCAGCTTCATGTCCATCAGGTTCATACATAAATGTGGACACGTGTACACCGTGTCCGAGTGGACAATATTCAGCGGGTATAAATGTATCTTCTTGTTCAAACCCACCAACAAACGGAACAGTCAATTCGACGCAAACAGGGTTTACATGTTCTGGAAACTATACGGCGTTTGTTTCGGCAGGAACGTGTGCGTGCAACCCGGGAACGTACGTAAACGGTACGACGTGTACGCCCTGTCCATCGAGTACATATGCAAGTGGATACAACAACACACAATGTACACAGGTTCCACAATATTCAACCGTTTCTTCCGACAAAAGCACGTTTACATGTAATTCCGGCTTTTCACTTGTTGCTGGACAATGTCAATGTCCGGCTGGTTCGTATATCAACGGGAGTGTTTGTACTCCCTGTCCAACTGGACAGTATTCGGGTGCTGTCAATTCGTCGACGTGTGTACTTCCGCCTTTAAACGCATCAGTGACTTCTACAAATTCAGGGTATCTATGTAATCTCGGATGGGTTTTACAGTCAGATGGAACGTGTCGCTCACTCGCGTGTCAACCTGGAACGTATTTGTTGTCTACTTTGAATTATACAGCAACATCAAGTGTTACAGATTATTCATGTGCACCGTGTAGTTTGAACACGTGGTCAAGTACTATTAATGCAAGTGCATGTTCAGTAGCACCTGCAAATTCAACCATAAATGCATTACAGACGGGATGGATATGTAATACCGGGTACATTTCTGTCAATTCGTCTTGTGTTCAAGGTTCTTGTCCGGCAGGAACATATCAAAACGTAAATACGTCGTGTACACAGTTACCACCAAACTCTACAATAACCCCCGATGGAACATATTTTCAGTGTAATACGGGATACATTTTGTCAAACGGAACGTGTGTTTCACTTTCCGCGTCTGGTGGGAACATCTCACAAGCAGGAACAAATTACGTCATTCACAAATTTACAACAAACGACGTGTTTGTGCCACAAAAAGCAAACCTAGTTGTTGATATACTCATTGTTGGTCAAGGTGGTTCGAATGGCGGAAATGGAGGAACGATTACATACATCCCGGGATATTCCTTATCAACTCAATCATATGCCGTTCAAGTCAATGCGACACAATCCAGTTTTGGAAGTTTCGTCTCGGTGAAAGGTGCAGATCAAGGAGGCTTAGGCGCGGGTGGTCCATCGGGTACATGGGGACGTGGTCCAGGTCTTTCGTATGATACATCCGGATATTCCGTTGTGTATGGAGCTGCTGGTGGAAATAGCGGTCTCGCTGGAGCTCCTCAAACCGGAAACGGAGGTGATGTTGGACTCGCCGGTGGTTCAGGTGTTGTATACGTACGCTATTTAGCGACACCGTGTATGACTGGAAACGTGTGGGACTCAAGCACGCAGAGTTGTGTCAAGACGTGTCCCGCAACACTTCCATTTACAAAAAACGGGTTTTGTGTGACGTGTACATCTGGATACTTGTCCGGAAGTACATGTGTAACTTCTTGTCCGGCAGGGACATACGGTTCAAAAGGTACGTGTATACAGTGTCCCGGTCCACAAACGTCACCATCAGGTTCATCATATCTTACACAGTGTCAGTGCCCTGCAAATTATTACGGTGCATTCGGACAAAGTACGTGCACGGCATGTCCTCAGAATTACGTATCGCCTGTCGGAACAACAACGAGTTCTGGGTGTACACTTTCATGCCCTGCGGGGACATATACAAGTGGAACAAACTGTGTAACGTGTCCATCACCGACAACATCAAGTCCAGTCGGTTCAACAAGTTTAGATGCATGTGTGTGCCCAAACAACGGACTGTTCAGTCAAGGATCGTGTGTTTCTACGTGCCCTGTAAATACATACACACTGAATAATGTGTGTACACCGTGTCCCGGAACTCAAATTTCACCATCTGGGTCGACACAGCTCTCGGCGTGTGTGTGTCCATCGACGAGTTACGGTACTTCTGGTTCGGGGACGTGTACATCATGTCCAGCCAATAAAGTCGCTAATTCCAATCAAACCGGATGTACTTGTCCTTCAACGCTTCCGATCTGGGACCCGATAGGTGCTTGGTGTGTGTCCCAGTGTCCGGTAAACACATATGCACTGAATGGAACATGCACGTTGTGTCCAGCTCCAAAAAGCTCACCGGTTGGTTCAACGAGCGTTTCACAGTGTACGTGTTCAACTATTTTAGCTCCATTCGATAACGGCGTTCAGTGTGTTGGACTGACTGGTCCTGGAAATATAAGCGCGTCAAGTGGTGGTACGATTACGTACAACAATCAAACAGTCATTCACACATTTACATCGAATGGAACTTTTGTTCCCCCAACAAATATTACCAATGCAACTGTCTACGTGATTGGTGGAGGAGCCGGTGGAGGAAAAGACGGAACAGGGGGTTTCGGTGGAAGCATTTCCACGTATACAAATGCTTCATTTACAGCTGGAACATCTTATACCGTGACTATAGGTCCCGGAGGTGCTCAGGGTCAATCGGGTGGGTCTTCGAGTATAGGAAACTATACCGCAAACGGTGGTTCAGGGACGTATATCGGAACCGGAACAAGTTATGCGTTTCGGTTCGATCAGTTTACGTATGCTTGTGCTATTCAGACCACAAACACAGTATCAGTATACGTTCCAGCATCGGGAAGCCGGGTATTAGGTACATATGTAGCTGCTTATTACACATATCGTACTGTACCGTGGTACACACAAGGAGTTCAAGTATACCCAGGGACATCAAATGAAAACTATACGATTGCTCAACCAACAACCACTCCAGGATATCCTATATGTCTTACAGGAACTCAACTACCTATTTACGGTTGGACTCAGGGTATTTTTTCAGGGGCAAACGTAACGTATTGTTATGTAGCAGATATATATCGATCTTTAGTTCAAGGCATAAATCAAACAGCTACGGGGTATGAACTATATATGACAATGTCCGGTCAATCTCCTCCTGTACACCTCGGGCAGGTACTTACACGAGGGACACCTTCACCTGCACGTAATATATTTTCAGGTCTATACGGTGCATCGGGTGGAACTATAAATTATGGGTCGAACCCCGGTGCAGGAACAGGTGTCACGTTGAATTCTCAAAACTGGGACAATACCCCTCTCGGGGGTGGAACCGTGAACGCCGGATACCCCAGTCCCTCATTAGGTCTTCCGTTCACTGACTTTGTAGCTGCAACAGACGCTCCTGCAAATTCTGGTGGAGGTGGTGGTGCCGGGTGGGTTCTGGACGGCGTGATAAATGCACCGGGAGGCGCGGGTGGATCTGGTACTGTTATAGTCACATATCCCCAAGGTGATGAATGTCCGTCTCAGCTTCCGTTTTACGATTGGTACATTGGCAAGTGTACATCATGTCTTTTGTTCAATTATCAAACACCTGCCTTTGACCCGTCATCTGGGTTATGTGGAACATGTCCTTCGTCAACCCCATGGTGGAATGAACAACTTCGTCAGTGTGTTTCCACGTGCACAGGTGATTTGTCGTTTTCAAACAGCCAATACATGACGTGTGTCCGAAACACACCGCGATCATGCCCCCCGAGTGCGCCATATTGGAACACATACGACTGTTCAAGTTCGAATCCACAAATTTCAATTTATGGGGGTGCAACCGGTGGAAATCCCATTGTAAACAACGGAACGTATATCGTACATACATTCACGACAAACAGTTTGTTCGTCCCTATCGTCGGTCTCGTCGCTGACATTCTCATCGTTGGGGGTGGAGGTGGTGGAGGCATAGGAACATATTCCGGACCGGGTGGACAAGCTGCTTATGTATATGGCGGCGGTGGCGGCGGACAAGTTCAATTTATCCCGAATGTGACTCTGAACGTCGGAACTTCGTATCAGGTTGTTGTTGGACAAGGAGGTTTGGCTGGACAAAACGGAGGATCGTCATCCTTTGGAACATACACATCGATCGGAGGCGAAGCAGGGGGTGGGGGGACATATCCTTCGTCTGGAAACGGAGGTGGAGGAAACGCGTCGTATGTATATGCACCTCCTGTTCAAAACTGGGGAACGGTTTCGACTGCATACGGTGGCACTGGACAAAATTACGGTGGAGATGCATACGGTCTTCTTACAGTCGTAAACGGTCAAAATACACTCGCCGACGCGTTACCCGGTTTAGGGATACCCGCAGTGTCTGTGACACTCGCGGGTGGTGGCGGAGCCGGTGCAAACGGAGCAGGTTTATCTGGCACGAATACAGGTGTTGGAGGCTCAGGTGGTCCAGGAATTCCGTATGACATGACGGGCGTAGCGTCAAACAGTCCCGTCTATTACGGAAGCGGGGGTGGTGGACTGGGGACTATATTTAATATATACATCAGTTTCGACGTTTCAGGTTCAATAATCGTTAGAGGTGGTTTGTTCGGAGGCGGGTCGGGTGCACGCGGAATTGGCGGTGGGGGAGGTGATGGCGGAAACGCATTCAGTTCTGGCTCGAACGGGATCGTCATCGTTCGGTACAAGGTTGGATATGCGTGCCCAAATTCGATTTATCACTATAATCCATCGACAAACCTGTGTACACTCTGCGATCCAACTACACCATACTACAATACGACTACTTCTCAGTGTACAACATGTCCGAGCGCAACACCATACTTTGACGGACTTTCATGTGTTGCGACGTGTCCACCACAACTTCCAAACCCAGATAAAAACAACTTGTGTACTCTTCCCTGTGTGAATCAATATCCGTATTGGGAACCAGCTTCAAAAACGTGCGTGTCTAAATGTCCGTCAACAAATCCAGTTGTGTCGGGAACAACGTGTGGACCGTGTCCGAGTGGAACTGCGTGGAATATACAAACGAGTTCGTGTGGAACATGTCCAGAGGCAGCCGTGAACAATGTATGTACCCTGTGCCGTGACATTAACATTTCAACACCTCTGTGGAACGGAACTGCGTGCGTCGGGTGTTCATCCGGATCGTTCTGGAACGGGACAACGTGTACGACATGTGCACCGCCGACGATTATTTACCAATCGAGTACAAATTCGTGTGTGACCTGTGTGCAAATCAATCCATTAACACCTGTATACAATTATATATCAAAGACGTGTGCACCGTGTTTCGGAGTTTGGAACGGATCAACATGTCTCTCATGCGCTCAAAACAATCTGTCAACACCATATTGGAACGGAAGTGCGTGTGCGGCGTGCCCAGCCACAATACCGGTATGGTACCAAAACCAGTGTACTTCAGTGCAACAAGTGCCACTTGGTCCTATGACATCATCAACATCATATGACGCATCAGGAAACATGTATGTCGTAAGTTCATCGTCTGGCACGACTGGGTGGCAAGCATTTGATGGAAATTCTTCGACGAGTTGGCAAGTTGGGTCTGCTTCGTATACACCAAATGTTCAATACACAGGGAGATGGGGAAGAATCGACGATACAGGAACACAATATGCAGGCGAGTTTGTACAGATACAACTTCCGTTGTTGTATTGCCCAGTGTCTTATACGATTGCATCGTCCAGCAACCCACCGACAGCGTGGACAATACTAGGATCAACCGATCTTATGAGTTGGCATCTTCTCGACACGAGAAGTGGAATTACAAATTTGAATCAAACCTTTTTGATTACGGGAAATCCAGGGTACAATACATTTTCTTCGTACGTGTTTATTATTCAAACAAGTGCCGGAAATCAACCATCGATATCGGAAATTACATTACAAAACGTTGGTATAGGTGAAACGCCAGCGGCTGTACTCGCTGCAAATCAAACGAACATTTTGAACAGTGCTGCGCTGTCCGGGTGTACAACATCAGCATGCGTCGTTCAAAAAGCAAGCACAGTCGATATTACAAGTCTTGTATACGGCGTACAGCCACCCGTGCCGGTTGCACAAAACATCTTCCCACCGGGCGTTCAAGCTCTTTTGTCAAACTGTAACAGTAATGTACAGTGTAATGTTATCGCGTATGACTTTGTTACAAATGCCAACACCGTACTATCAAATATTCCATATTTGGTGGACACATCAACAACAACCCTCGCCGATTCGGCTGTTTTTGTAAAACAAATAGCGTCTCAGCCGGCAAAACTTCAGTCGCCCCCAGGTTTTATGTTTAATTACTACGGCAGTTTACAGGGAACACAGCTTAGAAATCCAGCGACCCCGATCACTCTCACCGCATGTGGTTCTGCTTGTTCTGCAAATCCAGCGTGTATTGGGATTAATTACAACCAAACAACTTCATCTTGTCAACTCTTTTCATCCGTTTCATCGTATTCGAACCAAACGGATCCAAACTATAATATATCGTTCGTGAAAGACCCATATATATTAACGTCGAGTGGAACACCCACGTCAACTACCCAAGTGTGTCTAAATCCCCTTGCATGTAACAGTGATATCCAAAATCTATTGAATAATGGTGTGACGTCATTTTCAACAGCTGAGATTAATTCTTGTGTGTATTGTCCCATTCGAGCTGTTACACAACAAGGAGGAACATACTATTTTACAAATGAATCAAACGTTGTCACAACAACAACTTCGCTTGCAACCGTTCTTTCGGAAATGCAGTATACATTTTCTTCAGCCACTGCACCAACGCACATGGGTACATCTACAAGTCTTACTGTTGACTGGCCAGGAAACGGTGCTTTGTTAACCGCAGAAACAAATTCACAAGGTATTTTTTACACTAATTATTATTTGCAGAATACAGGTGTTATAGACACTTTCTACTACTCACCTGTTAACTTTCAAGATCGTATACAGTTGAGGATTTCACCGTACAAAAGTCAAGGAACTGTTATCGAGACAGTGACTCTGTGGGATATGAATGCGACACAGGGACCAGATTCACTCGCATCACCTTGGCTTCAGACTCAATATACAAATGGAATTCACGCATACGTACTCGTGAGTACAAGTACAGGAAAGACATATAGCGCAGGTAATCCGGGGATGTATGGTCCGACAATTCTAACAACAGATCAACCGAGTGGTCGAAACCCAAACTATTCTATTTTTCATATTATTCCGGTAGGAGGTATTCAAAATGGATACTATCTGAAAAGTATCGGTACAAATAATAACGATCCGGGGTGGACAGGTGGGACAAACACATCGTTGTATCAACCGTATTTGAAATGGTCGACAGGTCAAACACTTCCAATACAAGGAACAGGAAGTTGGTACGCTGGTTCTCAAATTCCTTCAGGGTGGTCACCTCAGAGTGTTCAAGATTCATCGCCTTTTGTATTTGTGTTTAATGCTGTGTAAAAAAAATATGTCCGTATATTAAAATGCGACTTACGAAGACAACACAGTATATCATCGTAGGTATCATTTTGTTGATTCTTGGAGTTTTCGTCTACATGAAAATCAAAAATCGATCGACGTATTCTTATCCGCCCATGGCGTCGGAAACAGGAAGTGCCGTGACGACTTTTAACACGAGTACGACTCAGTGTGAAGTACAATACCTCACTGATCAGAATGCAAACAATCCACAGGCATCGACGAACTTTACCAACTGTATCGCGACAAGTGTAAACGCGTACATCAATGCACGGTGTCCGTATCTTCCAACAAGTCCGACGTCCGTATCTGCAATTACAAACGGAACTGGACTCGTGAATACGACGTCAAACACGTATTACGTGAACTATTTGGCGGATGTTACCGCCGTAAATGCTCCGTATTTGGCACTTGAAGCTGCAGAAACAGATCCAACTGTTTTGAGTTCTATTGCTTTAGCGCGCAATGCAGACTTGACTGGTCCTACGCGAAAGTTTTATTCTTCCCTGTGCCCGGGTTTGTATAACACATCGAATATCAGTGATACTGTTACATCGATGTATCAGGGCTGGTCGTCAACAGCAGCGACAACCGCTGCGTATGGTTTTGTCCCTGCAAATGTCACACGACCTCGAATCATTGAATGGGCAAAATATGCTGCTCAGTCTGCAACGATCTCTCTCGGTGCCGCGAATCAACTGGTAACAAACGATCCACCAACCACTCCCTTGACAACTGGGTGTACAAACTTTTCATCAAACACGGTTCCGGCATCCGTCATGACAAATGTTGATCCAAATTATCTCGTCGCTCGACAGAACGGACCTGGAACGGTAAACACGAGTGTTGTTCTGCCATGGAACACCGCGGGACAAGCTGGATGTTAAATATTCAAGGACCCTGCGAGTGTCATTGGGTTGAACACGTAGTTTGTTGTTGAAACATTCAAGTATCCCCAACACCATGGTTCTAAATCAGTCATGGCACTTCCGTTTGCAACGTCCGTGTAAAACTTGTTTATACAGTAATAACTTTTAATTTGACCAATTGTCGTATCGTCGAAATATTGCTGAAGAAGTGTCGTGTTATTCACGGCACTCGGAAGAATTTTGTCTCGATCGTACGAGAGTTGATAATACCACCCATGGTGTTGATTTCCGGGTGCGTTATAGTTTTGTGGAAACAGCGGCAAACTTGGAATCGAACCGTCCGTCCATACATTACTCCACAAGTAATTTGATGTATCAGTCGTTAAAGGACCGATGTTCGGATCATGAACATCTGTATCAGTTGAAACGATGGGATACGGTTTTAAACACCATATCACGTTCCCGTGGTTATCAGAACCCGCACGAACATATCCTCCAACATCGGTATTACAACTAAATTGTTTTGGACACGTATCAAACCACGCGGTTCCGGGTGTACACCCTCCATTACAACACGTCGATAAAAATGTACGAAGATCATCCCCTTGTCTTTGTGTTGCAAATTCTGAATTTTTTCGAAGCAAAGAAGACGGAAACGCGTCAACGGATGCATATGGTGCAGTCGGTTGTCCAGGTGGGTGAAACAATATGGGTTTTGTAACCCATCCAGATGCAAGTGAGACTGTTTTTGCCGCCTTGTTATTATTTTGATCATAGAACCAACCCCCTGTTGTGTATTCGTTTGGATCGGTTATCGGAGCACTCCGCTGATCCCAATTTACAGTATCTGTCTGTACAATTGCAAGAATTCCCGCGGCTATAGCTGAAGCGACTGCAACCATAGCCAAAGCAAGGGCGACAGGAAGATCACCCGTAGCCGCCGCATCCCCTGCAAGTTCTGCCGAAGTTTCAGCAACAGCAAGTGATGTCGCCTCTTCTGCTGCTATTTCCCCCGCTACTTCTTCTGATGCTGCTACTCCTTGTAATTGAAAAAATTGACCAAAAGAAGAGTCGACAATCCAAGATGTTCCCGGAATACCTGTTGTTGTCGTCCACGTAGGTGCTGTCGTCATGACAATTGATGCAAGTGACATGAGAAACATCAAATCATTTGATGGGTTTGAAAATTCTGCTTTTAGTCCAGGTCCCCATTCTTTATGTGTTGTTACTAGACTATCTACAAAACTTCCTCCGTCCGCGGTCGCAAAATTTAGTCCGTGTACGGCTGTACAAGTTGGTCCCCTGTATGTACACCCGTTTGACTTTATAAATGCTCGTGGTCCACCCACTCCAAAAAAGAAACTAAGCGCCATCATTGTTTCTCCTGGGAGTGCACATAACCCTGTATCAATACCATAACACGTACCGATAAGTTGACAGTACGACGGTGAGAACTGACACGTATGTGTTGTGAAATTATACGTTCCACCACTCGGTAACGTCGTCGTGTTTGTCCCCGGATCGTAGACGTATGGGTTTGTTGTGTTTTGCTCGAATGTTTGTGCGGACGTTGGATCCTGAAGAGGTGTTGCACACAAAGAAAACAACGCTGGATTTTTTATGATACACGCTCCCGTGTATCCCGCTTTTGTATACGTCGCAAACGAGTTTGCAGCAAGTGTAACAAGTACACTTGCGTTTGAATAGTCCGGTGGAGTACTCGCGTTTATGACACTAAGTTGTGCTGCGAGTGTTGTAAGTGATGCTGGCATGACACCCGTGTTTGTTAAAATGTCACTAAACGTGTGCCATTCGGCATAACTTCCACCATGTGAAACTCCAGACATGTAATCTTTGTAGTAACTTACTGCATTTTGGTTACAGTCCTGTGGGTTTGCGTAACCACACTGAAGTCGTTGTCTTCCTGGTCTGTATTTGTCAGATTTCGGATAATAATCTTTATAGACAACACCTCCGTAGTTTGAACACACAGCTGTATACGCTTCGCTGTATAAATTATCAATCAAAGTCGTTGTAAGTAAACTTGACGGTGGATTTGCTGTACATGGTGTACTCAAACTCAAATATGACACCAGAGATTGTGTTTGATCCGAGGTGACTGTTGTCCAGTTTTGTCCACACGGTGCTTGAGAGTTAAAAGCGTTTTCAAGTGCAGCGCCATAAACCGTTGTTGTGTCTCTCAACAGTTTTTCTTGTACGGCATCAATTTCGGTATGAATACGTACATTATTATAATACGTATCTCCTTGAAATTGTCCAGGGACATTCATGTCAACGGTATCAAGTGGACCATTGATGAGAGGAAACAGAGCAGGGGCGTATGGATACCCATCGTCCCGTGCGTTCGCTGCAGCATCCATCTGTGTATTTGTAATGGTTATCCCCGAGTTGTATGTTTGTAAAACTTGGAGTTGACTGTTCAAAGAATACACGATGTATTGTTGCACGTTGTCCCACGTAAGAAGAGCGGACTCGTCGGGGAATTGGTTGTAAAAACCAGCATCTGAAAACATCTGAGCAATCGTAAGTACGTCAAGTGCAGTCATACCTGCACCAAGTCCTTTTGCAAAGGTGCGTGCAACAAGTGTATCTGCTATATACCCAGCTGCTTTTCCAACGTTAGCTATTGTCTTTGCACCGACGACACACTCCGCAAAACTCTTTACTAAACGAGAAAACGTGAGTGGATTTTTTTGCATGTTTTTTGGTACTAATTTCCCACCGGCAGCTCCTGCGAGTTTTACAGATCCTATAGGTCTTCGAGTCCTTTCGTCTGGATTTACACGTTCTGTTTTGTCAGTTGTTCGTGTAAGTTGTCCGTATACCGCTTCTTCGAGAAGAAGGCTTGTTGAAGTCGGTTTTGGTAACGTAAGCCGAGATAAATCAACCGGGGGCGCCGTCTTAATTTCGATTTCTATTTTTGCACGTTCCTCACGTGCAAAAATTCCATCTTTGACTGATTTTCGTACAGGTGTTTTAGTACTCGTCACGTCATTCAAATCCGTGATGAGACTTTTACGTTCGGCACGTCCCCGTTCCTCGACGGCACCGAGCTGTTTATTGATTTCACCGATCACGTTCTTCTGAATGTCCGGGGTCGGACTAGTCAGGTCCGTCAGAAGTTTCTCACGTTCGACACGTCCTCGTTCCTCGACGGCTCCAAGCTGTTTCTTGAGTTCACCGATGGCGTTGTTCCGAATGTTCGGCGTTGGACTACTCAGGTCCTTGAGAAGTTTCTCGCGCTCGGCGCGCCCCTGTTCCTCGACGGCTCCAAGTTGTTTCTTGAGTTCAGCCACGGCGTTCTTTTGAATGTCCGGGGTCGGACTACTCAGGTCCTTGAGAAGTTTCTCGCGCTCGGCGCGCCCCTGTTCCTCGACGGCTCCAAGTTGTTTCTTGAGTTCAGCCACGGCGTTGTTCCGAATGTTTGGCGTTGGACTGCTCAGGTCCTTG